AATCACCAAGTAAATCACCAAGTAAATCACCAAGTAAATCACCAAGTAAATCACCAAGTAAATCACCAAGTAAATCACCAAGTAAATCACCAAGTAAATCACCAAGTAAATCACCAAGTAAATCACCAAGTAAATCACCAAGTAAATCACAATCAGTAGTTTCTAGAAGACAAACAAGAAAATTACAGCAGCAATCTGCAAGGTTTGATAAACTAAAACCTCGTCACAATGCAAAGGGTAAAGGTACCTAACTCAAAAACTCGACCAACTCGGCCTTCATCGCCTCTGCATCAAAATCCTCCTTTTTTTCTGGAACAATGTACTGTATTTTGGGTTTAGTAAACATATCTTTTAAATAATGAATGAGATAATTTAAGACAATGATGATAATAAATGAAAAAAGAATTGTTTTTATCATTTATCTATAAATAGTTTAAGTCTTGTGTTTTTTAACTAATCGGAAACAATTTAAACCTTTACTTAATTATATTATAAAAATGGAAAAAATACCATTTGTTATCGTGCAAAAAAATGGTGATCTTAAGGAGGGCGTTTTACCATTAGAAGAGTCTTTACTATACAAAAAATGTGGTTATAAAAATCCGGTTGGGTTTGAAAAACAAACCACTTGGAAATGCCGTATTAATGGAAAAATGACAAATGTAATTCTTTATGCAAAAATAACTGGACGAAGTGGAAGTGAAAACAAATATGACTTTCCACCACCGGTGGATAATATTCTATATTTTGGAAGTTGTTGTTTAGTTGCAAAAAACGGCGAAAAATATTCAAGTCTTACAATAGATTTATGGAAAACAATTTATGAAACATTATTTGGAGGATTTGAAGATTTAAAGAATACTGAAAAGGAGGATGAAGAGGAAGAAGACGAGTTGGTAAATGTAGACCCTTCATTGAAAACAGAGGATGGTTATCTAAAAGATGGATTTGTAGTGAGTGACGACGACTTGATCAATTATGATTCAGAATTGTCAGAAGAAGAGTATGAATAACACAAAAACATTTCTAATTTATAAATTCACCAATTTAAAGAACCCGAACATATTTCTTTAATCCCTTGTTCTTGCTTCTAGGAGCACTTGCATTTTTAATAGCTTCTTCCAAAAGATCTCCTAGCTTTTCTCCGTCCTTCGCGCGCTGAAGTCTTTCCTTTTTGCTTGGGAAAGTGCAGTGTTTTGGAGTGTGTCCCATGTTACCACACTTTGTACATTCGTTTGCCAAGAGCTCCTTGCAAACGACTACTTCGTCTTCCTTGAGATCGTGATCATAAGGCTTTCCGCTTTGTTTGCAGAACGGGCAAAACTTGGGCGGAGGTTTTGTGCAATACTTGCGTGTGTGACCAAGCTCTCCGCAATTAGGGCATTCGAGGCTTAACAAGTATTCACAAACGACAATTCCATTTTCCATAAGATCGTGATCATAATCATTGCCGGCATCTCTGCAAACTGGACAAAACTTGGGGGGATCAGCTGTGCAATACTTTGGTGTATGACCCATTTCACCACAATTGGTGCATCCAGTATTCATCAATTCCCAGCAACTTATAAGACCATTTTCCCACATATTATGGTCGGTGTGTTCTTTCCCTAAATCTCTGCAAAATGCACAAAACATCTTGGGTCGACTTGGAGCTGGACAATATCTAGGCGTATGACCAATGCAACCACATAGTTCGCAATTATGCGAAAGCAGTGTGACACATGTCACCATTCCAAACTCGTTTTTCACCGAGTGACTTGTGAAGACTTCTTCTGGTTTTCCGGCATCGAAACAAACTTTGCAGTACATCTTTTTCTTTTGTAGAATAATTACTTTTAAATTAATTTCAATTTTTTCATTTAAATTTAAATTTTTTAGGAGTTTGTGAAATATTTTACTCGAATTTCACAAACTTTGTCATTCAAAACCTAAAATCTGGTTCTTTTAATTGTTTTCTTTTTCATTGTTTTCTTTTTCATTGTTTTCTTTTTCATTGGTTTTATTGTTTTTCTTGGTTTTCTTCGTTTTTTTAATTTAGCACCATATTGCATTTGGTCTTCTAAATATACGCTAATTGGGTAATGGTCGGAAACATCTTTTATCATTGTTGATCCAATATTTTTTAATATTTGAGGATTACTATAATTCATATTTGTCAAAATAATATCCAATCTAGCATCTTTAAGAAACGTACCAGGTGTATTAACATCATGAGTTCTTGTTAATCTTCCGAATTTTTTTAGTGTTCTAGCCGTTAAATTTACAGCTTTTTTAACCAAGCTGGTTTCATGAACATGTCTGAATGATTGTGTAACCTGGTTTTCACAGATATCTGTACACACATCTTGTAACCCTAATTCACTAATCAATGTTTGCATATTTACTATATCATCCCGCCATTCTCCTTCGCAAGACTCGAGCAATTCTGGACGTAATATGTCATCTTTTAAAACTCCATATTTTCTATAATTTGTATCACCTCCTATGACAATATTGATATCTCTAGGATTGTAATATTTATTTAAATTATACAAAGAATCAGCCAACAACTTTGTAAATTGTTTAGCATGGAAATCGGGATGATACTCAGGATTAAACGCATTTAAATGGGTAACAATTACTGCAATGGGTTTTGTAGCATTCAATGGTTCCAGTATAACTAACAGATTGTCTTTATCTTTACCAGTTGTATAAAATTTTTCTGTTCTTGTTGGTGGCTCATTCATAAGTTTTATAGAAAACACAGCAGGTTTTTCTTCTAACATAGGGATTTTGAACTATCGTAAATAACTGCCACTCTATCTACAAATACAATCGCATATTTACCACCATGTTCATTGTTAAGCCCTTTTAAAAAGGCACCACCTTGTTCGTCTTCAATTCCAATATGTTTCCATTCTTGAATTAAAAATATATCGTAATCCAAGTTTTGATAGAGATCACTTGTGTAATTTTTAGATAGCATTTCAAAATCTTCAACATTCCAACAAATTACTTTAGACATATAGTATAATTTTATAAATAAATTATGCATTACCATATTTTCAGTATTAAAAATGGTAACTTTTCATTTGAACGGACAATTCTTCATGAGTATAATCTATAAATGATTTTTCGTAGTTTTTTTCAGAAATATTTAAATAATCTGGTACGGTTACTGGTATTTTATCATTGTAGTTTATTATAAAATTTTCGCGACTTAAATGAATAACCGTTTCAATTCCATTACTTGATTTTCTTATTGTGTATGGACAATATTTTAATTCTTGAATGTTATAAAAATGACATATAACATCTTTAGGAGAAATAATAATCAAATTACGCAAATCAACCAATTTACTGTTCACTGGAAATTCAATTTTTTTTACATTTAATTTACTCGATTCATCTACAACAAATTCATAGCTTTCACGTATATTTTTCTTTTCGTCGAGTATTTGTTGAATGTCATCATTTATAGTGAAGGAAATATTACGGTTTATTTTTAATTTTAATTTTTCTTCGTTTGATTTTTTTAAAAAGGCAATGTGTTTTAATCGATGATCTTCGTTACCTTTGTATATATAACTAGTTTGAAATTTTTTTAAACATTGCATAACGTCTGATAATTCTATATAATAAAACTCGATCATTAAATTATTGTGTATTTGTTTTAATATTTGCATATCTTGTCGCATATTTTGTCTTTTTTCCAATTCTTCAATAGTTTTTTCTTCCAATACTTTGAATTTTGATTCTAAACCCTCAATTCGTCTAAATTTATTTTCTTCCAATTTTGTTTCCAACCTATCAATATGTTTCATTTTATTTTTCTTCATTTTTTGCAATTCCAACTGCATTTCTTTTACTGTTTCTGTTAATTCGTCAATCTTTTTTTTCTGAGAAATAACATTTTGTTCCAAGTCATAATAAGAAGGCGTTGAAGGTAAAACAACATAATCAAAATCTATTAAATCCATTAAAATAAATGTACATATAATTTTAAATTCATTTGTATTTCTCGTTTATAATTTGTATAAAACAAATTAAAACCAAAGTATCAAGAAAAATATGATTACTTGTCAATTGTCTGGGGGGCTTGGCAATCAATTATTTCAAATATTCACAACATTAGCTTACTCAATAGAAAATAATATTTCTGTAATGTTTGAATATACAAATGAAACAACAAAGTATTTAACATTAGATGGTGAAAAAATGCGCGATACTTATTGGAATACATTTTTTGTTCATATTATTAATTTAACTACTTATTCTTTGTCTAAAAATTCAACAATTGATATTTCTTCTTTTTTTCCATATAAAGAACCTTGTTTTGAGTATACTCCTCTCCCAATAGAAATTGCTAGTCGAAATATGAAACTTGTTGGGTATTTTCAAAGTCATAAATATTTCTGTAAAAAGCAGCAATATATATTTAAATTGTTAAAATTGACACAAATGCAAACAATGGTGAAAAACATATATGATGAATTTCCGTTTTCTTTAGAAACGGCAGTTTCACTTCATTTTCGTATTGGCGATTATCAATTCTACGAAGAACATCCAGTTCTCCCATTGGAATATTATAAAAAAGCATTAAGGCGTATAAACGAAAAAAACATTCTTTATTTTTGTCAAGAAGAAGACGATTCTCTTGTAGAGATGCAGATAAATGTATTGAAAGAAGAATTTCCAGATTTTTTATTTGTAAAAGCGCCCAATACGATTACGGATTGGGAACAAATGTTATTAATGTCTTGTTGTAAACATAATATTATAGCCAATTCTACTTTTAGTTGGTGGGGAGCATATTTAAATCAATTAGAAACCAAAGTAGTATGTTGTCCTAAAAAATGGTTTGGAACAGATAAAATTATGGATATTCCGGAAAGTTGGATTAAAATATAAAAAAATTGAAAATATAAAAAAATTGAAAATATAAAAAAATTGAAAATATAAAAAAATTGAAAATTATTATTTGAAGAAATTTCACAAAAACAATGGAACTAATGAAACGAAACGTAGCGATCTCAAGAGCAATCCAGGATGGGTTTTATAATGATTTAGGAGAAGTCGAACTTTGTGAGTGTGTACTTGAAGAATTCAAAATAAAAGTCATTCCACACGAAGGTCATCATGCAGGAGTAGAATATATAATTACACTAAAATGGGAGGAAGAGTGGCCACTCGTTTTTATAGATTCTGCAATATTTGATAGAATTAAAACAAATCAATATTTACAAAACAGAGGAAAAGTAGGAAATCATAAAGGTATATGTATAAAAAATTTTAGCCGCGGTTATAGTTTTCGAAAAAATTTTACGCAGTTGTGTGACAATAAATGGGATAATTATGTTTATTATTTGATTACAGTCTTTAATAATATTCAAGATTTTGAAAAAGGCAATGGAATTAGATCTAACTACAAGGAAATATTACAAATTGATGGCGATATAACCACCAATTAGTGATTCTATTATTGTAATGAACCAGTAATATATGTCACTAGAAGACCATTGATAACCTATGTCAAAATCACCATAAATTGTTTTACTTAGAAGAGATCCAATAATAACTGACATTAATAAATGTGGAATGTTTGACAATTTATTTGGTATGAGAGCGCCCAAAAATCCACCAATAACTGTAACTATCGCTTGAGTATAATTATTTTTATTTTGAGTTAACATATAATAACAAAATTTTAAACTATTTCTGTTTTACAACTAATACTTTTAGTTGGATCACATTGTAATCCTTTATCAACACGCTTAATTAACTTATTATCTAAATTATATATATAACTTCTATCGTTCTCAAGTAATGCGCGTTTTAATGAAATCAAATTTGAAAAAGTACTTCGAGATAATCCGATAAATATTTCACTTCTGCAACATATTTCAAAATTTATAGCAGCATTTAATTCATATTCATATTCTTTTTTATAAAAATAAGATGCGTCTATATTTTTTTCTAAAAAAATAGTTTTTACCTTTTCTTGAGTTTCTCCAGTTGTAAAGAAAGTTGATTGTAGTTGAAATTCGTTCTTCATCATTTGTATCAATGATGGCACATCTTGCAAGATTTTCTCATTTGAAGGAAGAGATTTATTATATTTTACCCAGTCAGATTCTATACGTATATGAATTGCAATAGGAAAAATTGTCGAAATAAGATGTTCATACTTTTTATTTATTTTCAAAGCTTTCAATACAGCTACATTCATGCAATGATTATTCATTCTATTTTGCGATCGCTGTATTTTTAATATATTCTCACTATAACCCCAAAGAGCAATCTTATTGTCAATTATTTTATTTGAATTTTTAACAATAAGGTCATAACCTCTATATTTTCTCATACTTTTATTAAAAAAATCAATATCGTATATTTCAGAAAATAAAATTGGGGTTTTCCACCCAAAAGTTGGATCAATAATTCTACATTTGTTGCGTAATGCTATATCACACGCACTGAATAAACAAAAAAGTTTATTACATAATCCACCAGTTAACTTTACTCGAATACACACCATAGTTAACACGTTTATTTTTTATTTTTATTTTCACTAGATTTATAATGTCATATTCAGTTTGGAACGATGCTTCTATTTCATATGCTTGTATTAGGTTAATGAGTAAAACAAATTATCCGTACAACGAAGATTTGTTAACACCTCGAGAATTTATAGAAGAACGCAATTTATTAGAAGGCTACATTGAATGGAAAAAAGAAAACCAAAAAGGTTCAAGGTTTTCACCAGAAAATTTAATAAAGTTTCTGAGTTTGCTTGAAGGGGAGAAACAACCGTTACTTGATTTTTGGGAATTTATGAGAACTCAAGAAAGCATAAGACTTTCATAATTTATTTCTTTTTTTTCAACATCACTATAACCAGCTTTTTGTGTAACAGAAAGAGGGTAGATGAGATACCATTCATCTTGTTTTTGCAATTTCAACCAATATTTATCAATTGCATAATAAAAATGTTTTTTTGGATATTGTAAAAGGTTTTTTATTCCTTCACGAATATTATGAATAAGAGTTTCATAATAATGTGATTTTACAATATACCCAGTAGTTGTTTGACAATTTTCTGCTCTTATTGCATATGGCGAAACGATAGAATATGGTTTTGTAATGTTACCACCTAGCAAGAGAACATCCCATTTTTTTTGACTTTTCAAGAAACATTTTAATTGTTTTTTGAAAAACTCTGGTTTTTTGAAGCAAATGTCATCTTCGCATATAATAACTTCGGGTAAATCATTCTTTTTGGCTAGTTCTAAAATAGCCAAATGACTCAATGAACAACCTAACCTTCCATTGGAAGAGTAAACTGCATTGAATCTTTCAAAATCAAACTCAACAGATGATAATTGTTTTATAGCATTTAACTTTCGATCTTCGCGAGTAGATAAATTAATATAGTATGCTTTCATTATTAAAGTTAGTAGAATTATTCATATATTCTTTTAATTAGGATATTTTTTCAAAATAATAGACGGTATCAAAGTTTCCTTTAATTTTTCCATTTTCTTATAACATTTATTGATGGTTACTTCACTGATCTCACTAACATTTCTTATATCTTTTTTAGAAATGTCTAATTGACACAATTGGACAATAAAATAAATTACACCTGCTGCAATAGAATGTGGTGTGTTCTCTGGCATTAAATTTTGTTTTTCTATCTTTACAGAAACAAACTCACATAAACGAGTCAATTCTGCATTTATTGACAATTTACTACAATAACGTTGAATAAAAGAGTCTGGTGTCGTTTTATTAAACGTCGTTTTTTCATTCATGGTTAAATCTTTTTCTAAATCATTCAAAATAACTTGTGCTGTTTTACAACCTTTTGTAGCACAAGTTATGTCCACACCAAAAATAATGGATAATTCCTTTGCAGTTCTTGGATACTTGTTTTGTCTACAAGAAATATATACAGCTGCTAATAAAAGTCCATCTTTGTTTTCTCCGCGAAAAGTTTGCTCATATTGAGAGATTTTTTTATGATATAATATTGCATCATCAATAATAATTTTAGGTATACCAGCGTTTTGTGCAAACATTGATATTTTTTGAAATTCATCGTATTGCGCTTTTTCTTTATACGGCATTGATTGCCATTCTGTATAGCGCTTGATTTTTCGCATCTCATAAGAAATTTTATTTGAACCTAATGAAATGACTTTACAACCAAATGAGGATTCTGCCAATAAAGGGTTGATTGGCATGCCGCATCGTGTAGGATCGCTACTATGACTATCATCTGCGCCATAATATCTCCACTCTGCACTTTGATCGACACTGTCTTTATAAATAATTCCACAAGAAATTCCAGAACAAACATTGAAACCTTCGTCAGAAATGAACAAGATTGATTCACATTTATCACAATAGTCCTTGTTTTTATCTTGCACCTCTTTTCTTTTTTCTACTTCCTCTTCGATTTCTTCGTCAAATGTTTTCCACATGTCATTTATATATTTCTTTCTAAATGACATTTTATATATATAAACACCACATCTTTAATTCAATTTTAAATTCATTTTGAAATATTATTTATCTAAAATGATATATATGGGTATATCATTATCAAAAAGTGAAACAAAAATAGACGAGTCCGTTTCTGCAAAATTAGATTATATTGCAACATATTATATTTTTACAAGTAATTTTGAAAGCTTGAAACAACTTTATAAAAAAGAATACTGTGATGATTTGATAATATTAACATCGGATATAATACAAAAAAATTTGTCTTATCAAGAAGTTGAATATATGCAAGCACGTGTACTAAACGGTGAGATTGCTAATGATATGCAAACACAACCAATGGCGTTTTTTTCAAAAACGGCAGTAGAAAAAGATTACAATAAAAATATCAGCACTGAAAGAAACAAAACTAGAATGTGTATAGGAATTGCTAAATTTTACATAAAAGTTGCACATATTTTTGCAGCAATTATTACATCAGTGAATCCAATGTACACTTATATAGAAGATGGTGTTGAAAAAATGGTAGATGATAAAAAAAATATTCCGGATGGAGCAACAATAAAAACACATACTGGTAATTTGTGTCAACGACGTTTAGAAGCATTGACAAATGGGTATGAGTATGACAATAATTCTACGCAAATAAAAGTCGGACCTAATTTATGTTCATTAAAACCAGATATTTATTTGTTGGAAGAACCTGGTATTGCAGAGCTACAAGAGCTCTACTATGACAAATATGATTTTGAGAAGGGTAAATTTTATGGAATGAGTGAATCTTCGCAAAAAATGTACGAAGAAAACGTAAAATCGTTTTATAAAAAATTCGCGGTATCAGAAACTGTTCCAGAAAATATTAAAAAATTTTCAGACATTAAGATAAATAATTATGCAGAAGATTGTCAAATTGATGCATTCAAACGAACATATGAAGGATCGCCATCAGATGTTTTATTTCATAAATATTCTGAAAATATTAAAAAAATGATAGCAAATACAACAAAAAATCAAGAGGCATTAATAAATATAATCATCAATAATTTATTTGTTAATACAATAGATGCTACTACTGGTGACAAAGTGGTACGAGTGAATCCTCTTTTGACAATGGAAACATTAGATGATATTACTGTACAAACACGAACTTTGCTTACCGAATTGTATTTAACTTGTGAGGAAGATTTTAATAATGGTGTTGAAATTTTTAAAGATATTGCAGAAATGGTGAAAGTAAATAATTTACATAATGAAATTAATCAATTGGAAAATAACACTTTTAATTTGTCAGAAACTATAAACTTGGAAAGTGGAAATTCAAGTGAAATAAATCCAAGTGGAAATTCAAATGTAAATTCAAGTGAAATAAATTCAAATTCAAATGTAAATTCAAGTGAAATAAATTCAAATCCAAATGTAAATTCAAGTGAAATAAATTCAAATCCAAGTGAAATAAATTCAAATCCAAGTGAAATAAATTCAAATCCAAGTGAAATAAATTCAAATCCAAATGTAAATTCAAATCCAAATGTAAATTCAAGTGGAATCAATCCAAGTGGTATCAATTCAAGTGGAATAAATCCAAATGTAAATCCAAATGTAAATTCAAGTGTAAATCCAAATGTAAATTCAAATGAAATAAATTTAGAACCTAGATTACAACCAGATGACTCTAAACCAAAAGGAATTTTTGAAAAGGGGGGAGTATTTGGTTTCTTTTCAAAAGATGATAAGGAATCCAATATTCCGAACGAGTCACAAAATCTTGTGAAAAAAGACGACTCGAGTGGAATTTTAGGCTTGTTTAAATCAACCGAAGCTCCAGCAAAAGCCCCAGAAGCTAATGGAATTCTAGGGCTATTTAATTCACCTGCAACCCCAGATAAACCATTCGAAACTCCAGCAAAAGCCCCAGAAGCTAATGGAATTCTAGGGCTATTTAATTCACAATCAAAAGCCCCAGAAGTTAAACCAATTGAAGTTCCAAAAGCTCCAGAAGCGAATGGCCTTCTAGGTTTGTTTAAACCAACAGAGGCAAAAGCCCCAGAAGTTAAACCAATTGAAGTTCCAAAAGCTCCAGCTAATGGAATTCTAGGGCTATTTAATTCACAATCAAAAGCCCCAGAAGTTAAACCAATTGAAGTTCCAAAAGCTCCAGCAAAAGCTCCAGCGAACGGATTTCTAGGGCTTTTTGATTCACCTGCAAAAGTTGCACAAGTTAAACCAGTTGATTCGTTAAACTTAAAACAGAAATTGATTCAACCTCCAACAGAAAATGCGAATCGAGTGAAAGAAAATGTTCAAGAAAAAACGAATATGTTGAGGGTTGGTAACAATAAACCACAAATAGCAACAGTTGTGCCCCCTAAACAGGGGGTTGTAAATTATGAAAAAAACACACAACAATTGCTTGCTCAACAAGCAAAACAATATGAAGAAAAATTAAAAACTGAATTAGCGAAGCAACAAGCTAAATATAGAACTTACGACAACTCCCCAAATGAGTCTTTATTTGGTGCAGTCATGTCATCGAAAAGTTACAATACCAGTGACTATATTTTATATAAATCATCAACAGGATATTTTCTTCCAGCGAAAATAATAAATAGAAATTACAATAATAACCTAAATATACAAGTGTTGAGTGATGGCGTCACTCGTTTAGACATTCCCGTTAGTGATACCAAACCACTTAGTTTTTTGAATGGTAAAAATGTATTTTATAAAGATAGCACCGGTAGATCAGCCGTTACTTTTTTGAATTCTAATGGATCAATGTGTACAATAAGAACATTATCAAATAGAACATTGAATGTTGAGTTAAAATATATATCTTTTCCTATACCGAATGAAGTTAAATCTGTACCCGCTGTTGTACCCGCTGTTGTACCACCCGTTGTGTCAAATAATGGTGCGCCAGCCAACGCAGCAGCCAATTTAGATGCCAAATCAGACGCCCCAGCAGCCAACGCAGCAGCCAACACAGTAGCCAACACCAATTCAGAACCCAAACTAGTCGCCCCAACCAACACCAAACCAGAAACCAATTTAGGTGCCAAATCAGACGTCCCAGCAGCCAACGCAGCAGCCAACGCAGCAGCCAAACCAGAAGACAAGACAGGACCCAACGCAGCAGCCAAGACAACCAATCCAGTTGTCCAACCAAACAAACCAGAAGCCAAAGTAGTCGCCCCAGCAGTCAAAACCAACCCAGCAGCCAATTCAGACGCCAACGCAGCAGCCAACGCAGCAGCCAATTCAGACGCCAAAGCACAATTCAAAGTAATCGGACCAGGAAACAAATCAGCCAATCCAGTTGTTCAATCAAACAAATTAGAGGCCAAAGTAGAAGACAATCCAATAGTGATACAACAAAATGAAGAAGCCATCACTATTGTTAAAGGGTTAGATCAAGATGAACTTAAAGATGGCAATTTTTTAGTAACTATTAAATTTAAACCTTTAGACCAATATAATCGTATCCAAAAATTAATGGAAATTAATAACAAAGATAACAATGCAAAAACAAGATCAAATGATAAAACAATTACCTTTCCTATTAACAATTTAACCATTAGAGAGGATCTTCATGTTCCACATGTTGTTCTTTATAATAATGATAATTTTTGGATACAAGGTATTTTAACAAAAACAGATATTAATAATTATTATCATTTGGGTAAGGTTGACATTGGTAGTTTAATTGTATCAAAACGCCTGGGTGAACTTTTTTTTATTAACCCATTTAAAAGTATAGAAGCTATAGAAGCTTTGACAAACCTCGATGAGAAAGTAAATCTCGTTGAAGAAGAAAATGTTCAAGATTACACCATTGGTAATATCGGAGAAAGTGGTGCAAAGTTTAGTCAAGACGAAGAAGCTGATAAATATTTGCATTCAATTCTTATTAAGAAACAGGAAGCCATAAATACCCTAAGAGAAAACATTGAGAAAAACAACGAACAAAAAAACCAACAAGAATACCGACAAGAAGACCAATCAAACCAAGATAAAATAGCTAAACTAGAAAAAATATTTCCTTGTTATCAGCATGGTAAAGAACCATTTGAATACAAATTAAATGAATTACTTGATAATTTGTACTCTGAAATAAAGAAGCTTGGTATAGATAACGAAGATTTAAATATTGAAAGTCAAGTAAAAGGACATGCGTTGGGGGATAATTTGGGTGATTACATTACTTTTTTATTACCTATATTTAAAAAAATTTCCGACGATTTGATTCCTCTTAGGAATAATGATCATTCAAAAACTGCGCAAATTGATGAAATAATAAAGCAAATTGGGGCTATTAGAGATTTTTTAACTGAAACATTAAATTCAATTCCTATAAGTTCTTCAAGTTCTCTAGGTGGAACCAAACGTAAGCGACGTTCTAAGAAAAAAAAGTCAAGACGTCGCTAATGCTTTTTACGTGTTTTTTTTTTCGTTATTGAAAATTCTGTCCATTCTTGTGGTGGTCTATCCTCCAAATAATTTTTCATAAAGGCCCATTGTGGGTGTTTTTCGCAAAATTCAGAAACGATAAAGGGAATACCACACGAATTTCCCCACCGCAATAAAAATTTCATTTGTTTGGCTAGTTTACTTGTAATAATACATCCATCCACAGCACCTCTTGCTGCAAACGGTAGTGGTCGTGATTCTTGCGACATGAACTCACGCGGATCCAGTTCATAATGTGCACACACTGTTCTGGAACAAGGATTATTTTTGTGCAAATAAACATCATAATGATCAGCAATCATTGCTTTTGCTGTTGTTTCATCAATTCTTCCTTTGTACTCTTCCATTAATTGTGGCAGTCGTACCTTTCTTGCTCCTTGGTGTCTTCGAACATCATCGATCCCAGTATTTTTGCATTCCAAATTTCTTATACGCGGATCATACGCAGCATTCATTCCTATAAAATACCCATTAGTTTTGCGTTTTACACTTACATATTCTAGTCCCAATTCAATCATCATTATTTCATTAGTTTTAATATTTCCAAAAAACCATGCATTAGCGTAATCTCCAGCGTTCCCTTTTTGTAAAATTTCCAAATAATCGTCAAGTGAATTACCGTATTGCATACATTGTCGAATTCGACAAGAAATGGGATAATTGTTTTCTTTATATTTATAAAATCCTCCAAGAGTAGATTCTGCACCTATAATTCCGGCGCTTGTCACAAAAAAATCAGTTCCACTCCACATCCACCCAACAAATCCTTGTAATAAAATGCGGTTACCTTTAGTGGGCTGAATATCAAGCACAACGTTTGCAAATTGACCTTCAATGAATTCCGAAAAGTTGCTGTGACACAAAACAATGCCTCCGTCTTTTGTATAATCTCCACATGCGATAAATGAACTACATCTGTCCCTCGCCCCATCTTTTACTCCTGTTGCGTATGGATGAACATAATCCATTAAAGAAATCATGTTGTTCCATGCAACAATTTCATGAATATTTGTAGACGTCCCCCCAGCAATACATCCATTTGTAAATCCTGTCATTTCATCAAAAAACTCCTTGAAATCTTTTTTAATGATATCAAATAAATATTTATCACTTAAATCAATGAAATACTTCCATTCGTAGCCATAATTTGTAAGACAATTGAATTGCATCATTTCAAATACTTTTTTCATTCTTTCCGCAACACACAATCCATAATCGTATCCCCTTTGTTCTGGTTCTCCTTTGATAGATACATATATCCACCCATTCTTTTCATAACAAGTCATATATTATGGAAAGAATTAAAACATTGCATTTTGAATGATTAACAGAGCCATAAATAACATCAATATAAATGGAGCAAGAATCAGGAGCCAAGAAATACCAACATAACCAGCTTTGCAAATGAGAGAAAGTATCCAGGTCCAAAATAAAATAAAGATGATTTTAAAAACCAACATCATTATTGGATTACCTTTAATCATCATTGATCCTATTTTACATCCATTTTTACTACCTAAATTTTGCATGATACATACAAGAACTGCAATCATAGAAACAACAAAATAAATTAAAGCCGGGGGACACAGATTTGAAAATTGATGTCTAAAACTCATATAATAGAAATATAAAAAAATAATTAAAATTGAAATTTAAATATAAAAGGTATAAGTATAAAAATGATTATTCCAATCAAATGTTTTTCGTGCGGCAAAGTAATTGCAGACAAATACGATTATTATTGCAAAGAAATTAAAAAGGCAAAGCATGGGAAAGATGTTGCAGATATATATTTTTCTAAATCTAATTGTGAAAAAACAGCAGAAGGATTAATACTAGATCGACTAAATATTACAAGATTGTGTTGTAGACGCATGATGTTAACACACGTCGATATTTTATAGACTTGCAATAATCGTTATTTTATTATGATATTCTTTCATTGTATTAAAGATTCTTTCTTTAATCATTTTATAATATTTATGATCTAAATATATGTAATAATAAAGATATTTAAGGATAAATATTTGCACTGCTTTTATAAAAGAGGGTTTTAATTCCTTTATGTTATAGTTTATTAAATAATCCTTATCTTTAATGTTGTAAATAGATATTTCGAAACGTTTACATGTTTCAAAAAATAAATTTTTGCGTGGTATATTTAAAATATAATTTGTTTTGAACCCATACATTATTTTATTTTCTTTATTTGTTTCGAGTTTAAAAACTTTTATTTTTGACCTATTAATTCCTAAAAAAATAACAAGTTTATTGATTACTGTCATTGTGTCGTTTGCAAATATAGCAACATCAATGTCACTCTTATCTGGAAAGTAATCACTACGTAAAATACTTCCATAAATGTAAATTGGAATACCTAAATAATTTTGCATTTCGTGTAAAAAATTTTTGTCATCACAAAATAATTTATTTTGTAATTTTGGTATTTTCAATAATTTTTCATATTCCATATAGTTATAAAATATTTAATTGTCTAATAAATTAGACAAGAGAACGTCTTTATTTTCATTAAAAACAAATCCGGCCAGTTGTGCATTATTGTATATATTTCGCACAACTTCATTCGGGGCACATGAACCAACTTGTATCAAACCTTGTTTTTTCAATGTTTTTTTCATATCTTCGCTTGTTGTAGATTTTATTTTTTTTATAAGTTCAGACTTATCTTTTTGTGTTTTTTTGTTAGGAATGATGATTCCTAGTTCTCCATTTTTTTTTCCTAGATGATATTTTCGTTTTATAGTTTGATTCACTTGGATATTTACTATCTCGGTTTCTGGTTCCAAAACTTCTTTCACAATTTCAATCTCTTTTTCTTTCACCTTTTCATTCTCCACCTTTTCATTCTCCATCTCTTTTTCCATTTTAGCGAAAGAAATTGGTTTTATATCAGTTGAAATATCTAAGTTTAGATCAATTGGTTCTAAACAAACTGGTTTCACAACAGGTTCACACACTTTCATTGGGTTCAAATCAATCTCTATTTTATCGATTTTAGTTACAAACGGTGTAGTCAATATTTCGGGTTCTATTTTAATATCTTCATCACTAATGACAATCTTGTCATCTCCAACTCCTTGAAATTTTTCAAGTAAATCTGTAGAAAATTGTGTCTTTCCATTTATAGCTTTGTTTATTTCGCTTTCCATTATTCTTTTTGCTTCTTCTTCTTCAGAATAATTTACAGCCTTAATATGATTTGGTTGTTTTATTTTTTTCCCCAGTTTCCAATTTTTCATTGTTGGTTTAAGACCTCCTTTCATGTTACCGTATGGTTTTTCATTATCTAATTTGTAATTTATATCTATTACATCCATTCCAGTTGGTTTGAATAAAATATTTTCAATAGATTTATTGATAGATGGATGTGGATAATTATTCAATGGAGCATTAACCTTTAATGTTTCATTTTTAGGATATTTTTTCAATATAGTTGTTAAAAAATTATCTGATTCATCAAACTTGTTTGTGTTTATTTCTTGAGGTTTCGTTTTTTTTTCCTTAATTCGATTAATTAATGTTTTGTTGATTAATTTATCCGAAATAATTTTTTTTTTTTTTGTTTTTTTACGTTTAAATAATTCTGGATTAATAGTTATTATTTTACTCATAACATTTAGGAGCAAATTTTAAAATTTTTTGAAACGCGTTATTTACTCCAAAATAAAGAAAATAATGTAAGTATAGAAAACATAAAAATAAAAGGTTTCACGTAAATTGTTAATGATTTAAGGTTGTTTTTAAAAGGATAAAATATGTGAATCAACATTAATAACATTAATAGTTTAAATATAAACTCGATTTTTTTTTTCCATATAACAATAAAAGGATTAACATTATTTTCTCGCAATTGAATTGCATAAGTCAACTCAAAAATAATAAAGAGTATTTTTATAAAAAAGACAAAGATTATAGAATACAATAATGATTTTTGCATAATATTGGAATAGAAAATCAAATATAAAAAGATATATAGAAAGATTTAAAGATTTTTATTTAAAGTTATATTTATATAATTATATAAAATGGAAGATGAAAAACTAAAGGACGAGAAAAAGAGATCTCCTAAATCTTATCCTAAAATGAATATCCCAGAGGTAGTTGAAAACTTTATTTCGTCAAAAGAAACGCGAGCAAAAATTCAAAATATTGCCAATAAGATAAATAGTAGAAAGGGAAAGAAGGACCAGGTATTTAATATAGTGTACACTGTTAAACCTGATGAGTTTGAAACCGAAAGTGATGAAGACGAATACGAAGATGATGAAGATTACGAAGAGAGTGAGGAAGAGAGTGAGGAAGAGAGTGAGGAAGAAATTGACGAAGATACGAAATGGAAAGATAATGATATTTTGCAATTTTTATCTCAACATCAGTCATCAGATCCAACTAATAAAACAATTCAGACATTTATAGATATTTGCAACGAGAAGATTATTTCACAAGAAAAAATATTAAAAAAACGAACAAAAAAAATACAAGAAAAAAACACGGATGAGTTTAAAAAATTACTCAAAAATAAACAAACAAATGACGACGTTCATTTTTTTTCACAGCTTGATGTAAAAGATCAGGAATCGCATATTACAGAACTTCAAAAAATAAACGAAAATAGTATTGTAAAAAAACCTTATAAAATTTGGGTATTGGAATCAGATATTAAGCCTTCCATTAAATCAACCGCATTGAAAAAGATACATTCTCTTCATTTTATGGATCCTAGTTCAGGCGAATATCATAAATTACAACAATGGGTAGAAGGATTCATGAATATTCCATTTAATATTTACAAAACGCTCGGGATTTCGTTAATGGATGGTCAAGAAAAATGTGCAGAATTTATGGAAAAATCTCGAAATATACTCGATGATTGTGTTTATGGATTAAATGATGCAAAGGTGCAAATTATGCAAATGTTGGCCCAGTTCATTTCTAACCCAAACTCTATTGGAAATGCAATTGCTCTTCATGGTCCTATGGGAACCGGTAAAACAACATTGGTAAAGGAAGGGATTAGTAAAATTTTTAATCGTCCATTTGCATTTATTGGTCTGGGTGGGGCAAGTGATGGCAGTTTTATTGAAGGACATTCGTTCACATATGAAGGAAGTAATTGGGGGAAAATTGTACAAACATTAATTCATTCAAAATGTATGAACCCTATTATTTTTTTTGACGAATTAGACAAAATAAGCGAAACTCCAAAAGGAGATGAAATTGTGGGTATATTAACGCATTTGACAGATACTACACAAAATACTCAGTTTCACGACAAATTTTTTAATGAAATTGATTTTGATATGAGCAAGTGTCTTTTTATTTTTAGCTATAATGACGAATCTAAAATTAATCCTATTCTACGAGATAGAATGTATTGTATAAAAACAAAGGGATATTCAAAAAAGGATAAGATTACGATTGTAAAAAATCATCTTTATCCGAAATTGTGTGAACAAGTATCTCTTACGCCAGATGATATTTTGATTGATGATTCGGTTTTAGATTATATAATAGAATCAAAATGTGCTAAAGAAGAGGGTGTTCGAAATTTGAAACGATGTGTGGAAACCATTCTTACGAAAATCAATCTTTATCGTTTAATGACTCCAGGAACGCAATTGTTTGACGAAAAAACAATCAAAATCGACCTTCCTTTTACGGTTACTCGAGAATTTGTAACAAAAGTTTTGCCTTCAAAGGAAGATGTATTCAGAGGATTGTATGTTTAATTTAAAAAGAAACAATTTTTGGGCTTTACTTGTTTATGAATATAATTATAAAAGTAATACCCACAAGATATTGTTTCTATCGGGCTTGACTTTATTTTCAAATTTTCAGAAATAATAATATTATCACCTAATTCTTCTACACATAGATAGGCAAAATTTTCATTTTTCATTAAATAAGACAAAGAACATTTAAACAAGTCTACAAAATCCTTCCCTTTTAAAGAAGCATATAATATTAATATTTCCTTGTTTTCAAAAATAGTACAGCTTTTACGAAAAAAGTAGCAAGATACAACATTGTCGTTTTCAAGACACATATAGATAATTACGTTGTTTGTTCGTACAAGTTCTTGTAAATTTGCAATATCATTGTGAACAAACATTTCACACGTGTGTTTTTGAATAAAATCATATAATATATGAATTGTCAATGGAGTAACTTTGAGTATTTTGTATTTTGGGGGGTGATGAGCTTCTATCCAAAATTTCATTGAGAAGACAACGCAGTTAAATCGAACCAAAGGAACGATATATGGTACCGTTCCTTCGCGCCGAAAAAGAGAAACTTGATGTTTTGAATTATGTGATTGATGATAATCGTGTGTTTGAATAAGTTGCGAAGCAAGCCCCTTTTTACGCTCTTCTTTGTCTATACATAAAAAATCTACATAATAAACAGTTTTTGAAGGATTTTTTATGTAAAGGGGTCTAGATGTTAACATACCAATAATTTTTTTATTGGTTGTATTAAAAGTGTGAACAGTGTCATAGTAAAGTGATACAAACGATGGAAAATTGTGACTCTTAAAATATGGTTCAATTTCATTTACACTCGGAGAATACGTGTTTGATTTGTTTTTCAAAAAATGCTCACAAACAAATTTGGTTATATCCTCCCAACTCACTTTATCAGAGGTCGAAAACTGTATTTCAGAATTATAATATTTATTTTTTTCTGGTAAATCTTTGCGAATTTCACGTTGACGTCCCCCCCAACAAAAAATATTGAATCGATGATAAACTGGTTGAATAAACCAAAAGGGGTGTTTCCATTTTAAATAAATGTAAAAACATACAAAACACAAAATAACTATAATTATAACAGCAAACATTTTATATACATGTAAAATCTTTCATAATACAAAACGAAATGTTAATTTGTATAAAATTAAATATTTCATTATTTATATGAACAGTCCAAAGAAAACCCGAAAACGTTCAAAATCGAAATCAAAATCAAAATCAAAATCACCTAATATAGAAGAGCTTCGTGAAGCCATATTACCAGTAAAATCACTAGAAAATTCGAGAACATTCAACAACGAAATTAGAGGTCAAAACTTTTCAAATCGTTTAGTAAGAGGAGTTGAAAATCCTCATCTCAAGGAGATGATAGATGCTGTGGAATCTCCTTCCAAATTATCTCCATACTTGGGAGAAGAAGAAGTAAAAAGTTTTACTCGCGAAATGCCTGAAAAAAGAATGCGATATGAATCTCGAAGTGTCGTTCCAAAAATTCGAGGAATTACTCTTTTATGTTTTTGTCATGGAGCTATACCAATGCGTATAGGTTTTGTAAAGTTAACTAAATCTTACAACGACTTAAAATATATGGATAATTTTGTTTGTACAAAAGATGAAAGAGATGATGATACAAAACATTCGTGTCGGTTTAAAGATGGTAAAAAATTTTTTGATTTTTCTTATAATACTGTAAAATTTGAAGGACGTTTTACAAACGCCGGATCATGTTTAGGGTTAAAAGTTGCAGCTACAAGTCAAGAGCCATTCGATGCTCAAAATCGCGTTTATTCTGAAAAAGAAAGATTAATCAGAGGAGATGCTCCACTTAGAGCTGATATAGTACCGCGTGTTTTATATGACAATGTTCGCGAATTATGCAGGTCATCTGAATATAAAAATATGGATTTTTCCACAACTACTGAATTCACTGGTGATGACACTGGTTGTGTCAATTTATTTATCCATGATAATGATAGTACAAAAAGTTTATTAAACAAAGAGTATACATCTTATTCAAATGAAACAGTCTTAACAAACGGTTCCGAATCAGAACTAGATGTGTACAAGTTTGTAATGTTGCTAGCATTAGAAGTGGATGGTTCTATTGTTGTACACAAAACCATTCTCTTAGGAACAGGTGTTGAAGAGAGTTTAATTGAGTTGGCAGAAATATTAGGAGATAGAACAATCTGTGACGAATACTTGAGCTCTATGATTATCAGGGAAAAATCTGGTATAATCTCTTATAGTTCAAACACAAAAAACATTATTAAATTTATTAATGCAATAAAAGACGAAGATACTAAATTAAATTTTTATGACAAATCTTGCAATATAATTTTTGATTCACAAACCAAACCTGCAAAGAAAAAGCAAATTGAGCCTCATGATGAAAATTTGCTTTTACGAACAATAAATTATTATTTGAATTACAGTCAATATCTTACGGGCGAAGGACTTTTTGGATAAAAAAAAATATATTTATATTATAATGCCGCTTATTTTAGGAGAACATATAATAAATTACATCAATGGTCCTAGTTCAATGGTAGTGTTGAAACCAAAAGACCGTGGTAATACATTTCTACTTTTTGGAGAATTTCACTATGAAGAATTTTATTCTGAATGTGAATATGAAAATTGCGTTGAGTTGCAAACTGAATTTATACAAAAATTAAATGACTTTGCAAAAGATCATCCAACTGATTTTTTCCTTGAACACTATTTCAAATATGAAGATAATGCTCTTATGGATGTAGAAAACATTGATGAACTTGATACTAAAAAACAATCACAATTTTTTTGGGGTCTAACTCAAAAAATTCGTGATTACAAAGCGAATCCAACAGAAGAAAAAAATATGAAATATAAATTACTAAGAAAAAAATATGACAATGTATATAACTTGGCAACAGAAAGTAATATGACTCAAATGGATCTTTTATATAGACCTTGTTTTTTTCAAAAAATTAAATCACTACAAAATTGTCCATATAAAAATATACGATGGCAATATGCTGATATTAGACAAAGCTGTCATTATCGATCAAGTTGTGGTATAAGAGATTTTGATTTTTTAACTACTTCGCACGTTATACATGATGTTTTAACCGCATTTATACTCTATTTTTCTAAACCAGAGTTTGATGAAATGGATATAGACCATATATTTTCTGATGTTGACAAAATAATATTTGGATTTGAACAAGTTCTGTTGTTATTGAAAGATACTCGTCAATTTGTTATTGAATTTCTAGAATTTCCCTTTTTAAAAAAAGAATATGACAAAGTAGATAAGAATCTTTTTACAGTTGATTCATTTGTTGCATTATTTGACAACTATTTACAAAACTATGGAATTGATGAGAATAAAAAAGTAATTGTTATACATTTAATTGAACTATTACATGAGTGGTATACTATTTACAAGTTGAAACGTACTTTCTCGTCAAAATCTGAAGAATATAAATCATTAAAAGCAAAAATTGAAGAATTAAAAAAAACTATAAAGGTTATTTTTGATTCGGCATCAATTAGAAGAAAAGAAACAATGATTCCTTTAAATATTTTACATTTTTTATTGTTTTCATTTTATGTGGATATATATTTTATATTACGGTCATATAATACCTCAAAACTAACAGTAGGATATTTTGGAGATGCACATGTAACTTCGATAAAAGAATATTTTGTAAATATCATACGGACACACACACTTGAATTTAGTCTGCATCAAAATACAACAGAAGGTCATGTTAATACACCTATTTATATAGGTAATGTAATTAACATAAATGACATTCTTGAAAATACAAGCAAATCAAAAAGCAAAACAAAAAGCAAAACAAAAAGCAAAACAAAAAGCAAAACAAAACGACCAAATAGTAACCCAGAACGTATAATAAAAAGATTATTACGAAAAACAAAAAGTATTTAGTTGGCCCATTCTACTAATTTACCAAATTCAATAACTAACTCATAACCACATCCCTCTCTGTTTTTCGAAGAATAGTACCGATTTGGTTTGAACCCAACAGCTTCCCAAAAGCCGTTACTTGCGTCAGTATCCACATAAATGAGCGTTTCGGGTGAAAAATTCAATTTTTTGCATAGCAATGATACCATTAGTCTTGCTAAACCTTTTCCTTGATATTCGCCAGTATTAATTGAAACTGAATAAGGGTTTTCATGCATGGTGAAATAAGCAATTTCTTCCTCGTCGCAGTGAACCGAAACAGTATTTAAGTTGCTCATTTTTATGATACAATGTAATCTAAATTGAAGTCAATTTAAAATTTTATCAATACAATAAACGATAAAAATTGAAGGCACTTAGGATATTTATTTGTCCTTTATTGTTGAATACAAATAGTAAAGATTTAAATTTTTATCAAATTCAGGAAAGTTACATTTGTAAGTTAATTTAAATAAAGGTATTATTTTATTATCTATATTTTTTTTGGTACAATCATCCAAGTTACTAAATAATCCTTTTTCTTGTAAATAATGTGGACCTAATCCATTTGCATTTAATTTTGGAACATTATCCCAGATTTCTTTAAATTTACTATCATTATTATAACAATTTTCAAATTGGTAGTGAAACCAAAAATAAGTATGTGGTTTTTTGTTTATTTCTATATATTGCAAGATTTTATTAAACCATAAATCAATAATATAATTTTCTTTTTCGGCATATATAAACCAACTACTTAATAATCTATCTGGTCCTGGTTTATTAAAAGCAAAAAAACCTTCTTTAGTAAAATTTAATAACCAATCATCGAGTTGTTTGTTACAAAATGTTGTTGCATCAACCCACAACCCTCCATATTTTTTCAATAATAAAATACGAATAATATCTGATAAGGCAGTATAGTCATATGTAAAAGATTTATCTATGAATTCTTCTAAATTTATATAATCATTTAAATTTTTATTATCAATCAAAATTATCTTCCATGAAGGATTATAATGTTTCCATGATTTAACACACTGTTTAATAATATCTGGAGAGTCATCAAAACCTTGTAACCACAATATATATATTATTTTATTCATATATACATATATGAAAAAAATAATAGTATGCTGGTATGGATCATTTAGTAATAATGGAACAATTGGAGATTTACTTGCTGTTGAAACACTAACAAATTATTTATCAAATTTTTATAAATTTGATCATTTAACTTATTGTAATAATTTCAAAAATATTAAAGGAACAAATGTTTATCAAAATTGTGACTATAAATCATATGATATATTTATATTTTGTTGTGGCCCAATAATAAAAAGTCATTTAAACTTTAATAACTTAATAAATAAATTTAATCATTGTTATAAAATAGGAATAAGTGTAAGTTTATTTGATAAAAAACATTTTAATTATTTGAATCCATTTGATTATGTTATTTCTAGAGAAGGTGAAGAAAATATGTATGAGGATTTAGCAATATTATCAACAAATAAAATAGCTTCTTTGACACCAAGTACAAGTAAACAAATTACAATTGGTTTAGTATTAAGAGGACACCAATGCGAATATGGAGAAAAGAATTGTCTTAGTAGAGAAGTAAATTATTTGATAACCGAACTTCAAAAAAAATACACAAATATTTTATTCATAGATAATCATCTATATGCATCTAATATGTCACCAGATGAAATTTTAAATGAATATTCAAAATGTGATTTTATTATTACAACAAGGTTCCATGGGTGTATAATTGCGATTGGAAATAATATTCCATTTATAGGTATAGACCAAATTCTGAATGGAGCAAAATTACAAAATCTAATATCAAAAAATGATTACGAATATATTTTTAATATTAGAGAATTAAATATAGAAATTATTAATGAAAAAATTGAGGAAATCTTAAATAATAAAATATTATACAACGAAAAATTGCTAAATATAAAAAATAAAAAAATAAATGACGCAAATAATAGTTTGAGTTTATTAAAATATAATTTAGATAAAATTTTGTATTAATTTTTAAATTATTTTTAACATATATGGGCGTTTAAATGTTCAAAAGATATATTTACTTAAATATAATAACTTAATATCATTTTAACAAATATAATAAAAATGCTCTTGAGTATAGATATTGGTATCAAAAATTTATCGTATTGTGTTTTTGAAAACAAAGAAATTATTGATTGGGGAATTATTGATTTGTCAGACTCTGAAAAATGTTCTTGTGGAAACATCTCAACCTTTATTGGCACCGAACCATATTGTACAAAACACAAACCCAAGAAATCATATATTCTTACAAAACCAATTGAAAAAATGAAATTAATCGATTTCAAAAAAAACAAATTGTTTCAAAAATGCAATAGTCTAGAAGAATGTGTTTCTATCACCGAAAATCTTTCATTGCTGAGAAACAATAAAAAAAACGCATCGACGATAGATTTAATTCAAGTCAGTCGTAATATTCAAAAACAATTTGATATCAAATGGAAAGATACACTATTTGATGTAGTAATTATAGAAAACCAAATTAGTCCACTTGCAAGTCGAATGAAAACCATTCAAGGAATGGTTACACAGTATTTTGTAAAAACTGTTCCGTGGATTCAATACATAAGTTCTTCTAATAAATTAAAACATGTAAAAACCAAAATGACTTATCAAGAAAGAAAGAAAGAAGGTATAAAACAATGTGAAGAAGGGCTTACAGAAAAATGGCGCGATTTTTTTTCTAAAACTGACAAAAAGGATGATTTAGCAGATTGCTATTTACAAGGAATTTGGTTTATTGCGAATAAATTAGAAAATATAAAATAACATATTTTTATGGGAAATTATAATTCTAGCGAAGAGCCGATTGAACCAGAAAGTACAGTAAAAAAAACTGTAAAAAGAAGGAAAAGGACGAGCGGTAAAAGTTTAAAAAATAAAAAAAAAACATATTTTAATGATAATTTTACTGAGAGGCCATATTCGGAATTCATTTGACGATAGTCGCCTTTATCACTTTATAAAACAATTATCATTTGTAGAACCTATAAAAATATATATTCATACATGGAATGTAAAACAATCAAATGTTAGTTGGAGAGATATAAAAGTAAACAATACTAAAATAACAGAAGAATTTATCAAAACGTATTTCAATGATTTGAAAGATTCGATATCAAAAATAATAATAGATAACGATAAAAATAATAAATTAGTGGGACAATTGAGAGGAAATGTTTCATTGAGCGTTGCTCCAAAAATAGGATGGAAAAATATGTGGTATGGAAAAAAAAGAATAATTGATGAAATAGGAAAACATGAATTAATAAACGAAAGAATTATTAATTTACGGTTTGATATTTTTTCCAATTCAAACCCTTTTAATATGAATATTTCATTAAATTTTATAAAGACAAACACTAATATTGGTAAAAAAAATATTTTTCTTTTTAACAGAGAAAAGTGTGGTATAGACAATATTTACATAGGAAATTTTAATACAATGTTTAACTTGATATATCATTTTCATTATAATTTGGATTACATATTGACAACTAATTTTGTTTACAATCAAGAATTTCTTGTTTTTAGAGAAAACCATAAAATGAGAATTTAATTATTCGTACTACTTAAAATTAAGTTTTCTTAATTACTATAAATGAATATCATTGAATTAAGCGAACCGAAATCTGTTAATTTTGGCGGAGGAATCGAATTATTAATGAATGATAAAAAAACAGATATAAAACTTGATGAGATAACAAATCTTGAACAAGAGTTGAATGACCTTGTTTTTGATTCAAACATTGAAACGAGTTCTTTCAGCCTTTCTGACAAACCATTAGAGTTTTTTCCTTCGTTTGACGAGCCAAAAACAGAAATAAAGGAATTGAAACCAGAATTTAAAAACGATGTAATCAAATTAGGCGAGTCAACGTCGCAATCGGCCGAAACAAAGACATGGGATGGTTTTAATAAATTCAACGAAATACCCGTACAAGAAAAGGAACCAATGACAAAGGAAGAATTGTTACGAGAAAAACTTAAAATTCTTAGAAAATTAGAAGCACTCGAATCAAAAGGTGTGAATATTTCAAAAAAATACAGCATGGAGTCATCATTGTTGGAGATGCAAGGTGAGTATGAACTTATTATGGAAGAAAAAAATAAACAAAATTCAATAAAGTTTCAAGGGAATATGTTAATGGCTTTTATAAACGGGCTTGAATTTTTGAATAATAAATTTGATCCGTTTGACGTAAAATTGGAAGGTTGGGGAGAGCAAATTAATGAAAATATAAACGATTATGACGAAATTTTTTCAGAACTTCATGAAAAGTATAAATCAAAGGCTAAAATTGCACCCGAAGTCAAATTACTTTTTCAGTTGGCTGGAAGTGGAATAATGATTCACATGACAAATAGTATGTTTAAAACAGCCATTCCGGGGATGGATGACATATTAAGACAAAACCCAGATTTAATGAAATCTTTTCAAAATGCTGCAGTTAATTCGATGGGAAATAATCCAGGTTTTTCCGGATTTATGAATGGGTTGATGAATCCCACATCATCTTCAACATATGATGTAGGTGGTCCACCACCACCTTTAGCGACTCAAGGACCGAATGCGATACCACCTCCTCAACGTCAAGTTAATTCTAAACCAACTATGCAACCATCCTATAAAAATACTATGAGTATGGCGTTGGATTCTGAATTTAGACCAGATATGAGAGGACCTACAGATATTAATGATTTGTTATCTGGGTTGAAAACAAAAACAATTGACATTCATCAATCAAACAGTACAATTAGTTTGAGTGATTTGAAAGATTTGGATAACGATCAACTCCCCAAAAAAAGTAAACGTCGTAAATCTGATAAGAATGTAATCGATCTCAACTAAATAAACGACTATATGTTTCATGCTGATTTTCAATTAATTTCTTTTTTTTTGATTTTTCCAATACACTGATAGCTTTATTCAACTCTTCATCAGATATTTCTGCTTCAGTTTCTACACATTTATATTTTAAAGGTAAGCAACACAATTTACTTTCAAAATTTAACAAATAATCAAATATACAGATAAATGCTACTGTTAATAAGAGAGCGATAAAGACATCGCGAGTTCCCATCCACGCAATTGCAAATATAATCAAATCTCTTGGAACAACTGATTTTAAAAAGTTTTCAGTAGTTTTATTTAAACTAATTGGAATAATTCTGCTTCCAATATTCAATATGATAATTAAGACACCAGCAAAAATTTTACTTTTATCTAAATGTTCACTAATTAATTTCAAAGTTTTGATCATATATTTAAAAATTATAATATATATTTTTTGAATAAGGTGTCACATTTTTTGAAGGTTTGGTAGAAAATGATGGAATTGATTTTGATGATTTTGGTCTTAGTTTTTCACTTTCTTTAACAACATTTACACCAACCTTTTTGGATTTCTTGTATACATTATCCGACTTGTAATTTTTATATAAAAAATTATTATTCAATACGTCTGAAACATTAATTCTATCCATTTGATCAAAATTTTCTGTATTACGAGGCTTGTTAAATTTTGAAAAATACATAATAACCATCAAAAAAATAAAGGATAGCCATACACTTATTATAGCGATAGAGATTAACAATAATACAATGACAAACCGTCCGGGTTTACTATTGTAAAATTTGTCAAAAAATGTTTGATCAAAGAATAAAATTATCAATAATATCAAAACAATTAGTGTCAAATTAAAATAATCCATTATTATTTATCAATAAATAAATTTTACATGTGGAAATAATTATCTTATTTTTTAATAGAGAATGTCTTTAGCAATGTATGCTTCGCCGTATGATTCAGATGAAATTGAACCAAAAAAAATAGCACGGGCAAAAACACAGAAAAATGTTTCGGAAAAGGTAAATGATGCACTACAATCAATGAACGAAGATACCTTGTCCGAATTTGTTGACATAAAGGAAGATGCTACATTGGAAGAAATCAAACAACATAACCACCCACGATCAATCACTAATTATCATAAACATTTGATTCCTTCTAACGAAATTGAAAAAGAACTTCCTAGAGAAAAGGATATTTTAATGGAAAAAATAAATTATATTATTGGTTTATTAGAGAATCAGCAAGATGAAAAAACAAATAATATAATGGAAGATCTTCTCATTTACACGTTATTAGGTTGTTTTATTATTTTTGTTATAGATAAATTTGTAAGTGTTGGAAAATATGTGAGAGATTAGATTGTTATAGATGGACAAACAATTGGATCCTTTTTCAAAAAGGATTGTTTAAGATCGCTTGGATATTGGCTATTATAAGAATATCCTCTTTTATTTACATTAAAAACTTGAGGCGTGTCCACTATTGCATTTTTAGTGTTTTGATTAATAATTAAATCAGAATTTGTTTGTAAATAAGTCCGATGTTTCCATGATGTTGTCAATTGATCATTTTGATTAATTCTTTTATTTTTTTTACACTCCCAATCACAATTGATTTTGCCAGTTGGATAATGTATAGGAGAAGTATAATCGATCCAACTCATAAAGTATAAAAATAAAATATTTTTGAATTTATATTGAATATTTTCAATATAAATGCCTTTTATTGAGAAAAGAAGCTTTCCAAATTCTTCAAGAAATAAAAACTGAAAAATGTAAAGATAGGTGTCGAAGTGTTTGACTACGTATGCATTAAAGACAAAAACAAATCCATTGAACTTGACAAAAGTAAAAAAATGGCGAAAAAATATTTTTCAAAAGCTAAAAATAAAATATGTTGTTACTCAAGTAAGCTTAACAAATCCTTTTTTTTCAATTTATTCGCTTCTGATGGCGTTTTCAATTTTTTTGAAACAACCGCTTGAATAAGCTGTTGTATATTCATTTTTTTAATTGTTTTAAGTTCCATATCGTCGGGTGAAACTATATCTTTAACTTCCGAAACTAAAAATTCACTTTCGGGCAAGACAGATTCGATCAAGTCGCTTTTGATCAAGTCGCTTTCGATCAAGTCACTTTCGTTCAGTTCAGACAATTCAAATTCTTTAAAATCCGATTCTGTCATTGTTATTTTGTCACCCTTTACAAGATCTATTTCTCCTAAATTGATAGATTCGTCTGAATCAGAATCGTCAGAATCAGAATCGTCTGAATCGTCAGAATCAGAATCGTCTGAAATTTCGTCCTTTAGTTCACATATTTGAGGTTCAATTTTTTTTTCAGGTTCCTTTAAAGCAGTAATTTCATTTGCCATAGTGGTTACTAAACTCAACAATGATGATATTTTATGATTTTGCTCCTTTATTTTTTGCATGATCAATATATAAAGCATACTAATTAAACCAACAATAAGTAGTAATTTAATGAAATTAACTAAACCAGAATCAAAGAAGGACATTTAATAATATGTGGTATTATTTATTTTTTACCCAAACGAATTAATATATTATTCAATATTTCTTCTGGAAAATTCATGTCATTTAAAATTTTTATCCCACCCTTTACTTTAGATATACCAGGAATTAAATTATATGTATAAGTAATTTTTGAATCCTTTTCTATCGTTTCCATTTTATAATTATTCATATCTTTTAACAATGTGCATAATTCTGTATAATGAGTTGTTAATAAACAATCCGCTCTTTTATTCAAATAATTCATAAAAGCATTTGCACTTAATACGGCTTCTTCCGGATTCGTACCAGAATAGAGTTCGTCAAAAATACAAAAATGTTGTCCGTTGTTTTCTTTTATACAATCTAATATTTCTTTGCATCTTCTAGCTTCTGCTTGAAATAAACTGTCCCTACCAGATGTATCCGGAATATTTAAATAACAGTGAAGATAATTATATAGCTTTATCTGAGCAGATTCATAACAACCATAACCAAACTGTTGTGATAAAATTATGTTTATCAGGGTGGCCTTTAGAATTGTTGTTTTTCCAGAAGCATTTGGTCCAGTAATAATGATATTTTTAGAAATACTTATATCATTCTTTATACCAGAAAGAAGTGCAGGGTAAACCATTTTTTTAATATTTGTAGTCTTTGCAAATTTACATTTCGTAATACCATTTCCAATGCGAGTTGAAAAACTTTCTATATTATTCAAAAATCCTATACATTCAAATGAAAATAGAATAGATGATTCATATTCTTTATTATTGTATAATTGATAAAACTGATTCATAACTGAGCCTATTTGCTGAAGTTTTAATAACCTTAAATTTAAAGGGCTAACAGTTTTTAACTTGAACAAAATAATTTCTAATTTAGTACACTGATTCATCATGTCATTATAAAATCCAATATAGGATTTATAAGTAATAATAATATTTCCAAACATTTTCATTTTCTCTGTTACTACTTCTAAATAATCACGCATTAAAAATAGGAATTCGTGGATTTTTTTAATATTTTCCACAAAACGAATGCAAAACATTGTATTTTGATAAATAGTGAACAAGTAAAATAAAAGGCTAAATACTGTATACATTTTTTTATTCATATCTGTTTCATTAAAGCACGTTAATGCATTGGTCAATGCGTGGTTTTTTAACGTGTATTTTAAAATATCAAAATATTCCTTACAGTTAAGTGTAGAACCTTTTAACTTGATGATAATAAAAGGTATTAGTAGACCGAAAATAGGAATAGAAAGTGAAAGAATAGGAGAAAGTAAAGTATATATAGTTATAATTTGCAAAGTTGAATCATTATTGTTTAAAAATTCTAAGGCACTCCAGGAACAATAGTTGTAAACATCTTTGAAATTTGTTGTATTTTTTATTTCATTCCATTTAGAGTATACAGTGTCTAAATTCAAATCACTGTGTTTTGATTTGTAGAGTTTAATCACCTTTTGTGTTTCTTTGAGATAATTCTTATCGTAACTATACAAATGAGTCATCTTTATCAATGCATTTTTAGTTATTGCATTATCTGATTTGAACAATTGACCAAAAATAGATTTTTCGTCAAACACGTCTGCAGTTTCGTTTAATTTTAGCAATTCTAAATCATCGACAATATGTGTTGCCAAAATCATATGTTTATTATATTCAATAGGAAGTTTAAACATAACATTTTGTTAGAAATATCTTCATTATATTATACGAATTTCTTTAGATAATATAATGAAGATTTTGCCATTTATCATTTTAGTGTACATTTATCTCGCGTATAATTATTTAGCTAATCTGACATCATGTAAATGTGTAGAAAGCAAGTACGTAGAAAAGGTAAAAACAGCAGAAGGCTTTATGCTATCAGTTATTTTATTATGGATTTTTTTAAAATTAATGCATCGTCGTAATCCTATTTTTTCAAAGTTACTAAGTATTATTTTATTTTTGACTTATCTTTATTTTTGTTATTATGTTTACCAGATGAATAAAACTACCAAGGAAAATTGTCAATGTGCTATGAAATGGCAAAGCTGGTTAGTAAACATTCAATACATACTACTACTTTTTGAAATAATTTTAGTTTTGATAAGTAGTTTACTTTAAACTTTCATCAAAGTGTATAGGCAATTCTTCCATTTGTTTATCATAATGCGCTTCGATCATTTTGACATACTGAACATCATATTTTGTAATAAAATTAATACCTATACCCTTTCGCCCCCATCTACCTGATCTTCCTATTCTATGTAAATAAATATCTGGATCTTTTGGCAAATCAAAATTAATTACAATACTTACTTGTTGTATATCTATACCTCGTGCAGTAATATTTGAAGATATTAAAACTCTAAATTTACCAGCTTTAAATTCATTGAATGTAGTACTACGCGCGTACTTATCCATGTTACTGTGTATACAACATATTGGATATCCTTCTGCCTTCATTGCTTCTCCCAATTCAGCAACTCTTTCTACGCTATTACAATAAATAATTGTCTGACATACATCAAACTTACCAAACAAATCTTTTAATACTAAAAACTTTTCTTTGTCGTCGAGCACAGTTACATAATATTGAGATATACCGTCCAAAACTAATTTTTCTGGTTCTAAAATTATTTTTATAGGGTCTTTCAAAATAGATGAAGTTGTTATATGTGATGATATAGTTGCACTAAATAACGCAATCTGAATATCTTTATTAAGTTTACTAATGATATCCAATACTTGGTCTTTAAACCCAAAAGAAAATAACTCATCTGCTTCGTCAAGAACAATTATTTTTATATGAGAAGGTTGTATAACACGCTTATGGAGCATTTCGGCAATTCTACCAGGAGTTCCAACTACAAAATGCGGTGGTGTGGTTTTTAAATCATTAATATTAACAATTGTTCCACCAATAAGAGATTTTATATTTATATTCATCATATTCGATAGTTCAATTGCAACATCTGTTGTTTGTAACGCCAATTCTCTCGTTGGACTTAAAATAATTGCTTGTGTTTTTGACACTTGGGGATCTATTCTAGCGAGAGTTCCTATAACAAATGCACCCGTTTTCCCCGTCCCAGATTGTGCTTGTGCCAAAATATCTTTTCCGTTAATCAAATGTCCGCACGACAATGACTGAATTGCACTGGGCTTTTCAAAACCATATGCATATATACCACGTAATAAATTACTACTCAAATTCATATCATCCCAAGTTAACTCCATTGTAATTAACTAATTACAATATTTATATTAATTTAAATTAATATAAATATTAATATTGGGTTTGTATTAATGTATACACTGTCTTTTTTTAAACAATTTGGGTCGAATGAACCATTTGAAATAAACAAATTGATTATTAATAACTTGATTACTATAACAAAAAAAATGAATATCCCAGTAAAATTTACAGAGGATGTCCCGATTGTTTATCACTTTAATAAGATATCATTTGTTCAAAATATAAGTACAAAGATTCTTACAGATAACGAGAAAAACGAAATACAAATAAAAAGTTTTCTGAACAAAGTAACAAATGAAAACATTGAAGAAATGGCAAATAACATATTTCAAATAATGTGCACTGAATCATTTAGTATAATATTTGACATTTCGTGTAAAAATAAATTTTTTTCGAGTACTTTTTCAAAATTAATAATAATTTTATGCGAGAATTTAGAATTTAAAAAATATCTTTTATCTCGTTTTGAAAAAATAAATACACTCTTTGACGATATTCAATACGTAAGTGATGAATATATTAACAATAAAAAATTGGATGAACGAGAATCAATGTCTTGTTTTTATACAAATTTATACATTCAAGGTCTTATACCAAGAGAATCTATTGAATCATTTGTTTCTTGTTTACTAGTAAAAGTAGAAAATTATTTGAATGAGGAAATAAAAAAACAAGAATTGGAGGAATTATTAAGTATAGTTTATTTAATTTTATCAATGACATTAGTGAACATTGATAAAAATATTATTGAAAAAATAGGCAAATCAACAAATAAGACATTTAAAGGTATAACAAACAAAAGTATTTTTAAATGCATGGACATTATGGAATTGAATTAAATATAATTATATATAAATGGTGGTTTCACGCATTAATAATAAAATTTCTTATGATGAATCACAAGAAATACACGTTTCTGATATGAATTGTAAAGGTGAATTATTAAAAACAAAAGTACATGATATTTTAGTAGGAATAACAGTTGGAAAACGCAATGACATTTATATAAAAGATGGAATTGTATTTTTTCCAATTTATTTGTATAAAAACAACAACAAATGTATTCAAATAGGTGTTTACGAGATAGAAAAAAATAAACGTATTGATTTCCAGTCCAAGGTACCATTGATTTTTGATAAAATAACACCAAATTTTTTGAAAAAAAATAGATTTATTTTTTCACAGAGAAATACTTTAATGAAAATGGATACCACTTTTTCAGAAGAAAATGTCATTCAAGACTACAGAATTCCATATTTTTCATTAATGGTAGGAAAAAAAATACCAGTGTTAAATGAAGAAACGTTTGAAGAGGTTAAAAGTATAACTTCTAATTTTAGTAAAAATCGCAATCCAACTTGGCTTCAATCTTTTTTTAAGAATAATCACTACATTATTCAAGATACAGATGACGAAGAGATTTTTTATACTATTAGAAATGCCTTTTTAACAATTGGACAAGAAACAACCGTAACAAAATTACGTGAAATTGTTGTTTCAAATGTAAAGGAGGAATTGTTTCGTCGATTTCATCAACTTTATCAAGAATATTCATACATCTCGACATTATTGAAAGAAAAAATTAAAAAGGTGAAAACTGTCTATGAAGATATAGAAAAAAGGATAAAAACCGAAGTTGACTATGAAAATAAAGTAGCATTATTAAAAAAAACAATAGAGATTAAAAATCTACGAAATGTTTTGGTTCGACAACAAGAAACGACACAAAGAATTCTTAAAAATGTAAGGTTTATTAAAGATGTGACAAATTTTAAACAATTTAAAACAAAGTTGAGAACATCTTCGTATCCGACTGAGTGGTGTATTGAAATTTTAGAAAATGTATTAAATATAAAATGCATCATGTTATCGAGTAGACGCTATTATCAACAAGATTTGGATAATGTATTTGTTTGTAGTTCTGATATTAACATTGACGATAAATATTTTGAACCAGATTATTATATTATTATGGACGAAAAATTTAGATTGATATGTTACAAAGGAGCCTGTATATTTACTCATAAAGAACTTCCATACGATTTGAAAAAAATTATTATAAATAAATGCATGGAACAAAAAACGATATTCAACTTTATTCCAGAATTTATTGCAACCAAACCATTGCAAGTAAACACGGAAGATAACCTACATTTACTTTGCGACGCCCAATTATATGATTTGTTTGATGAACGAATTGAATTTATACACAGCCCTACAGCTTCTGATGAAATACCGGGAAAATTAGGAGGTGAAAAAATACCAAATGGTGATATGAAACATTTTTTAGGGTTGCCAGAAAATTGGAGGAAAAAAATGTCAAATGATTGGATTGATCCATTTATATTTGATAATCGTAGGTGGGCGAGCGTAACTCATCTTTATGAAGCACTAAAGCATAGATCAAAGCCAGAATATTTGCATTATTCTTTGGACTCTGGAAATGCAATTTCTTCAGATGTGTTACTAGCAAAAAAATATTTAAAGGTTCCAGATGCAGATTTTGAGAAAAATAAAAATGAATATTTGCAACAAGCTCTTTGGGCAAAATGGAAAAAGGATGAATATAAATCATTATTGATTGCAACTAAAAAGGCAACTCTCTTGGAATTTAAACGAGGACAAAAACCAATCAAATCGTGTATATTAATGAATATAAGAAGAAAATTAAATTTAGCTAATTAATTTAATGAACAAAATATGTTTTTACTCTAGTTTTATTTTTGTTACAAACATAGTATATACTTTATTTAATAAACAGTATATTTATGCATTCTTGTTTACTTATTTATTGTTCACTTCAGTATTGATTCATTATTATGAAGATGGATTATTTTTAAATCTTCTTGATAAAACAGCTATTTGTGGTTTATTGATTTATTCGATATATAATTATTGTAACATAATTCATAAAAATTATAGAAAAATTAAAAAAACATTTCGCAGTACATACAAAAAACAGTTGAAAAAACTAAAACGTAAAAAAGAAATAAAAACATTGTTGGGCGAATTTACACCAAGACAAAATAGAATCTTGTTTAAAAATAAAAATAAAAAGGGGGTTACCATATTTGTTTTGTTATTCCTTCCGATTGCTTTTGTTTTTGAAGTGTACTTGTTCTACTATGGTTATTTAAGTTGTAATTATTGTTATCATTCTGATAAAATTTTAGCAAGCATTTACCATTCTTTATTACATTTAGTAGCTTGTTTGAGTTTTCATATGCTTACTTATATTTTATAAAGAATAAGTATGAGATTGAATCCAAAAAATCATAATATGATTACTTTTTTCAATAATTTAAAATTAGATGAAGAATTTATAAACAAAAATACAAAAGCATGTCTAAAAGAAATTCATAGCGCAATTGTTTCTTGTCCTCATTATGTTTTTTCGAATCGTTCTAGTGCACAAGAAATAAAAAAAAGTGTTCGTTTCCAAACACCAATTGCAGAGGGAATAAAAGATTCTATTTACATGCCGAAAGAAATTCAAGAATTTATAAAATTTACTCCGTGTCGTTATATTACATACGAAACAATCCAAAATGGACGACGCATTATTATTCATTTTTGCACATATGATGACGATGAATATGATGAATATGTTCCATTAATGTTGAATGTTTTATGGGTGTTAGATAAATTTTCTCATAAATCATGTTTAAAGTCTAAAGATTTTCATATTTACATTTATTTTACATATTTTGCAAAAATTTTGACAGATGGTATTATTGCTTCAAAACATATAAATACAGGAGTAAATGTAAAAACAGCGTCATGCTCTAGCAAACATCATGAAAATATAAATGAAATTGCAATATATCGTAAAGAAGATTGGTTCAAAGTTTTTATACATGAATCTATACATAGTTTTCGTTTGGATTTTTCAGAGAATGGAAAAGATGGTCTAAAAATGTTGTTTCCAGTTACAACAGATTTTAATTTATTTGAAGCTTACACTGAATTTTGGGCAGAAATTATCAATATGACTTATTGTGCAATGGTGTTAGATCCTAAGTTTGAAAAAGTAATACAAAATATGAATATTATGTTACAAATTGAAAGACGATTTAGTTTATATCAAGCAATGAAAATTTTAAAATATATGAATCTTACATATGAAAATGTTATTACCAGCTCTGAAAAATATCGCGAAGAAACCAATGTGTTTTCATATTTTGTTCTGAAATTATGTTTAATGTACAACTTTAACAATTTTTTTATGTGTTGCAAAAAAAATGGGAAAAATTTGTTAAATTACGATGAAAAAAAAATAATTCGGATAATAGATTTTATTGAACAACATTACAAAGGCGAAAAATTATTAAAAGACATTCGATTTATGGAAAAATTAAATATAAAAGACAAAGATTTGCTAAATAATGCTAAGATGACACTTTTTGAATTAATATAAAATATAAAATCATCAATGGAATCGAAATTGACATAAATAAATATCCTAAAAATATATAAGTTTCTGTTGCGCTTGATTCAATTGCAGGCATCCCAATATACTCTTCATTGTTTCTCCTAAACCGTAATGCTCGTCTGTGTTTGCGTTCGACACTCTTTTTCTGTTTTTCTTTTGGTTCCTTTTGAGCCTTTCTATGACGCTTTCTATGACGCTTTCTATTTTCTTTTATTTCGAAATCATATTTGATTTCTGGTTCTGAAATCTCCTCATCTCCAATCGTGTTGATTTTGACATTCTTCATATAGTCTAATTTTTCCCACATCTCTTCTTGTGTAAAGTCAAAATCAAAGCTGTTCCCTCGTTCGAAATTATATTCGCGAGCGCAATTTCTACAATAGCCAACAAATACTCCGCGAAGCATACCGTAGAATGCACAGTTTTCGCAGTTTTCTGGTCCAGTTAAAAGAATATAATCTTCAAACGGAACTTCCTGTTGGAATTCTTTATGATTGGTTGCCCATTCTTGTGGAAAATGGCAATCATATTTTATTCCGGCGACGACGTAGTATTCTCCTTGAAATCCTTGATAGATATGTGCCATTTTTTTTATAATCTTAAACCCACAATTTATAAATCAATTTTTTTTAAAGTGTGGGAAAAACTTTTTCGTAAACGGATTTGTCATCCTTTTCACATTTTTTCCAACTTTTTTCCACATATTTTGTTTCACTGTTTTTCAATAAATCGTTTAGTTTTTCATCCACACGTTTCACGGCCTCTTCCATATTTTTTACATCTCGTCTGTTTATTGCAGAGGCGTCATCGTGTTTTCTCATTGCCTTCAAGACATATCCCATAGATTCTTCTATACTAGAGTACTGTAATGAGTATACTTGTGCTTTTTCTGCCATTCTTTCAGATATCAAAAACATTCGCGAGTGTTCATCGTCAATATCGTCTAGACGATTTTTCAGGCGTCTGAAATCATCGGAAAGTTCATATAAATTTTCTTCTATTTGAGTTGCCTTCTCGGTAACCAGATCAATATCTTCTTGACGATCTGTTAATCGTTCAATTGTGGCATTTGCGACTCTAAGCATTTTTTCCAATTGCTCTACTCTTTGCTCTAAACTTTGCTCTAAACTTTGGTTCATTGTTTGGCTCATTGTCTTTTTTTATAAAAACGGCCATTTAAATAATAAATCAATTTTTGTTTAAAAAAATAATCATAGTTACAAAATGAATATAACAAAAGCACGAGAGATTTTTGGAGATGTTTCAAATATTGATCTGAAAAAGAAATATTATAAACTAGCGTTAAAACATCATCCAGACAAAAATGGCAACACAGAAGAAGCAAAGCAAATGTTTCAAGAAATAAACGATGCTTACGAATTTCTTAAAAAGAATCAAGATGTTTCAAGTGATAGTTATGACGATTTGTTAACTTCTTTTATTTCCATATTTAAAGAGCCATTTTATCAATTCATTCCTACCATAATATCTAAAATTTCTTTCTTGGAAGAAATGTCGAAAGAAGATTGTATAAAAATATACGATTTTTTTTATAAAAACAAAGAAGTCTTTCATTTAACAGACGAATTTTTAGAAAATGTAAAAGCTATCATTGTTAAAAAATATGAAAACGACGATTTTTTTATTTTACATCCTACGATAGATGACTTATTGGATCATAATTTGTACAAATTAGAAGTGGATAATGAAGAATATTATGCACCCCTTTGGCATTCCGAATACATTTTTGACAAAAAAAATAAAAAGGGTGAAATTTGCGTAAAATGTATTCCCATTTTGGATGGAGTATACTTGGATGATGAGAATAATGTGTACACAGAAATAACCGTTCCATTTGATGAGAAATTGTTAACAGAAAACATTTGGTGTACTATCGGTACAACAAAATTTGAAATTCCTTGTGAAATTTTACAAATTATGAAAAAACAAGTATTTATTATAAAAGGAGAAGGTATTTCAAAAAACAATAATATATCAAATACAAACAAATCGGATATTTATGTTACGATTCACTTCAAAAATTTATTTTAAATATTTGTTCACATTAATGAACAAATACTTTATTATAACGGCTGGACCAACTGGTTCGGGTAAAACAAATTTAGTTATCTCTACATTCCGTTTTTTGGGTATTCCACTAGAATCCAAGTATACTAAAATACTTATTGACGATTTAGTTGAAAATAGCAAAAGGTATAAGGGTGATGTGAAGGCAATTATAGAAAAGGTGAAAGACAATTGTCATCCATATTCGGGCGTCAATAACGATTGTTTTCAAAATGCATTTGAAAATCCTACAGAAGAATTGTTTGAAGAGTTTAACACCGCGTATCAAAATGCAAAAAAGACCCCGCCTTGTGACACTTCCTATGTGATCCCTAGCGAATTTGCTTCAAAAAATAATATATTGTCATGTAGTGATCTACTAGATGATCTGATTGAAAATTTAACGAAAACAAAACCGGATATTGTAGTATTTGAAACTACAGGACGAACTATTCCAACTTGGTTATTGGAAGAAAAATTTATTCCTAAAGATTATAAAATCATTCTTTCGTATTCAATGGTTAGTATACCAAATTTGGTAATTAGAAATAAAAAAAGAGCATATGATTCTGTAAAAATGTTTGATAATGATTTTGATCACCCCGCCCCTCGCTTACCCGATGTGAGTGAAAAAACATTCACAACAGTTGTAAGAGAAATAAAAAATTCATTAAAGGAAATTTATGAAAAATGCATTCAACCCCAAGAATTAAACCCCATTTGTGGAAAAAGAAAAATTGATCGACTATTAATATTTGATAACAATGAAACCCAAGTATTGGTTTTTGATTCAAATTCCCAAATCTTTACACCCGTGAAAATTGGTGGAAAAAGTAAAGGACGCAAAGCTATTAAAAGACGCAGAAGTTTGCGGAGAAAACGTTAATGATATCAATTGATTATTGAAATCATTCTATAGTTAAATAGCTCACTTTGTTCATAATATAATTGAACGGTGTTTTTACAGTTTCATACACATTTTCCACAAAGTCTATGTGATTACTCATTTTTTTACAATCCGTTTCTAGAAATTCTAATATTTTATCCATTTTTTTTTCCAAAATGTCAAGTCGAGATACAATTTCGTCCATAACATACCGAATATATTTGTTTTTGGATAAAATAACTAATAATAATAGAAAAAACAAATGCCATCGCTCCCCAAAAACCAACACCCACTGTTTTATAATAGCTGTTAAGTCGATTGTCAAAAATCTTTAACTTGTAAATTAACCCGTCAATAATAAACCCGACTACGAATGCTAAAGAAGAAAAATAGAGTAATTCTGTAAAATTATTTGGTATTGTGAAACCAAATAAAAAATAAGAAAAAAAGATATTTATTACAAGTGCAATTACAACAGTCATTCCAGCAAGAAATGCAGATATCAAAATAGATTGCTTATAAAAATAAGGTTGCAATGATTTTATAATATTAAAATGGGTGGATAAATCATTCAAAACAATATCGGAAATAAAGGAAACAATAAAATTCAAAATAACAAACATACATTAGTTGTATATTTTAAGGATCTTTCTTTCTTCTGACAACGCGTTTCTTCTCAGATGACTCTGGAAGACAAATTGACTCGCTTCTACCAACTTCTGATTGTTCAGGCTGGGTATCTTCTCCCTCTTCATCACTATCCTCAACAATTGTTGCGCTTGCCTCAACGACTGGTTCGAGTTGTTCTACTTTTTCTGCCGATGCAGGCGACGTTTTGACTCGAATCAAACAACCTTGTTTGGTGTCGTCTTCTCTAGGAACAACCATTTGAATCAACTTCCAAGTAACTCCGAATTTTCCAGAAACAAACCATAATCCTCCACACTGCATAAGGGTGACAACTCGCATACCTTTCTTAATAAGGTCTATCGGTGTTTCTTCAGTATCGTTAGGAAACAAACGCTCGCATTTCTCGTCATAAACTTCAACCTTCCATTTCTGCTCGTAGTATGGAACCTTTACCCGCAATGTTGGCGCCTTTGTTTTGTCTGGCTCTCCAGTTGATTTATCTTTTGTGTATTTTAAAATTGGTGTCCATAATGCTTCAAGGACTTCGGGGCTGCTGTGTTGTTTTCCAAACCAGGCCTTGGAATTTTCGAGGGCGTCTGCTTTGATCTTGTTTTCAAAGTCTAACATATTTTGTCTGAATGCGCGAAGCTCGTCGTTGTCGTATTCTTCTGTTGGAAATTGAAGAGAAACCTCGTATTTTTCGTTGCCTTCGTAATCCGAAAGACCCCAAGTAAGCATGGTTGGTGTCTGAATTTTTAAAGCCGTATTTGTAAGAGTTGATAAAATGCCCACCGATTTTCCACCAGATGGATTCATTTTTGCTGCAGTGTATCTGATTTTGGATGCATCAAAAGTTGTTCCGTCAATGATTTGAGTTTGTGCCATTTTCTTTACTATTACTAATACTTTTTTTTTAAATCAATTTTTTTAATTAAATGCATTTTGCTAATAAAAAAATCGATATTATTCAATTTAAAACAATACAAAGAAAAATATTTTATAATATTATAGATGTCAAACGACGATTTTACAATTCCTACCGTAAAAAATTATACAGAGTGTAATCTTGGAAAGTATTCACTTAAAAACCTAAAAATCATTTCAAAAAAATATAAATTAAAAACATCTTTGAAAAAAGAGTTTTTGATAAAAAACATTACATCTTTTTTGGTAAAAGAAATTAAAGCAATAAAAATTCAGAGTATGATACGGAGATGGTTTGTTAACGAGTGGGTAAACAGTCATGGCCCTAAATATCGGAATTGTGTAAACGAAACAGATTTTTTAACAATAGAACCACTTTCTGATATACCATTTAAACAATATTTTGCATACGAAGAAAAAGATTGTCACTTTAGTCATATTTATGGTTTTGATATTGTTTCCATAAATACATTATTAAAAACAAATGGGAACAATGCAACAAATCCATATAATCGCAAAAAATTTGATCAGAATATTTTAAAAAAATTTGATAAGTTAACTCGTCTTTCTAAATTGCTCGACATAAATATTGTTACAGAAATTAAGGAAGAATTTGTTGTAAAAACATTCGAAGCAAAATGTTTAGATTTATTTCAAAAAATAAACGAACTTGGTCATTACAGTAATCATTTATGGTTCCTAGAATTACAAAAAAGACATTTAATAAAATTTGCAAGAGATTTATACGATATTTGGTTTTATCGATGTCAGTTAACACCAGAAGTTCAAAGAAACATATCCCCAAGAGGGAGTCCGTTTCGTCACATAAATATATATTATCTTCAAGATAATACAGAAAGAGAGTTGAAGGAAAAAATTTTAAGAATAATGGAGGATTTTGTTTATTATGGAACTTCTACCGACAATAAAAATTTGGGGGCTTATTATATTTTAGGAGCATTAACAATAACAAACAGAAATGCGGCAAACGCGCTCCCATGGCTTTTTGAAACATTTATATAATTTTTAGGAATGAGTCACATTTGAATAACAAAATTAATGCGTAAAAGAACTTAAAAAATTATACTATTAGATAGTATAAGATGGGAAAGGAAAGAGTAAAACAATCGCAAACTGTAGCTCAAGTTGTAGGACAAACCGAACCAAAGACTCCGAGGAAGAAGGCTCCGGTACAAGAACCTATCCCAGTCGTTGCAGAAACTCAAGAAGTTAAATCAGATGTTGTAGTCGTTAACGAAATCGTGGAGGAGGACGAACTGTCTTCTTCGTTGACTGATCTATTTTCAAAGCATCTTTCAAAGTTGCAGGATCTTACATCTTTTCTGAATGGTGTTAAAGCAGACTTCAAGCTTCTTGAGAAGCGTTGGTCTAAGGAGCTACGCGTTGCACAGAAGGGCATGAAGAGAAAGAAGAATGCCAATAGACAACCAAGTGGATTTGTCAAGCCTACTAGAATTAGTGAGGAACTTGCCGATTTTTTGGAAAAGCCTCACGGTTCTGAGATGGCAAGAACACAAGTTACCCGCGAGATTAATACATATATCCGCGCTCATAGTTTAGCAACTGGAAGAAACATCAATCCAGACGCAAAGCTTCTTGCGCTTTTGAAGATTCCTCCAGAGGAAACCTTGACATACTTTAATCTTCAGAGATATATGAGTCCCCACTTTTACAAGAACGTAAAGGTTGAGGTTCCGGTATAGAATTGTCTAATAACATTAATGCCATTGCAGAATAGTTATGTAAATCTAGTAGTGTATCTCTGATCCCCTCATCCTTTATTAAATTTACTCCATTATTAGTTATGGAGATGGATCTCTGTATTTTATCTTCTATTCTCATTAAAACGCCAATAACGCCATATTTGGCAAATGCGTCACCATAGTCAATATTTTTTTTTGTGAAAAGTTCCAATGCTTCGTGTTGAATTAATTTCATTTGTTCTACTCGATTCATTTGAATAATATAAATAGTTGTATTTATATTATTTTAAAAAATTGAAACCCTAACCTTTACGCATCCTCTTGGATTTTGACCTCTTAGATTTTGACCTTATAGATCTCGTTTTTGAACCACCTGATAACTTATTAAGATCCGTTGATACATCGTTCAATGCAGCGGTCATTGTGCCTAATTGACGGGCAAGATCATCACATACACGTTGTAAATTTCCTACAATAGTTGCTACATTGCCCACCGATACACCTAGTTGTTTATTTGTCATAACACCCGAAGTGTCAGTTGACGTTTTTTTTGGACTTATTGGACTTATTGGACTTATTGGACGTTCAAAATCTGAGTCCGAATCTGAGTCTGTATCTGAATTCATATCTGTATTCATATCTGTATATTTAAAGGGTGAATTTGAAACCAAATTGCCAGGTGATAATGATTTTAAAGACATATAGTACACAAATATTTTATTTTATATTCAAACAGTTGTAGATAAAAAGTTCAATGTGATAAATATGCCTATAATTATTATTATAACCATGAAAAAAGGACAACAAAATATGAAACATTTTATTCAAGTCTTTTTTTTGCATTTTTTTACATAACATCCAAATACAAAGATAAATATTTAATTGATAAATAAATATATCATATAATGAGTTTCGTATTGTAACAAAATTTGGTTTCTCTAATGTTTTTATAATCGTTTCGACAATTTGTTTTTCAAATACAATATCAGATTGTATTTTATTACACTTTATGAGGTTAGCTTTGTATGGTTTAGGAATATTTAAAACTTCACAACAGTCTACAATATTACAAGGAATAAATGATAGTTCTTCTGTAATTAAAATAAAATGAATTTTTACTGAATTAAAATCAGTTTGCATATAACTGTAAAAAATATCTAACAAATCATTATGTATACAATGAAAATTTTTACAAAGAATAATTCCGTGTTTTACTTTTTGAAGAGATATAATGTCTACAATTTGCTGATAAATACTATGCCATATTATTTTTGAATTACAGTTTAATAAAAACATATCGATTTCGTAATGAATATCACTCATTTTTAAAATAAATGCTTCCCGCAATTCTTTTGAAGTGATTGTTAATTTTTTTTCATATTTTAAACTTGAATGACTGAATTTAGAAATAATTCGTAAGGCTTGAGTGTACTTCCCAGAATATTCGGAACCATAAATAATTACATTTCTAAACATTTCAATATTACTTGGTATACACTTTACAACGGAATTCAGCTTTGGATGTAATTCTGTTTTCTGTAAAAAATCATGCATCAACATATTTAATCCCTTTGTCAATTATTTAATATTATTTACAATATAAAAAACTGTTATTTTCTATTTTAATGTTGTCTATTGAAATAAAGGATTTTTGTTCAGAAAATATTCATTACAAGAATTCCACAAAGAATAGCATTATACCAAATGGAAGTTTTACATATATAAATTACACCAATTCTGATGTTACATTAAATACAATTTATTTACTATTGAAAGACAATTCCGAAGAAAATTTGTTTACTTTACAAAATATTGAATCCGATCTTTTAAAAGTTTCATCAAAAATAAAACAATATAAAATTTGTCAATCTTATCAAGGTATTTGCAAAAAAAATAAATCGTTTTTATTGAAAATTACTGGAATATGGGAATCTTCAAACTTTTGTGGCGTATCATTCAAAATCATCCATATGCCATGTAGTTTGTAAGAGATAAATTATTATAAAACGTAATAGTAACACCTCCAACAAGTAGAAAAAATTCAATTGCACAATAAAGCTGTAAGTTTTTAACATTTTTCATATTTTGTGAATTTAACATAAGAAGAAGAAAAATACATTCTAAGGAAATAATTCCAAACGTAACATACATAAAATTTTCGTAATTTACAACAGCTTGCTCTTCAATTCTTTTTTTATGGGAAGAAATAACTATGCAAAGATAAATACAATTTAGTAAAATAAAAACATATGATACAATATATGATAAAAGAACCAGTTTATCAAGATTTTTATAAGAAGACAAAAACAATAGTCCAAACTGTGATCCTAATATCAAACTTATAATTATTGTTATAATATTAGGTCTATATAATACGGTAGGAAAAAAAAGTGCTATAAAGGATAATATATTAATACAATTTGCCCCTATTTCTAGTTCACTCATATAAATATTAATATATTAATATTTATATGAATAGTTCTTATCCGTTGATTCCAAATCAAAATACATACTATGTTCAAGATAAATTAATTTACATTAACTCGGAAGATCGAAATATATTGAAATATCCAAATCCTTCGACATTTGAGATTTTATTACCAACCGATATAGTCAATGTTGCTACTATTCAATTAAAAAATTGGATGATTCCCGATACTTTTCAGACGTTTACGGAAAAAAATAATAATTTACAATTGGAATTTACATTAAAACCAATTGTTGCTAACTTCACACTAGATAGTACTGAAGACAAAATTGCAAAGTCGATTAATGAACTTCTTACATTAGTTTCTTCAAAATTTGTTATAACAATTACAACTGGTAATTATGATGCAGCAGAGCTTGCAAATGAAGTACAAAATAGAATGAATAGTTTTATAACTGAAATATGGAATGATACAATTCCTATCAATACTTTTGAATACACATTCTTTAACGTTATATGGAATAGTGTAAGCAAAAAATTTATTTTTGTAAATACAATACAGCCTTTTACATTCAACAATGATTCTTTGTTATATAAGACACAGATTGCAGTTGGCGAAGTTTTCAATCCTTGTTGTAATGAAAAATTATATTCTTCTTTTTCTTATTATGGATTACCAGCTTATCTTGGGTTTACTCAACTATTGGTAGAATCGACAATTTGTATCAACAACAACGAATTAATGTTGATGTATAATTCATATAGTGGATTGCCAACTTTATCATTTACTCAGCTTACAGATTCTACAGGTAATCCAGTTGGTGTAAATTTTATTGCACCAATTTTTTCTTACACTCTTTTAAGAACTCCAGAAATATTTTTAGATATTCAATCATTCAATTGTGTTGATTCAACAAAACCTTATACAAACAATAGATTTACACAAACAACAAATGAAGGAAATGGAGCAATGAATTCATTTTTAGGAAAAATACCCATGTTGGGATTATCCAAATCATTTGCATCAAGTAATGGAGGAGGCGATTATCAACCAATGGCAAACTTTAATCCTCCTCTTGAAAAAGTGCGTAAATTTATTATTTCGTTACGAAATCATGACGGGTCGCTCATAGATTTTGGGTTTAAAAATTGGAGTATATCATTGAATTTGGAATCATATATACCAACTCAAAACGTGAAAATTATCAAAACTCCTTTTTAAATATTTTAATTAAATATGAATAGAATTAAAAAAACAATGAAATCCTTAGGACTTCCAAATAAACAAACAAGAAAAAACAACTTTTCTAATATAACAACAATATGTCCCGACACAAATATCTGTTTTGCATTCGGGATAGAATCAAAAAGTATTACTCAATATTTTGATGACTTTGATGATTTTGATTTAGTAGTAGAACCAATTGTAAAAATAGGTGTTCACTCACAAAATGGGTTTCTTCAAGAATTAGAATTCAATAAAAATAATTATCGTGCATACGCAGTTTTAAAATCTTCTGTTCGTAGTAAAGCAGATAATCTTTATTATGAGTATTTAATTGGTCAAAAATTAAATTTATATCATAAGTTTATACCTTCTTTAATTGAAACATTTAATATTTATCAATATCAAAATAAAATTGCATGGGAATATTCAAAGAATAATAGCATGTTAAATGACTATCAAATGGAGTTTTTATTTAAAAATCTAAAAAATATAACCGACTTAGATGACCCATCGTTGATTTTAAAATCGTGCGAACGATCAAAATATTTGGCTATTATGATACAACTAATAAAACCAGCAATAAATATTAAGCGTTTGTTAAATGATAGTTATTTCAACGATTATTTATTACTTCCTATTATTTTTCAAATATATACATCTCTTTACAGCCTACGTAAAATGTTTACACATTATGATTTGCACTATGAAAATATTATTTTATATTCTCCAAAACCTAATACATACATTCATTATCATTATCATGTAGGAAATACTGTAGTAAGTTTTAAAAGTCCATATATGGTAAAAATAATTGATTATGGAAGATCATATTTTGATGTTGGCAATATTTACGATCAAATTTGTCAACTTTGCGAAGAATGTGGGGTATCAGTTGGTTATCAGTGGTTAAGTGGTAAAGAAAATGATCCGAACTCATACTATATCACGCCCAGATTTTTAAATAATAGTGCAGATCTTCGATTTTTATACGATGTTAAACGCAAGGTAAAATTTCCAAACATTCATTTATCTAAAATGTTAAATATTCGGTATAGTACGCGTTATGGTACACCAGAAGATCTTACATCTGTTCCAAATGAAATACGCAATATTACTGACGCATTTAATATGATTTGCCAAGTTATGACCTCATTAGAAGTTTTAAAAATGAATGATATGAGTGTATCAAAAATGCAGAAATTTTGCGATTTAGAAATATTTGTAGACATGTCACAACCAATGAAGTTTACAAAAGGTCGAAATTAAATTTTTTCGCATTTTGCTTTATGGCCCATATAATATTTTCCAAAGTAATTTTTTCTATCGAAACTTTTTTAAAATAATACAATGAAATATTTTGTCCCTTCCAATTTGTATATATTCCATATCTTCCATTCTTTATGTAGATTGGATCATCCATATAGACTCCTTTATAATGCAAGTCCGTCAAATCCGTAATTTCTTCAATTTTATACTCACCATTTTGCAATTTTAACAAATCGATATCTTGTTTTACTTTTATAAATTGACTATATTCATTTTCACGAATAATGACAGAACCATTTTTTCCGATAATTAATTTATTCTCATTGTCAATAATAATTTCTTCCTTCTTTGTATCGACCAAAGAAATATATTGATCAATTTCAGAATTATATTTTTTGAAATTAATATCTCTCAAGTTTTCTTCAATATAATGAGTATACTCATAATCAAACAAATTTGAAAAGTATTTTGTTAAAAATTGTATTACCATAATTCCAGTGTGTGTAATTTGCAATTTATTTTCTTCCTCAACCATATATGTTTTCATTTCTGATGTTAATACATCATTCATTTCGTAATACATTTTTTCGACACTTTCACCTTTAATATTTGTTTTTATTACATACTTTCTATCTTGAATTATGTTTACTAAATTTGCAAAAGTAGATGGTTTCCCAATTCCAAGTTCTTCTAATTTTTTCACTAATGATCCTTCCGAGTAATGATTTTTTGAGTTTGGAGAAAATTGTGCTGTCAATTTTTTACTTGTTAAAAGCATATTTTCGCTGATATTATTTAAATAATGAAATTGTGATACTCTGTTATCCTTTTTTTTCCATCCTTGAAAAACAATATCCTCCTCTCTGCATTTTAATACTAGATTATTTCGCGTTAAACAACATTCTATTGTCTGTGTGCGTGCGGCAGACATGCAACTTTGCAATGAATTCTGCCATATTCGTTCGTAAATTTGTGCTTCTTTGGGGGGGACGTCCCCAAAGATCCTTGGAACATTGATGTCGGTAACTCGAATTGCTTCATGTGCTTCTGATGCTATTTGTTCTGGAATATTGGTTGAAATATAATTTTCACCATAGTTGATTAGAATATATTTTTTCGCACTTTCGATAAATGTTTTTGAATAAAAAGTAGAAGATGTGCGAGGATATGTTATATACCCTTTTTCATATAAATTACAACAGGCCTTCATAATTTCTTTTACTGAAGAAAATGATTGTAAAATAGTAGAAGTTGTAAAAGGGGTTGGTGGTGAAATATGGTTCACCGATACCTCTTTAGTAAACAAAAATTTTTCTGTAGAATTTATCAAGGGAACAACATCTTCTTTGACAGTTGTTTTAAATAAAATGTTATTTGCAGTAAAATAACCTTTTATTATATATTCATTCGAGCAAGGTTTTTTCAAAAGATGGTGATCATAAATAATACGTAATGCAGGAGTTTGACAACGACCAGCAGAGAGAGATTTTTCAGCATTTCGTGAAACATGCTTCCAAAGTAAAGGTGAAACTTTATATCCAATTAAAATATCCAACACCTGGCGGTTTTGTTGCATTTTTACAACCTCCATGTTTATACTTCTTGGACGATGAATAGAGTCTAAAATACATGCTTCGGTGATTTCATTAAATACAATACGCGGAGTATCCAACGAAAGCTTAAAGAGATCGCATATATGCCACGCAATCGCTTCACCTTCGCGATCATTATCTGTTGCCAAAAAAACGCAATTGGCTTTGGAAATTTCTTTTTTCATTTTTTGTAGATTTTTTTGTTGCTTTTCAATGATGGAATATTTAATTTTCATTTTTTCAAAATCAATGGAGTTTAAATCAGTAATTGTCCGAAAATGTCCATTTGTTGCGATACATTTATATTCCGACCCCAAAAAACCTTCAATCATTTTGCATTTGGAAAAGGATTCAACAATAACTAGCATTATACTTTTATGTTGCAAATCTTTAAATCGTTAAAACTCCTTATAAATATCTTTAAAACTTTCAAGAATTTCATCTTTATTGTCAGCTATCATGAATTGACAATTTAACAAATTTACGTTTGGGCAAACAAATTTTTTCAAATGATATGAAAAAATCAAGTCTACTGAAAAAAGATATTTACTCAAAGCGCCATATTTTTGCAATAATTCATATGTTATTCTTTGACTTTCTGCACCAAATTCAGTTTTTTCCATAGGTGTCATATTCTTCGTCAATTCTTTTACCAAGGCTATGTTTTCAGTAAGAATTTGACGTCTTAAAGGCTTGCTCATTATAATTGAGCAGGCATTTCTTTGAGTATATTGTTGAGGAGTAAATATAGAGCACTCATCTAATGAATTTATATTTTCAATGTTTATTGAAGGATAATCTGTTATATAAAAAAGATATTTTAATTTGATCAACACTGGTAATGTTACAATATTTGAATATATCAAATCTAGCATATTTAATTGCCAAGACGAAGCAATATCAAAATTATCAATATCACAAACGATTATTTTCAAAGTTTCAATCATCATGTTTTCCAACCCCGCAAAATTTACATTTCTTGTATTTGTTAAAATTAGGCTATTTAGGTGTCTTAAACTTGCAACCCTTTCTGGAAAAAAATCATCACAATCTATTATTGTTAAATTTACAATGTTCGATGATTCAATAATAGGAAATCCTATGCATTTCGCAAATCTAATTTCAAACACTTTATCTGAAATAACTATTGGCACATCACTAAAAGTACAACTATTAAATAAAATCTTACATTTGCCATAAGAACTTTTTTCTATAATATCTTGTACAACTATAAGATCATCTACATTATCAATAGTAATTTTATCGTTCATATCGAGAAACCTTTTTATCTTTAATTCTAAAAACAGTGCTGCTTCATTTGATTCAGGACTCTTCTTTTTTGTTTGTTTTTTTTTGAGGGGTTTTGCATTTTTATGGGTTTGAGTGGGTTGCGAAGGTTTCTCAGATTTTTTAGTTTCTGTGGAAGGTTCAATCGTTGAATGTAATTCCGAGGGAATCAAGTAAGAAGGCAATCTTGCAATAATTTTTGTTGATTCTTTCAACTGTTCAATATATCTTTGTATATTTACTGATGCTAATGTATCTAATTTTTCAGCATTACTACTTGCTAGGTGATAATCATCTGTATTATTTGAAAAAATTGGTTTATATTTTATAGTATTCCCATTTTGTGTAAATTTGCAGTTACCCAATGTAAAAATTGTTATAGAATCGTTCATCTTGTCAAAAGCAAAAAATATACATTCGTTTGTTGTATTAAAGCAAAAGGATACATATGATCCATTTTCTAATGATTTTGCATTTTCATCACTGAAAATGCTTACTAAGGTTGCTTGACGTTGTTTACCTCTACTTGAAATACATTTTGCAATTGTTGATTCTGGTAAAAAATCTCTTAGAAAATCATTAAAGGTGTCTAAATCATAACATTCTATAGTATTCCCATCAACTTCTATTTCGTCCATATGTTTGAATACATGATATGTATAAAATACATATATGTTGTTTAACAATCCACAGTAGCCAATTTTTGATTTTTTTTCACTGTCATGATAAATACCAACACTATGACATCCTTTACCTACATTTTCAAATTTACAACAACTTCCACCTTTCATAATATTGACTTATATTTTTTCCAACCAATATCTTTTTTTATACAATCGATTTGTTCGTTATTATATTTTTTGTCCAAATTTTCAGATCGTTTAAGAGCACTATCTACATATATTTTTTTTAAAATTGTACCCACTTCAAATGATCCTTCATGTTGATCAATTTCACCATCTTCTATTTTAGAAAGAATACCAAGAAATTGATAAAACAAATCAATGTTTATTTCAGATTTACGAATTCTATTATAAATATCAGTGTAATAAGTGAACAAAAAATTACATTCCATCATTGCTTCAATATGAATTTCAGACTGATCGTCTGTATTTTTCATAATATCTAGTAATTTTGTAATGTCATTTTTTAATAGTACACTGTGTTTTAATGATCGAATTGTTTGAGTTTGATCTTCTACATTATTTGCTTGGATCATTTCTTGTAATAATAATTTTTCTTGGGAATTCATATTTTTTATTTATATATTATTTAATAATATGAAACGTAAAACAAAAAGGCAAAGACGGCGCGGACGTACCCGAAAGCGTTATTTGAGGAAAAAATATGGTGGAGTGACCGTAAATGAAACTGTTTATTCAGTGGATGGAAATTCAAGTGAGGTATCGCAAGCTGGAGCTCTTGCTACTGCACGTGCTATGAATAATATGATTTCGCCGTAAGTTTATAATAAAAAAGTAATTTATGGGCTTACTAGGTTTTTTATTAATAAATTTAGGGTTTATAGCAATTAATTTTTATGTTCTTATAGCTGGCGAACTTGAAAAAATCAAACAAGAATGGCCTTTATACAGATGTAATCCAAGTTACATGTTTTTTGCTGATAATATTGTTGAAAATTTTGAATATTGTTTGGCACAAACAAGTAAATCTACATTTAATGAATTTTCTGGGGCCTTATCTAGTGTACAATCTCTTGGATTTGATTTACAAACAGCTGGAAATTTGAATTTGGCATCCTTTATAAAATCATCAAACATGTCAAACCTAGGAATAGGTTTGTCACTCTCCAGTTTCTTAGATATGGGTGGTAGTATTAGTGTATTAGGATCAATCATTGTATTGCAATTTAAAGAAATATTACAACGTATAGGACAAATTGTGAACGCTACTGGAGGAATATTGAATTCCGCTGTAGCCGGAACAAGTGTAGTACAAAACAAATATAGTCGTTATTTAAATATGCTCTAGTCAGTATAATTTGAATATGCTTCCCTACTTTTATTTACATATAGTAATTAATGGATGAACGTGAAAAAATTTCATATATTACCCGAATGTATTCTGAGTTAACATTTTTAGAAATATACCAAAAAGAACTTGTTTTTGTTGTCCTTTTAACAATTTTTGAAATAGTAGCAATTACTTATTTTTACTTGTTTAAAAATTCAAAATTTTTCAAAGAAAATTGGCAAGAATTTCGTTGCAATTGGACTGTTATACCATTTGCTGGATTTATAAATAAACCAGATAATAAAACAATTGCAGAGTACACCAAAGAGAATTATAATTATTGCACAGATCGATCAATGAAATTATCAATGAATGAACAATTTGAATCAAAGTTTCAAACACAATCATTTATCAATGACATGATAACCGGAATGAATGATTTAATAGCCAAAACAATTTCGGCGTCAAATACGAGTAATAAAGATGTAAACGATAACATAGATGATGGGACAAATGTAATTTATAATATTTTTGGAAAACTACATGTAGGGTTTGTTCTTTTAATGGATATTCTACGTAAACTTTCAAAGATTCTTGAAACAATTGTTAATTTTGCATTAACTGGAATTACCTGGGGGACACTCTTTTTTAAGATGTTGATTTCTTCTGTTATGTTACTTCTTATTGTGTTGTTTACAACGACAGTAATTCCGGTATTACCAGTAATTTGGTTATGGCCACCACTCATCATTTTTCCTCTTGTTTTTATATTTTTAATCGTTGTGAGTGGTACTTTTAAGCAGACAGTATTCATGATTGTAAATGAATTATCAAAAGTAGAACCATTTACAGGAATGAAACCCAAATTAAATTTGTGCTTTGGTGGGGAAACAATGATAAATACAAAAAATGGATATAAAAAAATCAAACATGTCAAAGTTGGTGATATTTTGAAAGATAAATCGATAGTAACTGCCACATTTAAAACAGTTGCAGTTTCAAATGTATTTGTGTTGGATGGAATTGTTGTAAGTGGTGAGCATTATGTCAAACATAAAAATTGGATAAAAGTAAAAGATCATCCTAAGAGTTTACCGTTTTTTTATAAAAAATGTTTGTATTGCTTGAATACAACCTCAAAAAAAATTAAAATACGAAATCATGTCTTTTTGGATTGGGACGATTTACATCCAAAAAGAAGGAAACGCGTTATGAAGAAACATGTCGATTACGGATTTTCACCTTTATTTTTAATAAAAATGGTTAATGGTGAATATAAACAAATTATTGATATTGAACCAAATGATATATTAAATGAGAATATACGTGTTGTAGCCACTGTTTGTCTAGATAAAAAATTCCATATAGTTACAGATAGAGGTTATTTTATAAACGAGAAATTTTATATGGATTATAATTTTAATATTGACAAATTATTTTATCTCTTTTAATATTATGAGAATTGGTAGTGAATCCGTTTTTGTTCTAGGAATTTGTTTGTTAATATTTATAATTGTAATGAATACAGGTGGTTCTTGTTTCAAATATGAAAATTATTCTAATATGAATACGAACAATTCATATGCTTCCATTTACACTCCACCACCAAATGTGAGTCATTGGAGTCAACCCACTTTACTTATTGTTCCAAATGAACCATTAACACAAGGAGTTATTGACATTGTATCTCGTCCAAAACAACCAATTCCACTACCAAACGGACAATTAGATATGTTTGCAACTACTTCTTTTTCTCCTAAATGCTGTCCCAATTCATTTTCAAATAGTATGGGTTGTGCGTGCATGACGCTTGAACAAAAAGCATATCTTGCACAAAGAGGTGGAAATAACGTTCCACCATTGTTTTAATTTTTCATAAATGAATTATAAAAATATATAAAAGTTTTACATGTAAAGAATGAAATGAATTATTATAGCAAACGAATAATCATAACGAAAAAACAACTAGAAGAATATAAATCTATAAAATATGTCAAGACTCCTGAAACAAAAAATCCAATTTCTATCAAAGTAGATAAAATCTGAAATACTTCTTATAATAATTTAAAAAAAAAACATCAAAAAAGTGTAATGAAAATCGAATTACTTTTGAAAATCCAAAAAATACTCGATTTACTTTTATCCATGATAACAGAATTTGAAAACGCAAAGGCGGATGTAGAAAACGACTGTTACTTAATTCGTAAAAAATTCGACACGGATGATTTTAAAAATATTATTCAGTCTTTTTTTACTTTACAACCTTCTAAAAAAAATGTCATAGAATTGCAAGAAAAGGTATTATGTGAGTTGAATTGTTCGTGTATTCATCAATTCGTAGAAGACGACATTGAATGTAATATGGATGATATGCATATTAATTATTGTATACTATGTGGTATAAATAAAGATTTGTAAGTTAATACGGTTTTTTTAAAATATACAAATATTGATAATCATATTTGATTTTTTGCATATCAATCTTCCCTTCTACAATAAATCCGATTTTTTGCGCCAATCCTAATATTGTTAATTGATCTTCCATGTAAAATTGATGAATATGTTTACGTGACCCACCCGAATGGGTTTTAAATTTTTCATTGAAAAAACCTATATTTTTTTCTTTGATGAGTTCAAATCGCGCCTCATAATCAAAATCTTGGAATGGTATTTTAGTAATATTTTTAGATTTTCCTCGTTCAAATGTATTCATTGGAAGGGTGGGATTGAATTTTTCTCTGTTTACTAAATGAAGAATAAAAACGCCCCCGGGCTTCAACCAGTCGTAAACATTTTCAAAAAATAATACTTTATTTTTCATATAGTAAACTGTAAAATATAGACACAATACATGAGAAAACTGATTAAAATAGAACAAATGTCTATTAAGTACATCCCCTTTTATCAGTTGTTCAATAGAAAATTTTTCCTTGGTAATGTTTAACATTTCTTGAGATTGATCGACACCAAAGATATTAAATCCACGTTTCTTAAATTCGTTTACTACGTTTCCAGTTCCACATCCTACGTCCAATATAACACTATTTTCTGTAGGTTGTGTTTGTTGTATTATTTCACCAACTTCATATTCATTCCGAACATTACTAAATACTAAATAATCGTATATTTTTGAGTAAAACTCATCATAAATATCTTTATTTGTTTTTTCAATATGTTGTATGGTGAACCCCTCATTTATTTTTGGATATTTAAAAATATTTGCAAGAATTAATAATACTGCTAATATAATGACAATTTTTTCCCATAAACTTTCCATAAAATAAGATTTTATATTAAAATGTTATTTTAACCAAATAATTCTCTTTTTAAAAGTATGTATGAAATTAATGATATACGAAATGATTTCAAAGGCATTTCCTTTTCGAATTTTAAAAAGGGGGATGTTCAAAAACAATTTATAAAATCTGTATTAGATTCTAACATTGAACCTGCGTGTTTTTGGAGTTGTGAGCTAATTTGTGCCGGACATTTTAAAGATTTGTGGGATTCAATTATTTTACTATTTATTAAACACATTCATATAGCAAATCCTAAAATTGCAGTCTATATAGATAGACGGTTAACGACGTTTGTTGATATTTTATATAATGGGTATGATTCTCGTGAGTTACACATGCGAAATAATGAAAAAATACGAAAAATGTTTGCCGAGGTAATAAGTATTATTACGTTTTCAAAAAAAAGTCATCCATTTGAAGAAATTAAAATTAATAGAATAGAGTTCACTGAATTAAAGTTAAAAGCTACTGATTTAACATTCGCTACATCTTTTAGAAAAGACCCAAAACAATTGTTTTTACCATTGAATGAATTATCTTATTCTTTAAAAACAAAAAATATTATTGATTCGTGCTATTGGGTTTCGTGGTTCATTGAATATGATTGTTATTGTAGAAATAAAAAACTTCCATTATTGATTGAACGTAGAACATTCCTGAAAAATTTGAATCAAAATGTGGTTTGGATGATATGGGAAATCATATTAGAATTTTCTAAAAATTCAGAAACGATTGTTCAAACAATTATTCAAAGTTTATTAAACATTTTCACAAGAAAATATTCACAAACTGAAAATAAAAGAAAAATTTTCATCTTTTATTTTGCGATAAGTTTACTACTTGGTTCGAATGAATATAATATAAACATTATTGACGATGTAAAAACAGTTGAAACCGTTGTATCTAATATTGATGCCATTTACAAACAAATAAAAACAAAGGAAATACCAGCTATAGATTTTGTTGAAAATATAAATTTGGACAAAACAATTGAAAGATTGGAAAAAATGGATTTTTTAACAAAAAATTTTTTACCGCGTATTTAAAGAATTGTCTAATATTATGGAAGAATTAAAAAAATCTGAATCAAATATTTTTAATTTTATTACAAATTCTTTAAAGGGTAGTGAAATTAATTATTCAAATGGTAATTTACCAGTAATGGATAAAATGCGCACTCTAGGTCAAACTACATCTTTGTCACCATCGCCTTCATTTTTCTCATCTATCTCACCTCAATCAAAACAATCATCTTTACCAAATGTCTTGAAATTAGTAGGAGTTTTATTATTACTATTTCTTATTTTTAAAATAGCACAGCATTATTTGTTGTTTGATAAAGTGAACAATGGATTAAAAACAGTTGTAAGAGTTGTTGAAAAAGATCTTAGTAAGATTGGAATAAAAAATCCACTTTTTAACACAAGTAACAATTTAAATAGCAATCAAATTCTTGATTTTTTACTTACAAAACCTCCTAAAAACGACTGGTGTTTTGTAGGCGAATCAGACAAAAATAGGTATTGTACACTTATGCAAGGAGAAAAATGTATGTCTGGAAATATTTTTCCAAGTAAGGATATATGCGTGAATCCAAAATTGAAAATTTAGTTACAATTCACTTACAATTTAATTACGAGCAGGTATTGTTGTTATTCCATTAATAGGCCATTTAGAAGACGTGGCTGTATAAGTTGTTGGTGCTGAAGGTATAAATATTGGAAAATTCTTTGGATAACATAAATTAATAATTGGTCCGGGTACATCTGAATCAGACGTTGGGAAACATGGTGGTTTGTTAACAGAATTTTTCACTGTTCCCGTACAAATATTTTCACGAGAACAATAAATAAGCCTCCCTCCAGTAACAATAGAGCGATTAATAACAGGTTTTACTGGTACTATTGGAAAATTATTTGAATTATTAATTGCTGGCTTATTGTCCACCGGAAATGGTGGATCAATAATATCTATTACAGGTAACGCTGGTTTCGGTAGATCATCGTTAGCTGGTATAATTGGTTGAGTACACTCTGGTAGTTGTATCTCTCCATTAGCATTATTACTAATAATAGAATATTCTCTTCTTTCTAAATAATTTGTATTTGGCGAAGTGACTGAATCTGTTTGCGAGCTCCACCCTTTTTTCCGGTTGCTTCCCAAACCCTTGTATATTCTTGAAATAAGCATTTTTTTTGTAAATGCACTACTGGATGCATTTGACGGATATCTTAAAACATTACCTTTATAAAGCATTTTTATCAACCCCGCTAATTTGTTAACGGGGACTATTTTATTGAAATATGGAACAAATACTTCCTTACTATCTCCAATCTCATAAATAAAGCTACATTTTCCGCTTGATCTTTCCCATAGTCTAGCTGGAACCGGATTATAATTTTTTGTCAGACATCCATCGTTTGCCATTATATATAATAATCCAAAGACAAATAATTTGACTTTGGCTTATTTTTATAATCAGTGACATTATTTGATGAACGTGTATTTGGACCACTTGCAAACAAATTTTGAATTTCTAATACACTAAGAGTCTTATTCCAGTAAAATAGATCTGATAAAACACCACTGAATCCCCCATTCAAAGCAACGTTAACATTTCCATAATTCTGTTTAATTGTACCAATTAGTAATTTGCTTTTTAATAAAACACCGTTAATGTAAACATTTATTGTTTTGTCTTCACACGTTATAACAACTTGAACCCAATTGCCTAATGGAATGTCTGGAATGTAAATTAATTCATTCACTACTGTGTACGTATTTATCACAAGACACAAATCACCGGTATCTGTTATGTAAAGTCCAGGGCAATTCACACTTGAAAGACCATTTGCCGCATCATTTGTCCCTTTAACAAATACATTTTGGTATATTTTTGATTCGATTTTATCGATAAAAAGCCATACGGACCAAGTGAACTCAATTCCACCTTTTTTATCATCCGAACGTTGAACCGTAATTGCTCCATCTATGGAAGGATCTTGTGCGATAATTAATTGCTTATCACCACTATAAACACCACTAATTAATTTCACATGTCCATTTAGTGAAAATATATATGATAAAAGCGCAGTGCTAATTCTAACAAAAATGATGAAAACGATAATCATAAATATCAAAAAAATAACAATTGATAAAATATTATCTGATGAACTTAATGACGAAAAATCCATATAATATAAGTAATATTTTAAATAACTATATTTGCGCGACGAACATCTCCTTTATATAGACTAATGTTCACTCGCAAATCTTTCTCTTGACTCGCTCCGTGTCCTTGGTTGTAAATATTTTTAACTTGATTTGGATTCATATATTGTGTCCAATATTGAAATTTTGAATTCCATCCATTAAAACCTACGCCGCCTGGAGAAATGATAACATTTGCATTACTATCAATATTTACAATACCCTCCAAATATTGAGATTGAACCATTTCGCCATTCATGTAGATATCTATAGTGCTAGTATTTATACTAAATATAAGACTATTCCATTTTTGTAATTCAATCCCCGAAAGAGTACATGTTTTGAAATTTGAATCATTACTCAACACTTTTACCTTTATTGATAACTGAGGAACTGTTTCGTGCAAATATACATCTAAAGATGACACTGATCCAAGTTCGCGTTTGAATATATATTTTTTTTCTCCAAAATTTATACTCCAATCACTAATATAAAACCAAATTGAATATGTAGAATGCTGTGTATTTGTCGTAGATAACTCCAATGTTGATGCATCAATCACTTGTTCTTTTGATGATGTCATTTGATAAATGATTTTTTTTTTATTCAGTAATCGTATAACAATAACAATAATTATAATGATAATTAATATCGTGCCAATCGTACCAAGGTCCATATAAAAGTATAATATTAAAATTAATCGTTTTCTTCATTAAATTTTATTTTTATACTATAATCACTCAATGAAAAATATTTTCCAAATCCAGCTCTATAATTATTCCAAATTTGTATTGATGTCAAAGGAGTCTTTATGCATTTAAAATCTGATGTTAATCCGTTAAACCCCGGACTCGGAGTTAATAAAACACCTCCGGTTGCGTTTGTTTGGGTACCGCTCATAGCAATTGTTCTTACGAGTTTACCATTAATATAAACCTCAATATAAAAGTTTGTAACATTTAATGTTATAAAAACCCATTCTTGCAAAGGAATGTATGCATTGTCTATAACAAACTCGGTTGTATTTTTTTTGATTTTTGAATATAAAGCCGTATTAGGGCTCGTGTTTGTACTTGTGATACCCGTTAAATCCTTTAATAATATACAACCATGCTTATCGCTTGCAGGCAATGTATTTGTTACTTGCGTTGTAGTTATGGAAGGAGAGCTGTAATAATTAAACCCCAAACAGGAATCATCTGATGAGCATATTTTTTCGCAATTTTCTTGACTAGAGTAATAGTATGGTGTATTTGTCGTCGTATAATATTGGTCTTTATTCAAGTCATAATTTTCATAAGTACTGAGTATTTGTTTCATCGTTTCAGATGGCATTTCTATTGTTAAAAAATTCACTTTGTCTGCAATGTTGAGAGAAAAATCACCTCTGGAAAAGATTGGTTTACTTTTTTCACTCCATTTATCTATGTATATCCAAAGAGAATATGTAGAATTGCCACTCGTGGTGCAATCAATTTTAGTTTCAGAGGTTGCCGATTGTTGGGAACCAGTATAAGATGCTCTAGTCATGATTTTATAAATATAATACACTAAAATAATGATAATAGAAAATGTAATTATATTTGTTGTTAATCCCATAACTTATCTCAATACTTTTTTTTTATTCGCATAGATCTTTTGGCTGTTTACTTTAACCATTCAAAAAGTGTTTATATACAAAATTTCATCTGCTCCTATATCTTTATTGTAAAAATTTAAATTTTTAATTTTTATTATTGAATCATTTTCCTCGTTGTATCCAATAGTAATACCGTTTTCATACTCACCTCTGTATATTTCAGAATTAGTTGTGTTAACTAAATCACCATTCATAAATGTATTTATTGTACCATGATTGTAATTTATGAATATATTTATCCATTTTTGTATTTTGATATCTGTTGTTGAATAAATAATAACTTTCTTTTCAATGATAGAACCAATATGAGTATTTAATACTGTATAAGAATCAATAATTTTTTTATCGGTATCCGAAATTTTTGATTTTGTTGTGGATTCCTCGCTTGTTGGAATTGTAACAATTAAATTATTTGATGTAGGTTTGTATTTTACGGATGGATTTTCATTGAATGATAAAATGTTTATAAAACTATTGTCCGATCCAGCTTCTTCAATAAAAAGTGAAAATGATAACCCAAATGTATAGGTTTGTGTGGTTGGTATTCCCCGCGCAAATATCGTTGTGGAATTTTCAGGGTTAAAAAAGTAGTTGTCACTAATACTTATAGAAGGAAACAACGGTGTTGGTATAGTTATTAATTTAAAAGTACTTTGATTATTTGTCAATTTTGATTTAATAAAAGAAATAAGAATATATAAACCAATAAGCCCAGTTTCTAGTGAAACAATTATCAATATACTTTTAAACAAGTTTTTTTCCAAATATTCACCAGAATGTAAATAAAATTCGTTTAGTTTCCGTGGAATAAAAAATATTACATTGGAGATATCGCTTTCATCGTTGTTGACTGCGTTAACTACTTTGTTTCCAACAATTCCGGTTAGTACACTGTTTCCAATCCTAGGTTTAATTCCATTTCCAAAATTTCCACCACGTCTATATGTATTTCTAGGGTCATATCGATTGATTCCATATGTTCTATATGGGTCATAACGATTGACTCCATATGTTCTATATGGGTCATAACGATTGATTCCATACAAATTTTTATAAGGGTCTTTGTAGGAACTTCTGATCAAACTTTGTCTACTCAAAGTTTTCTTTTTAGTTTGAAATATTCTATAAATTAATCCAATATTACTAAAAATAATTAGCATTGAAAAAAGAAATATTAAAAAATCGTTTAATTTGTTTGTATAAGATGAATAATAGTTTGTTTTGAAAATAATAGAAAAAAGTTGTGTTAAATGAACAATTGCATTAAATATTGTGATACTAAATTGAATCAAAACAAAGAATAATAACCCAATAAAAATATTTTGAAATGAATCCCAACTAGTTTTATATATTTTATCTATATATGCATTCATAAAAATAAACAAAAGTACAATGATAGAAAAATAAAAAATTAATTTTATACCATCTATCATGGTTAGTGGAGTTACTTTTTTAAATTCCTTGCAGTATTTGTCTTGTTGATTTTCAGTAGAATTTTTTTTATCTCCGATTATACTACCAACATAATAGCCAAAAATAGTAAATATAATAGTAAACAACAAACCTACCCCAAGTATTATCCTTGTTGATATATCATCAAACGAAGCTCCTCTGTATATTTCTGTTAAACCCAAAATATTTAAAAAAGGATTACTATTCTTTGTAAAAGTTAATGTACTATTCAAGAAAAAAACTATTACAATAAATAACAAACCGCAAATAAAAAATACAATTGGAGATATAAATCTTGCGAACCATCCTTTGGTAGTGAGAGAACAATTTGTTTTACTTTCGTGTTGTAATAAAACATCATTTAATAAACGATAGAATTTGGAAAATAAATAAATCAATAATAAAAGAGTAATTAAATTAACAATGGGAGAGTCTAGTTGTTTCAGTCCGTAAAAAATTAAAATTATTACAACAACCCCAAATAATTCTTTTACGTAAGACCAAACTTTATACAAGGTGTTTTCGTTGGATGAATCAAAATTGATCAAAGCTGAAATTCGAAATAAATGATATAGAATAAACAAAAATAATATTGTAAAAGCCCCTCCTCCCAATTTGGCAAGTGTGTTTACTTGCGGTGTCAAAACTAGATTTTTTGTTTTCATCATTAAGACTGTTAGTAAAATGGTTAATACTACAAATGTTGACCAAAACCACTTACTATTTTCCTTGTCATTCAAATTTTCAGAAGGTTCCTTTTCGTTTTGTTCCGTTTGTTGCGACTTTTCATCATTTAAGTTATTTCTATTTACTACTAACATGACAATATTAAAAATGATAAATGCAAATAAAATTCCACAAATATTTTTAGAAAGTTCGCTTCCACCGTTATTCAATGTAAAAAGAAGACCTCCTAATGTTACCCCAAATACTAAAAGATAAATCATAGGATAAAAAAAATATGTTTGTACAGTTGCAACGGGAATTTGAAATATGAATGGTAGCAAATTCACTAGAATTAAAAAAAATCCAACGCATGAAAAAAACATATTCCAATTACCATTTAGATTTGATAAAAGGAGAAAGGATGAAATAAACAAAATTAGAATCATACAAAAGTATTTCCACATTGTTTGCATAATAGAATTTGGTGTAATTGTTTGAACACTGTTGTTGTTCATTAAAATCACAAGTATGAAGAGAAATATAATTGCGAATAATGCAAAAGAATATAGCCAATAAGTAATAGGGAATTGTGTGTAGTTTGCATATCCGCAAAAAACAATCCACAATGCACTTATTGCAATTACCCATCCCCACCAAATTGTAAATATTTTTTTGCAACCGGCTACTATGACCTCGTTAGGATCGTTATTAAATGTGCATCTCCAGAATAATCCAACAAATGTGAATAAAAACCCACACAATGTCAGCACAAATGTTATTTGAGGCCAAAAACTATAAAAGCTTTTAGTAAAGCTACTTTGATTCATAAAGAAAACTTTCCAAACCAAAATTAAAAAAATAACGATTGTTTCAAATATAAGAAACGAACCAACAAAAGTTGTTGATGTATTTGTTAATAATTTATTTATTCCACTTGCGAAATAAATCATTAATATTAGTAAAATACCCGGGATTATGTAAAAATAATAGTAAAGCGTATCATTTATGGTTGTAGAATTTTTTAAAAATGGATATATAGTCAGTAAAATAAAAAGATAGACTATAAAATAGTAAAAAATAAGTGTATAATTTGTCTGTTCAGTAAATATGTTTTTGATAAATTTCCAAACATCCCATTTCATTAATATATTATTATATAAAAAACACTGGATATTATCAAATTACATGTTTTCCATGGCCGTTTTTTTTCCGTGACATTCTCTACATAAAGCAACAAGATTATCCGTTTCATTGCTTCCACCATATTCCAGTCGAATAACATGATCAACTTCATACCAAGCATTTAATTGATTACCACAATCCTTACATTTCCATCCTTGTTGAGAAGCCACAAATTTCTTTTTTGTTTCACTCACAGAACGTTTTGTTGCCTTTTTTCCCAATTCTGTAGCAACTGGAAGTGAAATATTGTTTGTTTTTTCCATGAAACTTTTTCCTTTTGTAAAATCAATTACGGGTGAAAGTAAGTGCATTGCTGATCTATCAATCGGCATACTTTTAATAATATTATTTGCATAATACAACATGTTTTGACCATTTGTAGGTGCCTTTTTAATGTAAATGTAAAGACTGAAGATTGCGAATATCCAAAAAGCTGTCTTGTAATATTTTTTGTATGATAAAACCATATTGGTATATTTTTGTTTGTGATAAGCATCGTAAATGAAAAATCCAACCAAAACAATTAAAAAAATTTCAAGTTTCATTATTATTTGATATTATTATTTTTTATAGTAATATATAATTACAGCTATCAAAATTAACATTACAAGGTATGAAATACGATTTTTTCGTGTTCGAACAACCTTGTATTTTTCATAATAACGACTATAATACATTTCTATAGTTAATGTTGGTTTGTCCAAAATTTCGTTTATTTTATTATTTATAAAATGTACCCATTTTATTAATGATTTTCTATCATCCAAATATGGTTTAATGGGGTATAGATTTAAGAAAGTCTGAAATTGTTTAGACATTTCATCGTGTGGTATGAATAAAGGTATATTTTGAATAAAATCATAATACTTTTTTTTTATGACATCATTTGGGTATTTAGGATAGTGAAAAGCGATAATATCTAAAAAAGACCAAAATGTGGGTCCCCAAATATTAGGATCATACATTTGCATAAAATAATATAAAAATTTGAAAGAATAAATTTAATGAATATTCAATGTATTAATTGTGGTATTATTGGACATTCTATACAAAAATGCAAATATCCGATTATAAGTTATGGCATTGTTCTCTATGATTTGATAGAACAAAAGTATTTAATGATATGTCGAAGTAAAAGTTTCGGATACACTGAGTTTTTAATTGGCAATTATTCTGTTAATAATAATATCCAAATTCAATATTTGATTGATGAAATGTCACTTGAAGAAAAAAACAACTTATTAACATTGGATTTTTCAAAATTATGGCAAGATTTATGGCCAAAGCCAATGGACGAAAGAAGTAAAAAAAAATTTGATATATTAAAAAAAGAGAGATTGGAGTTTATGATTAAAAATTCAACAAAATGGGAATCTCCAGAATGGGAATTTCCAAAAGGAAGAAAAAAAATTCGAGAAAAAATGGTTGAATGTGCGATACGTGAATTTACAGAAGAAACTGGTTATACAAAATATGACATTAAAGTTTTGGAGAACGTTATCCCGTTTGAAGAAGTTTTTATTGGTTCTAATATAAAAAGTTATAAACACAAATATTATTTGTCAATATTAGTTGGAAACAAAGAGCCTTTAAATTCTATCCAATATTCTGAAATTTCAAAAATAAAATGGATGACATATGAAGAATGTTTAAAAAATATACGTGATTATAGTGTCGAGAAGAAGAAAATGCTTACTAATATAAATAATGTAGTAACCAAATACAATATTATTGTATAATTTTTTTTAGTTTGTAAAAGTAATGAGTAAACGTTCAAAAACAAAAAAGGTTATAAGAATCAGAGAAGAGTCTGATTCTGATTCTGACACAGAAATAAAAATTGAAGTAAGTGAAGAACCCATTGAATCCTTGTGTAAAAATACGGAAGGATTTTCAGAAGGATTTTCAGAAGGATTTTCAGAAGGCGTACAAAGTGCCTCTTTAAATTACAAGCAAAGTTTGTCAAAAGACTTTCAAGAAAAAGAATTGACAAAATTTGACAAATTATCAAAATCATTGGCCTTATCAGAATCTAAAGAATCACAATATCAAACAACCCAATCGGAATTTTCAAACTTACCCTCCACTACAGATGTAGAAGGTGTACGCGATTTTGTCAACGAAAAGCAAGAAGAACTCATTATGAAATATGATGGTTGTACAGAGTATTCTAAGAGTTGCAATGATGTATTGAATGAAAAAGAATTATTCGAAGAATCAATTCTTAGTAATTTGTCTTATCAACTCACACCAACCGAATATCCAAATCTTAATGATCCTAATTTTAATAGTAAAATTAGTGCTAAACTTGAGTTTGGTATTTTTAAATACAACGGCGAAATAAAAGATTTAGAAGAATATTCGAATGAGTTGAGTAGTCTTCCTTTTGAATTATCTCCTCATCAACATTTTATAAAAAATTTCTTGTCACCATCTACTCCTTACAACAGTGTACTACTATTTCACGGGTTGGGGACAGGTAAAACGTGTTCTGCAATAGGTATAGCAGAAGAAGAGCGAGATTTTATAAAATATATGACCCCATATAAACAAATTATTATTGTGGCCACTCCAAATGTGCAAGAAAATTTTATTCTACAGTTGTTTAATGAAAATGATTTAAAGAACGAAGATGGTCTGTGGTATTCTTCTTCATGTGTTGGAAATAAATTCATACAAGAAGTAAACCCGACAAACAAAAAGGATGTTCCGAAAAATGTAATAAAAAGACAAATCAATAGTCTTATTACTAAATATTACAAATTTATGGGGTATGAACAATTTTCTTCAAAAATTGAAGAATTTGTTATAAAAGGAAACGGTGACAAATTTAAAACAGTGAAAAATATTCAAAACTTTTTTGATGGAAGGCTTGTTATTTTTGATGAAATACATCATGCAAGCGAAGATGTCGAAAAAAAGAATATTTCGAAAAATTTAATGTTGTTGGTAAAAATGGCAACCATTAAAATGGTTTTGCTTACTGCAACACCAATGTTTAATAATTGCAAAGAAATTGTGTGGTTAATTAATTTAATGAATTTGAATGACAAACGAAGTCGAATTTATACTAAAGATGTCTTTACAGACAATGATGAATTTATAATATCTGATGATGATTTTGGGAAAAATTTATTACTAAGAAAGTCAAGAGGGTATGTTTCTTACGTACGAAGTGACAATCCATATATATTTCCATTTCGTGTATATCCATACGTTTTTGCACCACAACATACATTTAAATCAATGATGGAAGTTACTGAGAGAGAGGCTGAGAACAGATATCCCACGTATCAATTAAATGGTATTGAAATTGAAGAAGAATCTAAATTAAAAATTTTAGGAGTATATTTGAACGAAATTGGAGATTATCAAAGTTTTGGTTATGATTATATCATTGATGCTTTAAAAGAAAGACCATTAACAATGATTAACAAAGCTGGTGAAGTTGTAAATGTTGCTAAAATAATGAATATGGTGAGTTTTAATTACACTGTTTTACAAAATCCGATTCAAGCATTAAATATTATATATCCGTATTCTGGTCTTGATGAATCTGTTTTAGATGAACCGGATGAACTAGATACGATTGTAAACCCAGTTGAACCCGAAACAATAAACCAATCAGATGAAAACGAAACAATAAACCAATCAGTTGAACCCGAAACAATAAACCAATCAGTTGAACCCGAAACAATAAACCAATCAGTTGAAAACGAAGCAATAAACCAATCAGATGAAAACGAAGCAATAAACCAAAAAGTTGAAATCGAAGTAGACCACCCAGATGAAAACGAAGCAATAAACCAAACAGTTGAAATCGAAGTAGACCACCCAGATGAAACCGAAGTAATTGTGAACCAGTTTAAAGGTGGCGGAGATTCATTATTTCAATCCGTTTCTAGTTTAGTTAATACTGTTATTGGTTCTGCGGATAAAAACATAATCACAATAAAAAATGTGGAGAAAAATGTACAAATGGGGGGGGGATTCGATCCTCGTTTGTTAATTGGGACAAGAGGTTTAAAACGCATTATGAATTACGATGATACAGATACAGTGAAAGGTAATTTTAGTTATAAACCAGAAATATTAGAAAAATATGGTCCTATATTCAGCATTGATCTCATAGGAAATTACAGTTGTAAAATTAAAAATATTTGTGAAAATATTCGGGATTCTACTGGAATTATATTAGTTTACTCACAGTATCTTGATTCTGGAATAATTCCAATGGCACTTGCACTAGAAGAAATGGGGTTTGATCGTTATAATGGAAATAATTTATTTGGAAAACACAAAAAGAATAAATTAAAATACATTATGATAACCGGAAGTAGTTTGTTATCTCCAAATAATGCTCAGGAATATAATGCAGTCAGGTCAGATAAAAATATTAATGGTGAAATTATAAAAGTGATATTGATATCAAGTGCCGGATCAGAAGGGTTAGATTTCAAATGTGTTCGTCAAGTACACGTAATGGAGCCTTGGTACAACATGAGCAAAGTTGAACAAGTATTGGGTAGAGCCATACGCAATTTTAGTCACAAACTTTTACCATTTATCGAAAGAAATGTTCAGATATTTTTGCATGCAACCATGCTAAAAAGAAGGGAGGAAGAATCCGCCGATTTATATATTTATCGCACGGCTGAAAAAAAAGCAGAAAAGATTGGAAAAGTCACAAGAGTGTTGAAAGAAAATGCAATTGATTGTATTGTCAATAACGCACAGCTCAATTTTAATTATAAAAATTTTGAAACAATGCAAGTAAGACAAATTCTTTCAAATGGAAAAGAAATAGACAACTTGACAGTTGGTGATGTTCCATATTCTCCAAATTGCGACTATCAGCCTTCTTGTGACTATACTTGTATTAATAAAACTTCTGAAATAACAAATGAATATGAGGATTTGAAAAGTTTGGAAAAATTAAATGAACTTACCATTAAAACTATTTTATACATGTTTAAGCTTGAGCATTTTTATAAGTTTTCTGATTTTTTACCAAAGTTCACAATCAATCAATTAAATTATGCTTTTACGAAATTAATAGATGATCAAACTGTTATATATGATAAATACAATCGTCCAGGAAAAATAGTAAATGTTGGAGAATATTATTTGTTTCAACCAATAGAATTAAAGGATAAAAAAATCACTATTTTTGATAGATCAGTACCAATTGACATAAAAATGCAGGGGATTGTCTTTAATATTAAAGAAAATGCCAGACAAATGAAACAAACTCGTGCCCAAGATGAAGAATTACACAAACTACTTATGATGGATAGAGAGGATACAGAAATTGATGATAAGCAAATAATGTTAACTCCTAAAGAATTGGGTGTTTTTTTCAAAAAACCTCAAATTTTGTTTGATGCGGAAACTGAATATAAAAAAGTTCAGCGATTAGTTGAATATCCCGCAAATATCAATAAGACAAATTGGTACGAATATTGTGCGGTTGTTTTTAATCAGATCTTGAGTGAAAAAATTATGAAAAAGGAGGACCTTGACGAATATTTAATTGACCATATTATTGATTGCATGATATATAGAAATAAACGAGCATTGTTATTTTATTTAATTGAGCATGCATCCACTCCATTTGAATTATTACTATTAGATGGATTCAAACGAAATATGCATGATGGTTATATTTTATTATATGACAACGAATCAAAAGAAAATCGATTATTCATTCTTGAAGAGGATGGAAATATTATACGCGATGCTTTACCAGAAGACGTTCGTTTGCGTCCCATTCAAAAGAAGAAAAAACTACAAAAGTATATTGGGTTTATAGATGCTCGCGCAGATTACATTTTTAAAATCAGAGATATTACAAATACTAGATCAACGGGATTGAATTGTGCTAATTATAAAAAACCAAATTTATTGGAATTATTAAATTCAATTTCGTCGCCGAATGTGTACACTACAAAGTATGACACAAAGGCATTGTGTTTGTTTTTAGAAATATATATGAGAAATCATAATAAATATAATGAAATTAAATGGTTTTATTCGACTGAAGAAGCCATATAACCATTAAATTGAAAAAATATTAAGGATAATTATAGTAGTATAGTTTAATGGAAAAAAAATTAACATTGAAAAATCCACTTTTAAATGAAGGAGATAAAGAAATTTCTACGGAAGAGTCAAGTATATCACCTCCAAGAACTCCTGCGGTTGATCCAAGATCAAGGACTTCTACAGACGATTCTTCAGAACCAATTCCTGCGGTTGATCCAAGATCAAGGACTTCTACAGACGATTCTTCAGAACCAATTCCTGAGGTTGATCCAAGATCAAAGACTTCTACAGACGATTCTTCAGAATCAACTCCTGCGGTTGTTCCAAGATCAAGGACTTCTACAGACGATTCTTCAGAACCAACTCCTGCGGTTGATCCAAGACCTCTTATTTCTTCAAAAAGAAATGTAATCACTCTAGAGAATCCTACCAATGGAGATGTAAGCCCACCATATAATCCTGCTCCATATAATGCTCCATATCCTACTAATGGAGATGTAAGCCCACCATATAATCCTGTTCCATATAATGCTCCGTATCCTATCAATGGAGATGTAAGCCCACCATATAATCCTACCAATGGAAATAAAAGTCCAAAGGAAAAAGCAAATGTCGGTTTGGAAAAAACAGATAAATTAATAATACCAAAAAAGAATGCTAAAAATCAAAATAGGAAAATTTTAGAAATTTATTCAAGATCACTTGTATCAAAAAAAGTTTCATTGGAAATGAAACATATCGGAAGTAATATTATTTCTATCTTAGAGAAAAACCTGAAGGATTCGTATGAAGGAAAATGTATCGCAGAAGGGTATGTTAAAAAAAATTCAATAAAAATAATTTCTTATTCTTCTGGAAAAATAAATAATTTTGGGGTACTATATGAAGTATCATTTGAATGTTATATTTGTTTTCCAGTAGAAGGACAACTTATAAACTGTGTTGCTACAAATATAACAAAGGCGGGAATTAAGGGAGCAAGTACAGAATCACCTTCTCCGTTTATTGTTTTTATTTCACGGGATCATTTGTTACCAAATAAGAAATTTTCAGATATTAATGAAAAGGATCATTTTGTTGCTCGTATTATAGGACAACGTTTTGAATTGAATGATACTTATATTTCGATAATTGCAGAAATAAAAGAAACCAAAGAAAGAAAAAGATATTAGCTAAAAATATTTAAAATTAAAAAGGTTCTAATAAATGGATACTAGATTGAAAAAACTAAACAATATGAAGATTTGTATAGAAAATATGGATAAAACAAATCAAATAGAAGTGTTACGACTCTTGCAAAATCATTTGGCAGTTTTGAATGAAAATAAAAATGGAATATATATTAATTTATCAGAACTTGACGAAAATATAATTGAACAAATATACAAATTTGTAGAATATATTCATAAACAAGAAAGTAAACTAACTGTAGATGAGTCTGAAAAACAAACTTATAAAAATACTTATTTTGATAATAAAGACAAATTGCTTAATTAATATAATGGAGTTTTTTTTAACTAACAAAAATATTTCCGCTTTTTTAAAACACAAGACTGTAAAAAAATTTGAATTACATGAAAATGATTCAAATTTTTGGAAATTTTTTATTATCTGGAAAGGGGTCGCGGAATACGAAAAACTTCTTTTGTTTAAACAAACAAAAATTCAAGAAAAACGCTTGAAATTAGAGTTTCAAGAAAAGTTGGCGGATGAAAAGATAAAAAAGAGAAATGATGCAATAGAGAACTTGTATCAAAATAAAACAAATCTATCTACAATTATTACTCTCGCTTCTCTAGAAAATATCAATATTTTATTTATAGACAAAAAAAGCTATTACCTTTGCAAAAATAATGATACACCGTATTATACAATATTTGGTGAAACTGAAAAAATAAAGGATTTTCATCTTGAAGATAAAATACAGCGTCCTACCATTAACTATTCACTGCGTCCTATTGCTATGTACAAATTAAACGAACTAAAAATCATTCATAATTTAACTGGCCTCTCTTTAAAAAAAACAAAGAAGGAATTGTATGAAGAAATAACGCAATACTTGTGTAATTAAATTGAATTTAAATATAAAATAAATGAATATATAAAATGGAAAGAGTGACAGTATCACAACTTGTAGAGGATTATTTAAGTCTTCTCCCAAAAAGAATTGACTACAATTTGACATTAGAACTAGAAGCAAAGCTGACTAATGGTAAAATACCGTTAAGTAAAATAGATTACAACAATATAATTGCAAAATTGATAGGTAAGAATTACAAATGTAAAGACAGTGAAGGAACACTGATGTTACGTATGTCAATGGAAGAATTGAATAAAAAAACTGGAAGGTTTCAAATGTCGTATATTCGCGTAGAAATAGAAGGACAATCAATACGAGATTATTGTAAAACAAATGAGATTTCACCATTGTTGAATAATGGTGGCGAAATTCAACTAGTAGAAAAATCAAATATAATAAATAATAAAAAATATTTCTCTGCTATTAATGACGATTATAATCTCAAAGTAGATTTAAGAGGAGAAAAGGTAATAAATAAAGATAGTCAAAAAGGGATAAATTTTGTTGAAAATTGGAGAGAAAGCAAGAAAACATATCGTTTGATAAATCGCGTTGAGTTCAGGCAAGAAGATAATCCATGTATTGTTCATTTGAGTATTGTCAAACAACAGTACACACCTAGCTTCACATTACAGCAATCAAATTTGTTTGATTTGAGTGAAAATTATGAAGTAGAAATAGAAATAGACAATTCACTTGCGTTATCTGATAGAGAAAAGACAAAAGATATTTTTAAAAAAACAATACAAGACGTCCTTTGCGGAATTCAAAATACTGACTTTCCTATTTCAATTCGCGAAAAAGAAAATGTACTAAAAGAATATTATCGATTAATTAATCAGAAGCAAGAAGATAAAGTTCCTCGATATCTCTACAATTCTCATCAGTTTATTGGCCCATCTTCCGTAACTCTTCATCAAAAACATATCATTGAACCCAACGACAATATAAAGGCGCCAAATATAAGAATAAATTATACTGTTACAGAAAAAACAGATGGTGATAGATGTTTATTATTTATTAGTGATAGGAAAATTTATTTTATAAACAACAGAATGAATGTAACGTTTTCTGGTTGTTTACATAAAACAAGATCTTATAATAATACAATTATTGATGGAGAATATGTTCGTTTTGATAAGAAGAATAATCTACTAAATGCATTTTATGCATTTGATATTTATTTCTTATACGGAGAAGATGTGCGAGATCAACCATTCTTTGTGGACGAAGTATTTGACGATTTAAATAAAACAGAAGGGTTATGCCGTTATGGAGATTTGGCTGTATTCATGACGAGAGATTTGAACCCAATCCCTTTTGTTGAATCTGAAAGTTGCGTAAAATTTTATGTCAAAACGTTTTATCCAAAAGTTCGCGGTCAAACTATCTTTGAATCTTGTAATGAGATAAATAAGAGAATAGACTTATTTGAATATAACACAGATGGCCTCGTGTTTACTCCAATGGATTTAGGGGTAGGATCAGTTGGAGAATTAGATAGATCCGGGAAAGTAATAATACCGAATACGAAAACTACTTGGATTTATTCATTGAAATGGAAACCAGAAAAGTATAACACTGTTGATTTTCTGGTGACAACAAAAAAGAATGACTCGAACGAAGATGAAGTAACACCCATCTTTTTAGAAGGAACAGATTTAACCAAAAATGTTCAAATAGAGTATTACAAAACTCTTGTTTTGAGGTGTGGGTATAGTCAAAAGAAGCATGGTTATTTAAATCCATGGAAGGATCTACTAGAAGACAAAGTAGTAACAGGTCGTGAGGATGAATATAAACCAGTACGGTTTTTTCCAACAGAACCAAGCGATGTCAATGCTGGTTTGGTACACATGCCTCTTAAAAAAGATAGCAAGGGTTCATACGTAATGAAAACAGAAGAAGACGATGTATTTCAAGATAATACAATTGTTGAATTTTATTATAATAAGAATGATTCCGAATTTTGTAGATGGAAGCCATTGCGATTACGATATGATAAAACTGCAGACTTTAAACATACTGGGAAAAATTTTGGCAATGATTATGCAATAGCAAATGACAATTGGCACTCGATTAATCGCCCAGTGACAGAAAAAATGATTTATCATGGAGAAGATATCCCTTCTTTGTACACCATCGAAGAATCCGTTTATTATAACACCTCCGGTAGTACAAATTTTTTGAAAAACTTGCGAAAATTTCATAATGTTGTAAAAACAAAATTGATGAATGTTGCAAAGAGAAATGACATTCTTATTGATTATGCTTGTGGAAAAGGAGGCGATTTACCAAAATGGGAACGCGCAAAATTGTTTTTCGTTTTTGGTATAGATATATCAAAAGACAATTTGGAAAATCGGCTTGATGGTTCTTGTGCAAGGTATTTGAATATGAAAAAAAATGTAAGAGAAATACCCGGGGCACTCTTTGTACTGGGTGATGCTTCAAGAAATATCAAAACAAATGATGCAATGCTAGACGATAAATCAAAAATAATTACAAGTGCTGTTTTTGGTAAAATACCTAAAAAAAATCTGGATAAAACAGTTGATGAATATTATGGGGTTGGTAAAAATGGGTTTGACGTTTCTTCGTGTCAATTTGCAATACATTACATGTTTAAAGATAAAATATCACTTGTTCGGTTTTTGCAAAATGTTTCTGAATGCACAAAGGTAAATGGGTACTTTATAGGAACTTGCTATGATGGGGAAACTATTTTTCATGAGTTGCAACGAAAAAAAATGAATGAATCTCTTGTTATAAAAAATGATGGTATAAAAATTTGGAGCATTACAAAAAAATATGAAGAAACTACATTTGCGCCTGATGAAACAAGTGTAGGATTCAAAATATCAGTTTTTCAAGAATCGATCAATAATGAGATTGATGAATATTTGGTGAATTTTTCATATCTTGTATTTTTGATCGAAAAGTTTGGGTTTACTCTCATTTCACGCAAAGAAGCAGAATCATTTGGTTTGAAGAACGGAACAAATATGTTTAGAAGTCTGTATGACCAAAGAGATAATTTAAGTACAGACGAAAAAAAGATATCCTTTTTGAATCGATATTTCATATTTAAAAAGGTATTTCATGTAAACACCCAAGAGTTAACAAAAATATTATTGAATGAGGAAGTGGAGGTTGAAAAAGAGCCTGCCAAAAAGAAGGAAAAAATTATGGAGGAAGACGTTCCCGAATTAAACATTGAAAAATTAGTTCAAGAGATTGAAGCAGAACCAAAAACGGATGTAATAAAAATAAAAAAAGCAAAAATATGTCAATGTATCAATGCAAATGGTGTTCGCTGTACAAATAAAGTAAAGGTAACAAAGGAGAATCCAAATAGTAAATATTGTGGATTACACACAAATTGCAAAAATGAGCCTGATGTTCCGAACCTTCAAAATGAAGATGTTGATAAAGTAATAATTAAGGCAAAAAGATCTGAAAAAAATATTTGTCAATGTAAAAAAGCAAACGGAGAAGCATGCACAAATAAGGTAAAGGTTACAAAGGAAAACCCAAATAGTAAATATTGTGGTTTGCACACAAATTGTAAAAATCCTACCCAAGCTCAAGAAATTCAAGCTGAACTAGAAGAAGCACAAGAAGAAGCACAAAAAGAAGTACAAGAAATTCAAGCTGAACTAGAAGCACAAGAAGTAAAAGAAGTAGCTGAACTAGAAGCAGCACAAGAAGTAAAAGAAGTACAAGAAGTAGCTGAAGTAGCAGAACTAGAAGCACAAGATGAACCTGTAGAAGATATACCCAACAAAATAATAATTAAAACAAAACGTGCTAAAAAGGAAACCGAAGGTAAAACAAAACGAGTAATAAAAATTTGTGAATGTATGAAAGCGAATGGTGAAAGATGTAGTGCAAAAGCTCGCCCAGATAGTAAATATTGCGGTACACACGCAAATTGTAAAAAACCAATGAATTAATAATTTTATATTAAAACTATAGTATTTGTTTATAAAATGTATCTGAAGATAAAAAAAAATAAAAATATAGAATTTACATCAAAGCCTACTATTGAAAAAGAATCTTCTATTGCGAAATCATTGAAAACTCAATTAGAAGTGTATAAAACGCAAAATTATCATAAATTAACAAAAATAATCGAACCATATGGTTTTTTGTATTCTCCCATTCACTCAAATGATGTTACTATTAGTCATCTCATTAAAGATCGCTTATTTTTTGAATTTTTTGAAATTTGTACAAATATACAATTTGATGAAGAACTGACTATTTTTTCAACAAATAGTATTTTTAATGATTTTTTAACATATAAAAAAATACCATATACTGTTAGTGATGTAAATTACAATTTTTGTTTTTTTGATATAGACACTCCAAAAAGAGAAATAATTGAAAGGGTTACTAATCAAAGCAATAACGGTAAAACAATTATTAAAACAAAATGTTCTAATCAATCAATAGAACTTGTTTATTTTTTATCTACTGTGTACAATGTTATATTGTTCAGACCAAAAATTACAACAGACAGTTACATGTTTATTGTTTGTCAAAAATATCAAAATAATTATCAAACGATAGATTATAATATAAATATATACGATAAAATACCACTTTATTTCGTAAATAATATAAATGATTTTTACACAATAATCCAACAGCGAGTACTATATTTTCAATCACAACTTGTATTTTATTTGTTACATGAAAATAACGAAAAAATAAAAGAGATTAAAAATAAAAATATAGCAAATACGATAACCTGGTGCGAATTATATGGAATTCCTTATAATAATATAAAAATAAATATCTTTTCTGAAGAAATTACTTTAGTTGTTTAGTATTTGGAGTATACTTTGGATCCATTAAATTAGGATTCATATATGAAAACTTGCTTAATCTATTTCCAGATTGTTTTGTTACGCCACAATTCACACATGGTGCTTTTGTCTTGTAAAGGTTTGAAGTTTGACAGTTGTTGCAAGTTAAGCTTTGATATGGAGTTGTCGTATTATAATCATATGTTTCAAGAGTAACGACATTCTTTTTCAATATATAATTGCTTGAAGATACTGCACCTTCTTTAGCAAATTGTGGATTACTTGGTTTATAGATAACTTTTCCACAGCTTTTATTTGGTCCAGCAAGATTTAAATAATTTTCATTGGATGAAATAACGCTATTAATAAAGACATTTAGCTTTTCTTTATCATCCCTGAGTCTAATTTCAGAAAGTAATTTTGACAAGAAATCAATAAGACTCGATGACTTTATTTCAAGAATGATTGTTTCAAATGATGGATCATACCCTATTAAAGCGGTTGATAAATAATCTATTATTTGAAGTTCGACCCCCTCTCTTATGATAAAATTTGGCAAACAATTTGCCACATAAAAATTGTCAATAGATAGTGGATCGCCTGGTTTACATGTTACACAATTTTTTGAAAAGTCAGATGGAACTACAAAATTAAAAATTCGTTGATTATATGTTTGGCATCTGTTTTGTAGATACTGATATGTTGTTGTATAATAATTTTGTTTTAAGTTGGTAGATGATCTCACTAGCCGTAATGCATTTTTTTGTTGATTGCAACAAAATGGCACGTCTGCATTTTTCACAAATATTGGCTGATCACCATTTTGCATAATGACAGATGGTTTTTGATTATAGTTAACAGTTGGATAAATATCACTAACAGTAGCTATTCCTTGAAAGCGGCTACATAATTCAACTGTCTTTTCAATATTGTTTGTTTCATTTATTTTATTTTGTGTTACACTTACACATCCAGGCATATCCATTAATTGAGCAACTAAATTACCACCGGTACTGCTTTTTACTTCTCGGTTTTCTTGATAATAGTTTGGTAATTTTTGAAATACAGATATTCCTTTTCTATAATGTTTTATAGGTCTTGCTTGACTATGCTTGTAGATGACATTATTTGTAAAATCCTTGTTTGTATAAGGACGTATGGATCCCCATGTAATTCCTACTGGATTGCTAAAAAAACCGGTTCCTTTCCACGACTTGTACCCACCTTGTCGCGATCTATTATTGTAAGTATTCATTCCTTGTGGATAAAAAGAAGAAGACATATAATTATATTATATAATTTTATATGAAAAGAAAAACATCGGCAATCTTTTTCTTTCTCATTGGCGTTATTCTTGTTCTATTTTTTTTTCCATTAGTTGAAGGATTTGAAGATTGTATGGTAGATACTTTAGCAACTATGAAAAATCAGATTGCAGAATTGAGAAAAGACGTTGACGAATTAAAAACACCAACATTGGATCAAACATCAGATGTAGCTAATTCTCAGTTAGCTGGTAAAACAGATCAAACATATAGTGAGTTAAATAATAATCTTGCAGATCCGACAATTTAAAAAATAAAAGTATTTGAAAATAGTATGTTTGGATCGTCGAGTCAACCTCAATATATTCCAGAATATGCAGAAAATTTAAAAGGTGACGAACTTTTAACTCCAGCGCAAGCAAACGTTTCTGGTGATGGAACATCAGATGTTACTCTAAAAAGAGATTTTAGTGCACTTTCTAGTTATTTATGTGCTATTACTGGAGGATGTAAATCAGATAGCAGTATAGTTACAACTGATGGTACATATAATTTTGGGAGTAAATATTTTTTTAACACAAATAATAAATGCACATTAACAAGTTCTGAAAACATTCAATACTGTGATCCGACTGCAAAGCCGAATCAATCTGTTTATCAATATATTTACATAAATACAAAAAGCGATGGTTTACTCAAAGGAGTTTTATCAGATGTTGAAAATATGGCTACGATACCATTTGAGATGATTGAAATAATGTCTGGATTAGGTAAATCAAATTGTAAATGCGTACCATTAAAAGTTTCTGGAAAAGATGGTGGTGAAAGTTGTGCTGCGGCATTTATTAGTGAAAAAGATGCACAGAGCCCAGATGTTATAAAAAATATGTGTTCAAATAATATCATGGATCCTATTTATAACTTGAAAACACCTCAAAGTTCTGGATTGGGCACAAATTTTTCCGGATCCAGCATACCTAGTTTACCTAGTTTTGGATTCGGAAAAAGTGGATTTACAACAATGTATGTAAATCATATGAATAATATTGAAATGATTTTTTTTATTATATTCGGCATATTAATGCTTATTATTTTATATAAAGTGATATAAAAATAAATTGATTTATAAATATTAAGTTGTCTGATGAAAAAAATGAACATTGATAATCAATATGGTGCCGACCAAAACGCTTGGGATCTGTTATCTTCTTATTACGATGACGAATATCTTTCAAAATTAGTGAAACATCAGTTGGAATCGTATAACAATTTTGTGAACATACAAATTTACAGAACAATCGAAATGTTTAGCAATATCAAAGTTGCATCTGAACAAGATTATAGTCCTAAATGCAAAAAACACAACTTGGTGATGTATTTATCGTTTGATAATTTTACAATGTCGCAACCACAAATACATGAAAATAACGGGGCGATAAAAATGATGTTTCCACAAGAAGCAAGACTTCGGAATTTCACTTATTCATCTATGATGTCAATGGATATTAATGTGAAAATACATATTTATACTGGAGAAAACTTGGAAATAGAAACAATAAAGTATAAAAAAATGCCTTCTGTTCATATAGGCAAAATGCCTATAATGGTAGGCTCATCATTGTGTGTTTTAAAACAATATAGTATTTTAGAAAAAACAAAAGTTGGCGAATGTCCTTATGATACGGGCGGATATTTTATCATAAACGGTTCGGAAAAAACTGTTATTGCACAAGAACGTGCAGCGGAAAATAAAATATATTGTTTTAATATTAGTAAAAATAATACAAAATATTCTTGGGTTGCAGAAATAAAATCGACTCCTTCACACAAGTGTATTTCTACGAAACAAATTAATATTATGTATTCTAGTAAAGATAGTGGAGGAGGTCATGTTTTACATATTCAGATTCCTAGATTAAAACAACCAGTTCCGTTGTTTATTGTTTTCAGAGCTCTTGGTGTCATTAGTGATAAGAAAATTTGCGAGAAAATACTTGACATAGATAGTAATTTAATCGATATATTACAAGGTTCAATCATAGAAGCAAACACTTGTTTAACAAAAGAAAGTGCGTTATTATATTTAACAAATTATGTAATGTACACACCTATTAATGTAGACAAAGAAACTGGGCAGGAGAAAAAACACGAATTTGTGTTAGATATATTATCCAATGATCTTTTTCCTCACTGCAATACAGTCGAAAAAAAATGTTTCTTTCTTGGATATATGGTAAAGTATCTTATCGTTTCTTTGACCAATAAGAAAGAGGATGACAGAGATTCGTATTTAAATAAACGAGTTGATTGCTGTGGTGTTCTCATAAATAATTTATTTCGTAACTATTTAAACAAAACCATAAAGGATGCAGAAAAACAAATTATCCGAGAAATAAATACTGGATCGTGGAAATCAACTGATGATTATTTAAATATAGTTAACACGACGAATATATACAAAATCATAAAATCATCCACCATAGAGAATGGAATAAAGAGGGCTCTTTCTACAGGAGATTTTGGTTTGAAACATGTAAATAGTAATAAGGTGGGTGTTGCACAAGTGTTGAATAGATTATCATACGTTGCAACAATAAGTCATTTGAGGCGTGTTTCTACCCCTCTTGATAAAAGTGGAAAAATGGTCCCTCCACGTTTATTGAATAATACATCTTGGGGTCTTTTATGCCCTGCGGAAACACCAGAAGGACTTTCTGTTGGCGTCGTGAAGAATCTCAGTTGTATGGCACATGTTTCTATTTTCTCGGCATCTGAACCTCTTTTAGATATTGTTGGTCAATTCATATTACCTATTGAAGAAACTGTTTCAATTCGATCTAGTAAAGTTTTCATAAATGGTGCATGGATTGGAACACCAACAATAGATCCACACGAACTATATTTAAAATTAAAAAATTATAAACGTAGGGGAATCATAAATATTTATACATCGGTTGTTTTTAATTATCAAAAAGAAGAAATAAGAATATGTAATGATGCTGGACGGTTGATGAGGCCCTTGCTTATTGTTGATAAAGGTAAAACTTTGTTAACAGATACAATTATAAAAAACTTGAAGGAGAAAAAAATAGGATGGAATGATTTATTCACAGATATTAGCAATGATACTGCTGTCTTGGAATATATTGACGCAGAGGAACAAAACAATAGTTTTGTTGCATGCACCCCATTAGAATTGAATATGAAGCATACTCATTGCGAAATACATCCAACCACAATATTTGGTGTTTTAGCATCATGTATTCCATTTCCAGAACATAATCAATCTCCTAGAAATACATATCAATGTGCAATGGGAAAACAAGCTATTGGTATTTATGCAAAAAATTATTTGGAACGTATGGATAAAACTGCTTATGTTTTGTCATATCCAGCAAGACCATTAACAGACACAAGATTGATGAATTTACTTAAACTGCACGAAATACCTTCTGGTTCAAACATCACTGTTGCAATTATGAGTTATACTGGCTACAATCAAGAAGACTCGTTACTTGTAAATAAAGGTTCCATTGATCGAGGTCTATTTCAAGCAACCGTATACAATACAGAAAAAGATGAGGATAAACAAAAAATTAATGGCGAAGAAGAATTGCGATGTAAACCAGATATTAAAAAGACAAAATCTGTAAAGTTTGCAAATTACGATAAAATACAAGAAAATGGCCTTGTTCCCGAAAATACCTTTATTCAAAATAGAGATATTATTATTGCAAAAGTAATACCTATCAAAGGTAGCAAGACGGACGTAACAAAGACAATTAAGTATGAGGATAATAGTCGCGTATATCGTAAAGGAGGCGAAACATATATTGATAGAAACCACTTGACAAAAAACGGAGATGGTTATAATATTGCAAAAGTTAGATTAAGAACCATACGACAACCAACAATTGGTGATAAATTCTCAAGTCGTCATGGTCAGAAAGGTACAATTGGTAACGTAATACCAGAATCCGATATGCCTTTTACAGCTGATGGTATTCGCCCAGATATAATTATTAATCCTCACGCAATCCCTTCCAGAATGACAATTGGTCAGTTGAAAGAAATGTTGCTCGGCAAGGTTTCCGTTGAATTAGGATTGTTTGGTGATGGAACGAGTTTTGGTGAATTGCACGTGAATGACATTTCGGATACATTATTATCGCTTGGATATGAAAAAAATGGGAATGATATATTATACGACGGAAATACTGGAGAGCAAATTAAAGCAGATATTTTTATAGGTTCAGTCTTTTATCAAAGATTGAAACATATGGTTGATGATAAGATTCATTCGCGCTCAATCGGACCAATGGTAAATCTTACTAGACAACCAGCTGAAGGAAGAAGCCGTGATGGTGGATTACGTTTTGGAGAAATGGAGCGCGATTGTTCTATTTCTCATGGAGCAGCAAGGTTTACAAAAGAACGAATGTATGATGTATCAGATAAATATGAGATGCATACTTGTAATTTGTGTGGGTTGATTGCCTCTTATAATGATGTATATAATATTCATATGTGCAAAACTTGTGAGAATAGGACAGAATTTTCCCGTGTAAAAGTACCATACTCGTGTAAATTATTAACACAAGAACTTATCACAATGAATGTTGTTCCAAGATTTATTACTGAAAAAAATTAAATATTATTATATTATATGTCTTCATTTAAAGAAAAGAAATTAGATAAATATTTAGAAAAAATAATTCATCATTGGCCAACAAGTTCTAAAAATATAAAAAATAACTGTGATATATTTAATATTTTAAATCCATCTGGATTGGAAATTGTTGGATTAGATGAAAATAGCGAATACTATGAAATCTGTTCTAACTATGCGTATGTTAACATGTGTTTTATACAAATAGGATTAATGAATATTACATATTATAGTATTTTAGATAAATTGTTTGAAATTCTTTGTAAAAAAAGCACCACTCAACATGGAGGAATGTCTTTAAAAAAAATAATCAATCAAGTTATTTACTCTTTTTTATTGTTAAGTGGTAGTCAATTATTGAATGTAGATTCTAATGCAAGAAACGACGAGATGCTTGACAAATTATCAACTTATGTTGGCGAAATAAGATATCTAGACATATCAACACTAGAAGTAGATAAAAATAAATTTATAAGAGATTTAATACAACCTATGCCATTAGAATATAAAACAATCGCAGATAATCTTAGCGAAGCTGAAAGAAATTTTCTTGTTGAAACAATAAAAGATATTAACAATAGTTTATATGAAAGTGGTACTAAAGCTAAATTTGAATGTGCAAAAATGGGAGATAGTGTAAGACATCAAGAACTATTCAACAAGGACGCAAAATGGATAAGTGATTACAAGAGAAGCAAAATGTCTACAACAGAATATCTTACACAAAATGCTTTTGATTTTGGCAGAGGTATTGGTAAAGTATCTACAGCTTTCTATAATGGGTTGACTTTACAAGATGCACCAGAGTCAAATGAAGTTGAAACTATTGATCCTTTTTCTTATTTGAATTTATACAGTAGTTATTGTGGTGCTTCTCCTATACCTAAATTTAAACTAGAGATAAATAAAAATAATGAAGAATATTCTATTAAAATGCAAACATATTTTGGGAATCAAAACATGGCAGATTTGCTAAAGATGCATTTTGTAACAGTACAAAAAATAGATCAAAAAATGTCAGTTACTTCAAATAATATTGAAATGTTTAATTTGCGTGCATTAAAAGAAAGGGTTCTCACACAAATAGATTTACTAACTAGTTCAATGCTGTTCATGCCTTTAGAAGTGCCGAATGGCCCAGATCTAGAAAGTACCGTTAATTCAATCTTTTTTGCGCATAATTCTTTTATGTATTTATCAAATCGAGTTTCTGAAGTCTTGCCAATAACAATATCAAATATGGACCTTGCAGATAAAATAAGAAAAATAGCGAATGCACAAGCGACAACCCAATATAAAGAATTTTTTGAATCATGGTCAATACTACCCAAATCTTTTTTGAAAACTCTTGTAACTGAAACCCACGAGGTTTTAAATGTTACAACAAATAGTTTTATAGGATTGGCGCAAGATACGTTACTCAGTGTTTCTCACGCTATTGGAAATGTAGCAAATAATGGTGTAAATGATATTTTAGTTTCATTGATCCCTTTGTTTGGTGTTATTGCATCAGTTGCAATTTTACACATACTCTACAAGTATACAATTTTAAAAATTGAATCTTCTAGAAGAAATGGTGGAACTAAAAAACATAAAAGCAGTAAAGGTAAAACTCGTAAAAATTGATTTTTTTTTGTAATTAAGTGATTAACAAAATGTTATCGTTGAGAGGATTGATTGGACTACAAAGTCTAAAGGTAGCGTTCATCAGAGGAATTTCAAATTATTACTCTGATGATTATTTTCGAGAAATATTAACGTTTCAAACGTACCATAATTATTCTATTGAATATTTTTATCTCAGTTGTTTTTTCGCAAGCATTGTTGCTTTATTTGTTCAGCAAGATATAAAAGAGAAGAAAATTCAATATTTAGACAAAGATTTTTGGTGCATAAAACTCTTTGTCATAATTTTTACAATGATTTTTACAAGAAATATAGAAAATGCAATATAATAAAATAAAATATATATCTATATTATGCCATATGATCAATCTACTTTTGGTACCTTGCTTTACGGTGTTAAAGGAGTTGGGTTCGCTATAAGAAAACAAGGAAGAGTTAGATTAGGAGGTGGAATAAATGGATTGATGGCCATGCCTACCGTTGATAAAGTAATGGATTCTGAATTTGAAACAACGCGTGTTTTAGTGAAAGAGGTATGGAACAATAGACCGGTTTTAAGAAATATTACTGGCGCAAAAACATACGGAGATTATGCATGCACACCTTTTAGAAAAGTGATGAATGCTGGTGATGTTTTTACACGTGTTAACTATAGTTGTGGAGGTAATTGTCAAACACCTCAATCGATACCGGGTATAGCATCAATCAAAAATAGTATAGGAGCAATACAAAGTTTTTGTGATAGATCTCTTCATCCTCCTTCTTCGTGCAATGTTAGATATGTTTATGACAGTTCTGATTACACTCGTTATTTAAAACAAAATGCCACTTTAAAAAATTACAACGACTTATCATTTGGAGGAGATCAAAACAATGGATCTTATCAAGCATTACAAGCATCAAAACGTTATTAAATACTTTTTCTTGCTATATATGGCCCACCAGCAATTATTTATTTATAAGTATGGCAATTTTTTTAAATAAAACAAAAAAGTAATTCAAAGTCTGTTTTTTTAATTGTAAGATATTTTCTATTTCTTCATCACTGGTATGGTTAAATAATTCACGACATTTATAAGTATCTATCAAAACCGTAATGTTTTGCAATCGTTTACTCATTTTGTCAAGCATTTCGGAAGTAACTCCGTGTTCTAATGTTGGACATAGAAATGAGTAATCGTGATTTTCTATATCATCGATATGCTGCAAATCTGCTTTTACTTTATCCAATTCTTCTATTGACATAGAATAGATTGACTTGGAAAGTTTTAACATTTCAAAATCATCGTGGTTTTCTATACTAGCTGCATAATCATAAATGATACCTCTTGACATAAATTCAGCAGGATTTTTACGCGCATAATCTAAATAATTCTTTGGCCATTCAAAAGAATTTCCGGAAATCTGTGTAGAATCGTAATTTTCTTGCATTATTTATCTAGATGATTTAATTTCTAAATAATAATATCATATAAATCTAAATATTTAAACTGTTAAAATAATATTATCATATAACAATGTTTGGTTATCGTAATTATATTATTTCAAATACAACTGGAAATGTGAGTGCTCCAAATTATGGTCCTTATGATTCTCAACAATATCCATCTATTGTAAGCAATTTGAATAACGGCAATTTAAATGGAAAACATCCGACACCTGCCTCTTTTTCTATTATGGATACTGGGAATGATTACGTAGTGTCGCGAGATATTTATAGAAGAGTCTTTGGACCATTGAACACCCCTTTTGCAAGACAAATGGTAGTACGACCACAACCTTGTGGTACTTGTGATTCAAAATACCCAAATGGGTTTAAAGGGAAGAAGTTCAGTGTGAACAGTAAAAATTACATTGCACCTATTTCTTCTAGAGAACGTACAAATCTTCAAAAAGCGGCAAATATAGGAAAATCTAGTTTGAAAGAGGGTCTTCCGATTGATGCATATTATACAAATCGATCATATGATAAAAGTTTTGTTAATTCTAAAATAAAAAGTATTCGTTCTAGTGGTTGTATACCTCCTAAAAAGTGTAGTTCTATCTATAATCGCAACTTTACACCATCAAATGCGTTCACCCAAAGTTCTTATTTTTAATATTTAATTATACTATGCATCCATATTTGGTTGAATTTATAGGAACTTTTATTCTTATGTTAGCTATTCTTTTTTCAAAAGGCAATTGGTTTGTGATTGGTCTTACGTTAGGTTTAGCCATATTAATAGGCGGAAAATCATCTGGTGGTTGTTTCAATCCAGCAGTTACACTTGGTGCGTGTATGACAAATTCTCTTCCATATTCTAGTCTTTTACCATATACTGTTGTTGAAGTGTTAGGTGCAATATTAGCCGCAATGATATATTTACATGCAAATAAAAGATAAAATTGAATTTAAATATAAATTTTATAAAATTATAAAATGATTATTCCAAACCCATTGACATTTCGCAAAAATGTTGGTCAAAAATTTATTGAAAGAGGTATTCACGAAAAATTTGCTCGCAATTTTGAAAAAGGGGTATTCAATTGGACCATTAGTGAAGCAAAAAACAGAAAAATAATCAAAAAATGGACAAACAAATTTTTCGTGGTTATTTATATTGACAAGTTGCGTACAATTATGTTAAATTTAACAGATGACATAATTGAAAAAATAAATACAGAGGAAACAAATGCGCAACAAGTTGCTTTTATGACACATCAAGAATTGAATCCACAAAAATGGGACGACGCCATTCAACGAAAAATATTGAGAGATAAAAGCAAATATGAAGTAAACATTGAAGCCTCGTCAAGTTCATTCTTTTGTCGTAAATGTCATAAAAATAAAACGGCACATTATCAATTGCAGACAAGGTCTGCGGATGAACCCATGACAACATTTGTTACTTGTTTAAATTGTGATGCTAGATGGAGGTGTTAAATATGGTATCAAATTGATGAAATGGTAATTGTTGAAATATAACATCTAAATTAATAATATTTAGGACATTTTGCTTTAATTCTAATAATTTATTATACACAATATCAAGTAAACCATTATTTTTCATTAATTTCAATATTTCCATCTTATCCTCATCCGTTTTATTTATTTTTGTCATTAAACTATTAATTAATGTATAATTATCCAGTTTGAAATTAGTACAATAAGTAACAAGGTAGCTAATTTTTTGTTCGTCAAAATCTTGACAAAACCCCTTTTCTTTCCAATATGTTGGATCTGTTAAATTAATATAGTCGTCCCTTATTTGAAAAAACAAAGAAAAAAAGTACAGAGATAATAATAATTCATTATATTTCTGTTTTAGAATTACATTTTTAGTTTTTTCCATAAGTAAGTCCAAAATCATATAAAACATGAAACCAGTTTTATATTCAATCATTTTACAATAATCATCCACAGTAGGAATAAATTTATTTTTTGCATAGTAAATATCCATTCCTTGACCAATATGAGCATAATAGATACGTTCAACTACTTTATCTTTTGTTGGTTGACTGATATCATCGCGTTTATTAAATTTATCTATTTGTTTGAAAATGCTCAAGTATGCAGCATTGATAGATAATGGTAACCCATATTTAATATGGGCACATTCGTTATTTCTACGTAAAAATGAATCATCTTCAATATCATCAATTACTAAAGATGATTGGTGGATAACATTAATGAATTCTTCCAAAAACTCAACATCTTTTGGATCTATTCCCAAATACATTGCAAATATATTAAAAATAATTTTTCGTATATTTTTGCCTTTCATTTCTATATAATAATTAACTGGTTCAATTAGTTCATTTTCCATTTACTTTAGATTTGAAAATAAAACAGGTTGTTAATCGCATTATGTAAAATATTGAAACTCTATTTTTCCAGGTGACATATAAATTGCACAAATTAAGAAAATGATTAAAATCCACACATATGAAGTTTTAGGTCTGTACAAAATATTCAGTTCAGAATCTGTATATTTTGTCCGTTTTGTATTCGCATAAATAATTTTTTCAATTGTTGAATCTGGAAATCGTGAGTGCACTTTTCGTAAAAACATTGCATATTTGTTTTTTTTAACCTTTGTGATATAATCTATATTTTCTTTTGTATCCTCTAAAAAAATATAAGGACTAGTAGGAGAACTCATTCTCCCCCAATCACATATAGATGATGAAGTATTAATTACCATTTTTAATCTTCGAAAGTGGAGTAATGCTATTGCAAAAATACTTTCATTTGCAATGATTCCATCTATAATCATTTTGTACATTTGATTTTTCACAAATGATAAACAGTATAATGCATCTACTCTAGAGATAACAAACCACGGATCATTTGCCAATTGATAATGTTTTGGCAATTTATATAAATTTGCCCTTTTATGGAATTGTACATTCCAGTTTGGAATATACCAACGAAAAATAGTGTACTCATAATATTGAAAAAAAAGTTTTCTGAATTCCTCTGGAGATACCAAAGGAATACAAGAGTCGGTAAGAAAACAAAACCAACGATTTTCTTTATCTTTATATGCATATGACAAAAGTGACATAAGTGCCGGAACTATATGAAAATAAGTTGTTTCTTTTACATATGAAATAGGAATACAATGTTTTCGAATCCAAGAAGATTTTACCAAACTGTTTTTGGTATGAAAATAAATATTAATAATATCACGATTATAGTAAACCCATTCCTTCCATATTTTTTCCTTTGTTAGAATATTTTTATAACTAATATTAAAACAGAGTGCTATTTTCATATTAATAAAGAGTAATAGTTATTTATATTATTATTCAATTATTTCCAAATCTACCAATTTCCAAAACTCCTTTGATCCATTTGGTAATGGTCGTTGGATGATAAAAGGTATTTTTTTTACAGCTAATTCTAGTTCTGCTATAATATATCCATCAATAATATTAGGAGGAACTTCTATAAATGGTGTCGCGCCATTATTAATTTGTTTTGCGCGTTCCCCAATAATTCTTGCTCTTTCGTATTTTGTTAAAATTGGAAGAGTTTGATGATGTTTATCAATAATAATACCATCATCATCTCTTACAATACTTGAAAGAGAATCGATTTCTACATTATTGTGGATAATACATTCTGGATGATTGTCTGCAAGGTAATTCTCTGATATATTTTTGGTAAATTTTTGCAAATAATTCGTGTCATCTTCTGCAATATCAAAATCGTCATCCGAATCTATCTTTGTTTCTTCCAAAAAATCATTTGGGGCTTCTTCAGCATTGGGTTCAGGCAAATTTTTATCTAAATTGAAATTGTCAAAATCACTTTCTTCTGACAAGTCGTCTGCAATTGATTCGATATCGGATTCCTCTTCGAGTTTCTCAAAATTATCTTCTGAACCAACCGAGTCAATTTCATTTCTTTCGTCGTCAAAATAGCTTAATACCTTTTCACTCATTTTTATATATTAATAAAGTATATTATTAAATCAATTTTTAATATCTGTTTTCCAAACATAATCACAAGTAGAACATAGATATAAATATCTCATGTTTGTATTATCATAACGCAATAAAATAATTTCTGTCGGAGTTTTGCTTTTGTTTGTTTCGCAATCACTATTTGGACAAGGCATTTTATCTATGCGTGGTAATGTTGGATCTAATTTTGTGTATCGATTAATATTAACTTCTTCAGACTGTGAAAATTCCGAACTGAAAATACACAAATTAGAAACATTTGTTTCAGTGTCACCACAATTTCTGCAATATTGAGATAGTTCGTCATCGGAAACTGTTAAATAGTACATGTTGTCGCACACTTTACAAAACTTCATTTTATTATTATTATCTTTTATATTTTAAATTCAATTTTTAATTTATTTAATTTTTCAACTAATTTAGCATAATTAATCCTCGTATTCATATAATAAATACCTACACCAATTGTCGTAACAGCTTGATTTTTTGAGGAACAAAAATCAAGCAATTTATCCACATTCTTTTGGAACTGTTCTTTCGTTTCATTTTCAAATAATTTAAAAAAATCCTCACGAAGTTTATTTGCCATTATATCACATATTGCAACATCAATATTTACATATTCAATTGTTAATGAATAATTTGTATAATCTCTATGTGATGACGTAATATGAGGCTCATTCAACAATGGATGTTTACACAAAACTGTTGTCAATGATAATAAAATAGTTGTTATTGTTTGACACGAAGACCATTGTTCACCCTTCCAAGTATTCAATATTGATAGACATGTTTTTTTGTTTATGTAAAAATTAGGATTGAATCTTGTTTTACCATCATTTGTACAATATTCGACAATAGGCGGTTCATATGGATATTTTGTTGTAAAATTAAATTGAAAAAAATAGTATCCACCAAAATAGGGTGTATCTTCGCCTCCAACGATAAGGGCATAACCTCGTAAAATATTATCCTCGTCATGCTTATAGTAAACACCGTGTTCAGTTAAAGGTTCATTTATAATTTGCTTGATATCCTTTATTAACCGTTTCGCACAATCTTTTGGAATAAAAATACTCATTAATTTATTAACTTGACATTGTGTTTAATTTATATTTTTTTAGCTTTTGTCTGTCTATAAATTAAAATTGAATTAAAAAATGAAATAAAAATATTATATTATAATATAATAAAACATAATGGCGTCACAATATAAAAACCTTGACGACTTTTTGGCAAAGCATAAATTTGTTAATTCGGAAACACAATCACTATCGCCAACACATACAAGAATTGGTAATAAAACAATGGGAATTACTGGAGGTTCGTACACCATACCAGAAGAAAAAAAATCAGTATTTCACGATCTATATTACAGAAAAGTTTTTCATGAGAAGAAGAATGAATATCTCACGGAAAAACAAATCTCGAATGGTGCTATTCTTGTCGACCTTGATCTGAAATTTTCTATCGACGTGGACAAGAGAATCTATACAAGTAGTCATATTGAAATTATTCTTTCACTATATCTCGACACATTGAAATCAATGCTGCAATTTGTACCAGAGTCATTTCCAATATTTATTATGGAAAAAAAAGATGTGAACAGGTGTGTTGAGAAAGAGGTGACAAAAGATGGAATACATATAATCATTGGAATAAAAACAGATCATGTTTTTCAAGGAATGTTAAGGAAACGAATTGTTCAGGAGATTCCGAATATCTGGGATGACGAACCTTTACCAATAACAAATTCATGGGATAATGTTGTAGATGATTCAATATGTAAAGGAAGTACAAATTGGCAAGTATATGGGTCAAGAAAACCGGGGCATGCTCCTTATATACTGACACAATATTACAAAGTGACGTTTGACGAACGAGATTCGGAATTCTCTCTCGACCTATTACCAATCGTTGAAAAAGATGTCATGAACATCGTATCTGCACAATATAACGATCATCCGTTATTTGCAATGAAACCAGAAATAGAGCGCGAATACAATAATGTAAAAAACGCAAAACATGTTCCAAAGGCTAAACGAAAAAGTTGTATTAAATTTAATGTCATTGAAGACGTTGTAGTCCCAGACATTAATGATATTAAAAACAAGGAGCAACTTGAAATAGCTGTTAATGCATTGTTGAAAACGTTTGATGCAAGTGACTATAGCAGCATTGAAGCACACGAATATACTCAAATCTTACCGGAATCTTATTATGAAGATGGGAGTCATGCAAATAATTGTCGAGTCGCATTTGCATTGAAACATACAGATGAACGTCTATTTCTTTCTTGGGTTATGTTGCGTTCCAAGAATCCGAGTTTTGACTATGATGATATTCCAAACTTGTTGCATCGATGGAAAAACGACTTTAATAAAAAAGACGGGGGGCTTACTAAAAATTCTATCATATACTGGGCAAAAAAAGATGCATACGAAAAATATGTAGAAGTTAAAAATACATCATTACAACATTATATAGATCAAACATTGAACACAACCAATTCCACGGATTATGATGTTGCAAAAGTTTTGCACTTTATGAATAAAGGTACATATTGTTGTACAAATATTGGTTCGAAATTATGGTATGTATTTGAAAATCATAGATGGAAAGAAGACAAACGAATGAGTATCAGAAACAAAATATCGGAAGAGGTGCATCGGATTTATAGTGACAAGATGAACTCATTGTTAGTTGAAATTCAAGAAAGCAATGAAAACCAAGATCAACACGAAAAACTTCGAAAAAAGATACAAAAATTGGGTAAAACATGCGAAAAACTTAAAAAGACTTCAGATAAAAATAATATTTTTCGTGAAGCAATGGAAATATTCTGCAATGACGAGTTTTTACGTAAAATAGACGGGAACAAATATTTGATGTGTTTTAAGAACGGAGTTGTCGATTTCAAAAAAAAGGAGTTTCGTGCTGGAATACCAGAAGACTATCTTTCAAAGTGTACAAATATTAATTATTTTGAAGACATTAGAAAATATATGGAAAAAGGCGAAAATTTAGATCAAGAAATAGTAGATATTGTGAGAGAAATAAACGAATATATGAGTCAATTATATCCTATTCCAGAATTGTGCGATTATATGTGGGCTCATTTAGCCTCGTGTTTAATTGGTGAAAATATCAACCAAACTTGTAGTTTTTATGTTGGCTCTGGTAGTAATGGAAAGTCATCTATTGTAGAATTAATGTCATATGCATTTGGTGATTATAAAGGTGTATTACCAATATCTATTGTAACAGAAAAGCGTGTTGGTGTAGGTGGTACAAATTCTGAATTAATCGCATTAAAAGGAGTGCGTTATGCAGTAATGCAAGAATCGAGTAAAGGTATGAAACTCAATGAGGGCATTTTGAAGGAATTGACTGGAGGTGACACGATTGTTGCAAGACAACTCTTTAAAGAATCTGAGTCATTCACACCACAATTTACATTAGTTGTATGTACAAATAATTTACCAGACATAGAAGCAACGGATGACGGAACATGGCGTAGAATAAAAAGTATTCAACATCATGCAAAATTTGTAGATAATTTAGAAGACAAGAGATACAAGGGTGTACCATTTTTGTTCAAAAAAAATAAAAATGTAAAGGATAAATTAAAAATATGGGCGCCTATTTTTATGAGTATGCTTGTATATAAAGTATTCCAAACAGAAGGCATTGTTGATGATTGTGAAGAAGTATTAAAGGATTCTACAAAATATAGAGAAAGTCAAGACCACATTGCATCATTCATGAATGAAACAATCCTAGAAGTAGAAGATTCAATAGTAACGTCCGGCGCGCTTGAGCAAGCCTTTAAACTTTGGTTTCGCGAAAACCTTGAATCAAGTGGTATCAAACAACCAAAATTGTGTGATTTAAAAAATGCAATGACACTCAAATATACAAAAATAAATATAGGAAAAGCAACAAGAAAAGATGCTTGGCAGGACGTAAAATTAAATGAATACAAAAATGACGATATTGGAGATTTAAGTAAATCTTAATTTTGAAAAAAGAAAGACAATAAATTTAACAATACTTAATAAAGGTAAAATAAGAAATACCATACCAATACCAATATTTATTTCGATGCTATATTTTTTTTTAAAAAATAAATAAATAATTAATAAAACGCATAAGATATAGTAAATAATATATAAAAATCTATTTATTCCTTTTCCAGTTTGGTTTTTTTGATATAAAAATTTTATTTCTTGATTTATTGTTTCTAAGGTTCGAAATCCTTCCAGTTCAAATGGAGAAATACTTATGCCAAAAACATCGTATAATGTTTTAGTGACTCCTGTATTTTCATATAAATCTTGTATGAGATTAAGATGATTAACATCATTTTTTAATGTATCAAAATTAGAATTTGTTTCTGTAACTTTTTTTAGAAAAACGTCAATTTGTTTTTGCGTTTCGTCTTCTCTTAATTTCGTTTTTTCATTATCTTGTTGCTCGTTATAATAAGTTATACCATAATTTGCAACAATATAATCTTTTTCTGCTGCTTTATATCTAGATTCACAAGTTGTATAATCGTTTGTAGATTCCTCAAAGTTTGTTTTTAAACTATCCAAAATTCTTTGTTGTTGACAATCTGCATCACAACCTTGTGTTTCCGTCGCTGTAGTTAACATATCATTTACTTTTCCAATCATTGAATTAATTTCATCTTTATTTGGAGCTGGACATTGCATTTATATTTATAAAGATAAAATTACCAATTAAATACATTGAAATTGTACGAACTTCGTTGATACTCGGAATAAATCATTGAAATCAATGTGATAGAAGTAACAATTACAATGATAATAGCAATAAATGAATAAATACTATTTGGCAAGATGTTATTAGTAAATAAGAATATATCTATCATCAATAAGACTGAAGAAAATACGAGAATTTTCATGATAGTTACATTATAATTATTCATTTGTGCAGAATAACTATTGAATTGTATTTTTTTTATTTTTGTGCTTTTTTCAATATTTATTTTTTGAATAGCGTCTTCATAATTATCAGAAATTTCTTGTATAATAGTATTTGCGTCATTCACAGTATTGCTCATTATGGCATAATCATTTGTTAACTTAGAATTATTATTGTAATTTTTATTAGCAATTTCTGTAAATTGAATATAACTTTCTTGCGCAGAAGAAAGTATTTTCGTCAACAAATCTTTGTTCTCTGATGAAATATTTTGTTTTTGTAGAGTAGCCGTTATATTTTTAATAATTTTTTGTATATTGCTCAATGCATTTCCTATATCTGACATATAATAATTTTATATTATATATTATAAAATTGTTTAAATTAACGATAAATAATCATTATTATCAAAATAATTGCAACAATTGTCCAAACGATAAACTGTGTTGTATTATATGTTTTTAATGATAAAGAATCTTCGTATATTTTATCGATACTTTTATCAGAATGTATAAATCCTTCCTTTATATTTTTTATTTTATTAACATTTGAAAGAAAATTCGTATTTATTTTTTCACGAGTTTCAATAGAATCATTCATCTCTTTTGCCTGTGTATTCAATTCATTTGCAATCTCTGTTTTCAACTCATTAGAACGATTTATTTGTCTGGTTAAATAATCGTCTTTTTTCATATAACAACTTGTTGCAGATGTCATTGGTGTTTCACTTTTTGCATAATTTTCCCATGTTGTTGTAGTTATACTTTGATAATCTTGAAATGGACATGTTTCTGATACTGTACTTGTAGGATCTATTTTTTCATATATTCTTCCATTTGATGTTGTATTTCCAGCCATATCCTTATAGTATGTACATTTATCATCGATGGATATATATTTGCATTCATTCTTTATACATTCTACTTTGCATTGTTCATCGGAGTAATAATCAGTTGATCCTATAACTGTACCACTTGTAATAGTCATATTTGGATATTCTGTGAATGTTGGATTCAATTCATTTGAATATTCGTGTAAAACCATATTGTCATCTACATACCCACGCTTACCATAATTATTTACAAATAATGGCTTTAAAAATTGATTAATCGCATAAAAAATTCCATATCCATTTTCTTGAGTTCCTAAATAATTTCCGGTTAAATTATTACATGCGAGCCCTTCTTCATAATATATAACATATGGAATAGCTGAAAAAAAAATTGCACATGTTCCCGAAGGAGAAATAATATACTCATTTAAATCTAAAATACCCATACTTTTAAATAAATTATACTTTTTTCCACCGTATTCTATATTCATTGCTAATCTGTCTTTCATCTTTAACCATGCTGATTCTGTAAATTCAGTGAAAACTGGAATTAATTTATTTGGAGAAGGTCCAATAAGTGTAAACAATTCTTTTATATCTCCATAAATATCCTTTAAAATTTTTACATCTCCATCATCCGAAATACCTATACCAAACGTACAATACTTGATATTTTCATTACAATCTAAATTTACGGCAACACCATCCGCTGGCGAAGAAATGTTAATTGTGTTCATTTCTTTATTTCCACATTGATAAGATACCGAAAAATCTTTAGCGCAGCCATAACAAGGATCGTCGGCTGATCCATACAATGGTGTCAAACTAGTAGCGCCTGTAATTGGATTTACAGAACTTTTTGTTCCAACATAAAAATTTGTTTTAGGATATAACAAATCAAACTGTAGATCCCATGTTACTTCTGGATAATTCTCTTTTGCTGGAAAGGAACTCAAATTGGTTATACTATTCTGTAAATTATTTGTATAATTTCCCTCTTCGATAGTACACTGAGTGCCACAATTACCGCCGTATGTTGCTTTTAACGTTGATACATTTACACCACCACCAAAGATACACTCGGAGTCTGAAGAACTCCAATAATATGCATATGTACTCTGACCCGTAATTGCTCCAAATTTTCCAGAAACACTAAGTATATATCCATTAACGGTTGGTTTTGTTTCGTCAACATATGTGCAACTTTTTAAAGAAATAGGTAACTGTTTTACTTGCACTTGTTTTTTGTTATAACTTGTGGTGTTTTCTAAATTTTTAAATCCGTAACAATTTCCAACGTCACTTGGTTTATTTTCCTGTATTTTATTAAGGCAAAAGAATAAATTGTTTTCCTTGAGAACACCACCACTTGAACACGGTATTCTTTTACCATTACTATCTATTCCATAAAGACAGTCCATATTTTTATCTTCGCCATTCCCTCCCCAATCACCTTGACAATAAGTGTCGCCAGTGACAGTTCCATCGTTGCCTCCATACAGTTGTCCGGACTCTATAACTGGTGTATTCAACGAAAATAATGGATAATCTTTTTTAGCTGCTAAATTTTTACATTGTTCAAAGTTTACATTTTCTCCAATCAATTCATTTGCACTTGAAGTGTAGCATCCAACTTCAGATGTTTCAAGTGGCGGAAGATCATCAACAAAAACATTTTTTCCTGCACCACAAGATTGTCCCTGTCCAAATGAAATCATATTTGTACCAGTAAAAACATATGGGTTTTCTTTTCGGAATGTTTCTGATTTCAAGTCCTCGTCAATATTAATATATTCTGCAGGACAACCATTGTTTCCCATCGTATCTGTTAAAATTGATGGACTTGTAAAATATTTCATTGCACCTTTCTCACTAATATGATAAACTTCTCCATTTATATTACTTCTAACATTTTTTCCTAAATATTTTCCAATGTACCCACTTTTTAATTCATCATCAATAGATTTATTTAATTCACTGAGTTCTCTTCCGTCAAGTGTTATTTTATCAGTCATTTATATTATAATCTTATTTTAAATAGAAAAAATTGTACCAAATATTAATACACCAATAATAAATGGATATTTTATAAGATATTCGTAACCAAAAGTTCCAAAAATTAAAATGACAATAGATGGAATATACATTTTAACGAAATACAACCTCAATACGACAAAAATAAATGACACTATTAATAATAGTGAAAAAACAATCGTGTTTACTGTTTTTACGATATTTAAAAAAACAATAATTAATAAAAGAACAAATAAAAAAAAGAATATTTTTAATGAATCGACAATCAATGAAAAAAACAGCATGACAAATAAAAAAATAAATAACCAAACTTTCATTTTCACTTCTTGTAATTGCACATTTGCCACAGAATCATTATATTTTTCATCAATCATTTTCATTATTTCATCTGCGTCTGTAAAATTTTTATTGGTTATAGTGTAATCACTATCAGACAATGAAGGAGGCGGGTCTAAAGAAACAGGTTGTATATTTAACTGGGTTTTGATTTTATCATATAATTCAACCATTTTTTCATTATAATATTGTGTTGTGTAAACAATGGCCGTTCCAACACCGCTCGTAATGTTTGAATTATTGCTCTTATACAGAAAACAATTATTACCAAGTGTATCATAAAAAGTTCCACCCCCATCAATATTATTTAATTTATTTATACATTGTTCAATTGAATTTTCTCTCGTTGAACTAATCTGTTCTGATCCAGTATAAGTGTTATTTGGGAGGGTCATAATTGTGTTCGATTTAGATAATTCGTAATTCTTCTTGTATTCCTTTATTAAATCTTCCAGCATATATTATATCATTTTTTTGTTTTAGACATTTCTCAGCATATTTGAAATGCATTACTTTCAACTTTTCTTTCATTTCATTCGACATCTGTATTTTTTTTTTAAACATTTATTATTGTAAACAAAAAAATAATAACAAACAGATGTAAATAATTATTTGAATTCTATTATATATAATTTCACGGTGTACTATTTTTGCATTTTCAAACATTAAATTAGAAGTATCCATATCTTCTGGTTCATCCTTTTTTGTTTTAAACATCCTTATACAATCATTTATTTTATTACGCGATTGTTCCATACTTTTATCAACCTCGTTTAGTGTACTCACGGAGGATTCTACAATATTTTTAATATCAGTACCGTTATTTGTTGCAGCGGTTGTGTTTGTTTTTAATGTATTTATGATATCAGAAATATTCGATTCATAATTTGCTATCATAATAGATGTATTATATGAATCACATTCATTTAATCCATTTGATTCCATATATTACAATAAAATATTATTTATTAATACATAAACGATAATAGTGTGTTATAATAGATGTTTTACTTGGACGATAAATTTTACATACTTCTCCGGGACGCATCCCAATCGCTGTGGCAACTGCATCAAACCTCGAAATTTCTGGAAATAATGATATATTAGTCATTTTGAATTTTTTCATTACATCTTCAACTTCTTCTTTAGAAATAATTTCGTGTCTTGGAACCAAAATATGCTCTAACACATTGTACTGTAATTTTTTAACACTTAATAAAATAATGAAAATGTTTTCTTCTTCCCATAGTTGCTTTATATATTCTCGAATTGTATCATTTCCATCTTCTGGTGTGACAAAGATAATCGTGTCCTCATTTGTAACAATATCTTCGTCAATTATTTCACGGATATCCTTTGGTTTGAACATTTTTCCCTGAAAATATCGAACATACACCTTGTGTTCTTTTTCAAACACCATGTCAAGTGTTGAATTTTGAAGCATAATATTAACTTCATTAATTCCAAAGTCCTTGTAATTTGATACATCAAAACCGCGAGCTGCCAATTGATCTAACAAGACAGAACGTGCATTGTAATATTTATTTACTTTAATACTTTGTGACATTTTTTAATTATATTAATATACTATTTTTAATTCAATTTATTCATTAATGTGGAATTCTAAATTGGCAGTATCAATTTCAACTTCTGTTAATCCACCTTCCATTTCTCCTTCACCTTCCATTTCTCCTCCACCTTCCATTTCTCCTCCACCTTCCATTTCTCCTTCACCTTCCATTTCTCCTTCACCTTCCATTTCTTCCTGTAAAAATTCGCGTTTTTCACTCCCTCCCCATTTTATCATAGTTTCTTTGGACTCTGTTATTTTTACAAGTGGATTGTGATAATTTCCTTTAACTTTGGAAATATCTTCGAGATAATTTGTAATGTGTTTTTTTATATTATCAATTTTACTATCATAATTGTTATCAAGTTTCAAAACATTATTTGAATAATTCATACTTTCTATTTGATCAATGTTTTCTTCAGTAATAATACGCATCTGCACATTCATTGTCTGTAGTTCATAAATGAGTAATTTAAGTGCGTAGGGAATCCGTATTACACTGAAAGAACGTCCAAATTTAGAAACATTTTCAATTCTATCTTCACCATTTACTACATTGAATTTTACAGGACCATCTATATAAGGACTCAAAAATATGTTTTGCGATCTATTATAAATTGCAACCATTCCAGAATGGTTACATATAGCCAAAAAATATTCGTCGCCTCTTTTCAAAAAAGAATCATTTAGGAAAATCATAGCACCGTGGGCTAAAATACTATCCCTTTCCATTTCGCCAATCCTCAACCCTCCATCATTCGCACGACCTTGCACTGATTGTCTTGTCATTGAAGTTTTTGGACCAAGAGCACGATAATTAATCTTATCTTTTACCATATGTTTCAATCTTGAATAATATGTTGGACCAATAAAAATATCACTTTGTAGCTGTTCTCCAGTAATTCCATTATAAAGGACTTGATTTCCACTCGAATGAAACCCGGCTTTTATTAAGCAATCCCCGTAAAAATCAAGATTGGGGCCTTTCATGTCAAATGCAGTACAATCTCCAAAACATCCTTTTGTAAGACAAAGTTTTCCAAACAACGATTCTAATAATTGACCGATGGTCATTCTGGATGGAAGTGCATGAGGATTTATGATCAAGTCTGGTTTAATTCCATCTTCCGTAAAAGGCATATCACATTCTTTTATAATCATACCAATCGTTCCTTTTTGACCAGCTCGACTAGCCATTTTATCGCCAATTGCTGGTATTCTTTCTTCGCGAATCCGTATTTTTGCTATCCTAGTTCCTTCCTGTGAATCAGTGATGAACGATTTGTCTACAACCCCTAACTGTCCTTTTTTAGGAAAAACCGAAGCGTCGTATAATTCTGTGTCTGACTGCTGGACTTTACCAATCAAAACATATTTATCTGTCAAAATTGTATTTTCTTTTATTAATCCATTCTCATTTAATTCGTCATAAAAAAATTCTGGTTTTGTTCTCAAGACAGTTTTGTCATGAATACTTGTAAAACGTGTATTTATTTTACTCCCTCCAACATCTACTTTTTCTTCGTGTGCTTCGTATGAAGTATAATATGTAGTATTAAAAAGTCCTCTGTGAATAGAACCTTCATTTATTAAAATAGCATCTTCTACATTGTATCCGTTATATGACATGATTGCACAAATAACATTATTGCCATATGGCTGTTCTTCGTTGTTAATTATATTTAAATATTTTGATTTAATTAAAGGAATATTACCATAATTCAATAACAACGCACTCTTGTCAATTCTATTTAAATAGTTTGAATGAAAAACCGAAACGGCTTGTTTCCCATGAGCACACGAAAATGTATTACGTGGATATGGATTGTTTTCTGGATAAATAATCTGATTACCCATAACACCAAAAATCAAAGATGGATGTATTTCAGCATTTGTAAATTTTTCTTGAACCGCATTTTCAATATTTGAAATCAGTAAATACTCCTCTTCGGAAACGTCAATATAATCTACAACTGATTTATTTTTATCCAACTCTGAATCTGTTAAAGGTGGTTCAAATGTATTCAAATTATATATCATATTGTTTTTGTAATTGAAATCCACTTTTTCAATAAATCCGGCTACCATATTTTCCCAGGAATATTCATTTGTTAATACCTTTTGACAAACATCTTTGCTGCGAAACGCGCTTACTTTTTTATCCTCAATATAATAAACGGGTCTGTACAATCTACCTCCATCTGTGTAGATGTTAATAATATTTCTTTCGTAATTAAATGAACAACTCATAAAAATAGGAAGAAGTCCGTTACGTTTGTGCAGTCTTATTTTCTTCAAGACAATAACTGGTTCTTTTAACATTCCAATCCACGATCCATTAACAAAAACTTTTGTATAATAATTCATTTCATTGGGAGTGTTATTGCATAATTGTTCTAAACCTTCACTTGTAAGCCATTCGATAACTCCTTTTGCAGAAAATTCAGAATTTATATATGTAGCTATCGACAAGTGTTTATGTAACCCAATATTTGCTCCATCTGGCGAATCAAAAATATCTATATACCCCCATTGACTATTGTGCAATAAACGAGGGCCCACTACTTTTGCGTTTTCGTCTAAAGGTAAATTTATTTTTCTGAGATGTGATATAAATGAATTATAAGTCAATCGATTCAAATCTTGAATAACACCAATTCTTTTTGTATGACTTGCACTTCCCCAATTCCCCTTGAATGCTTTTTTGAAACCATCGTAAACACTTTTTGTTTTGAAAATCTCATCTTCGTGATCTTGTACAAGTGATAAAAAAGCTGCATCTTGAAATTGTTGAGCTTTGTAATAATACAATCTATCTATATTGCGAAATATTGCGGCTATTTGAATTTTATAGTATTCAATAAACAAATCTTTTATCAGATTACCAGATAATTCAATTCTTTTGTACTTGAAACTATCTCGGTGTGTTGGTTCAATTTTATTTGTGTACAATGACAATAACTCAAACACCATAAAACCCAAATAGTATGATTTATTTAGAAAATTTGTATCACCTATATGAGGTAAAAAATAATTAGTGAGAATATCCAAGACTGACATTTGTGTTCCTCTTTTTACAAAAACAGAAATAAATGTTATTGCTGCTTCTTGAGTGAATATTTTATTCGCATCATGAACAGACGGAATAAATAGATCAATCATCGAAGCATATTCTTTCATATCTAACAAACATGTTTCAATAATATCTTTATCGGAAAGTACACCGAGTGCACGCATCACAATAAACAATGGGATTGGTTTTCGAACATTTGGTATGTTCACTACTATATTATTGTTTGTTAAAGTAGCAGATGGTGCAACAATACGAACAGATGTTGTTCTTTTTGGTTTAGAAGAATCTTCAGAAACAGAACGAATGTTGGCTATATGTGAATATTCATCATTTCCTAGAGTTAAATAAAGCATATTATCTGCAAATTTTTCTTGTGGGATAATCACTTTTTCTTTGCCATCAATGATAAAATAACCGCCATGATCATTTCTACATTCGCCTAAATTATAAGTTATTTCACTTGCTAAACCGTTTAAAATACAAAAATTAGAGTGCAACATTATTGGAAATCTTCCCAAAAATATTTTTTCAAGTTTTACTTCAGTTTTTTGCAGCTCATCGCCTTCTAAATATTCATATTCTACTAATACGTCGTAATGTAATGAAAACCCATATGTTAAATTTCGAAGTCTTGCTTCATTTGGATACATGTAATGAATATTTTCAGCGATATCGTCATATAATACTGGCTTTCCAAAATAAAGAGCACGCCCATCTTTGCCACCTAAATACAAATTTATCTTTATTTCTTCGTTTTCTGAAAACCGAATAGGATTATTATCATTAAATACATCGTAAATACCCTTTTCAAAAAAATTATTGTAAGAATCAAGATGATGAGCAACTAAATTGTTTACATCAGATTTGAAATATTTTTCTATGAGTTTCCACGAAACACGGTTAAAGAGCTGGTGTTTTTTTTCAGTATCTATTTCTTTTTTTTCAGCATCTATTTCTTTTTCTTCCATTCGTTTAATTATTGTTTATATTTATATTTAAAAAAATATATTTTTATAAATTTGATACTTTAAAATAAATGGTATTATTTCAGTTTTTTATATATTCATAAGTTATGAGTTTGTCACATGGGTGGAATTATAAAAAATACTTAACTCTTTGTTCTTTATTAACGAGTAGAAATCCAAAGTATAATTATGAAGAAATAATAGATGAATTAATGCCTATGTTGAAAATAAAAGCGATTATCAGCATTCCATTGGATGCAACGGAAGAACAAAAAAAACAAATGAAGGATGATATTGAGGCTATTTTTGAAAATAAGCTAATCAATAAAAATTATATTGGATTTATAAATGTAATTCTATTACAATGTACTATTTCATATACTCGACGTTATAAAAATGTTTATAATGATTCATATGATGCATTTTTCAAAATTAAAATTGATGGAGAAATTGATGTTGATGCATGGAAAAATACTGAAATTTTAACAGATTTATTAGCTGATAATTCAAGATTTGAAGAAGTTGGTGAAATTTTTATTCGGAATATTCAAAATCTTGAAAATAAAAAAGAGTACACATTAGAAAATATACAAGACCCAACCGTACAAATTTTTTTAATCAGATGGATTGATGTTTTTTCTTCGGATGAAATTATACGAGGGTATTTTTTAAATATACATTATGGTGAAGTAACTACAACAAAACGTTGGGCGGACGCGGAATATATGGTACCGTACGATTTTTTAGAACACGATGTAACACATTCCACTACCGATTATTGTATTAATAAGCGCCATTATAATGCATCTCAAATGAATTATTTTTTTGATTTTTATAAACATTGTGCGGCTACATTGAATAAAGAACAATTCAGAAAAATACGAGTATATTTTTTTTTACAATTACATGAAGGTACTTGTTTTCTCGACCCAAATGAAGTACACAAAGCTATAACTATTTTTCAACATTATTTGAATACTATTCATGTTACCGAATATAGTGATACTTCTGGATGGGATGCAGATAGATTATCTAATAAATTTGATTTGCTAGAAATGATACCAAAGTCAAGATTAGAAGTAACAAAACGAGATTTATCAAGATTACCAAAAGAAAAATTAGAACAGATTTTTGAGTGGATATTTTCATATTCTCCAGATTTTTTAAATATGGAACCAAGTGATTTTTCAAAGTTAGATTTAGACACTTTATGGCATCAGATACCCAAATCTTTATTAGACATAATAATAAAAAGTATAAGAAAAGACAAAATAAAAGACTATTTGATTGAATGTATCGTTTTATACAAAGTAGAATACGATAGTTGGTCTAAATCTTTAAGAAAATCGGTGCAAACAAAAAAATCAGTTACAAAAAAATCAGTTACAAAAAAATCAGTTTCAAAAAAAACAGTTTCAAAAAAAACAGTTTCAAAAAAATCATTTAAAGGTATGAAAGGATCCCTAAAATAATGTTAATACTTTGCAGTTCTTTTATCATGAAACCCATATAGAAATTTCACCTTGTGTTCTAGATTTACCCAAAGAAAATTCGTAGGGAGTCTGAGAAACCATCAGGTCAAACAAGAGTGAAATAGGAAGATAATCTATTATCATCTTTATTGCCCAATCGAAATTGTATTTTTGTGTAATTAAACGAAGAATAACGTAATAGTCTTTGCGTTGGACTTTTGTTTGTTCTCTTGTTTGAATGATTTTCCGCGTATCATTTATCACCAAAACAATTGATGGATCTGTCCACAATGGTAGATCGCGAATGCCAACAATATAAGGAATGTATAAATCAGATTGAAACAACTCGACTGAACATTCGGGTTCAATTATTCTTAATTGCATACGAAAGAATACCTCGGGATCGTTTTTCCAAAAGAGCATTATTTTTCTTCTTGCGTTATCAAGAATTTTTCTCACATCAATGAGTTTTGCCAACATTTCAACCGTTTCGGAAAAGACATGAATTAAATGATCTATGTTATTCGCAAGTGCATAAATTTTCTCATAAAATACGATAAGTAATCTTGGCATTCTTCTTTGAACAATAGCAAGATTATTTGGTAAATTTGTATATATCATTTTAATGTGATTTAAATTTACAATAATTCCTTCAACATCATCGTCTTGAACCATTGTATTCACTTTGGAAATGTTCTCTTTCAAGAACCAGTACTGCAGCGCTTCTTCTGTTTTTCCGTTTAAATCTCCGGGCGTATACTCATAATACAAAGCTCTAAAAATTTGCACAAATTTGTTTTCTTTGTATTGCGTGGCGAGTAAAATTTCAACTTGACCTTTCATTTTTTTCATATAAAAACATTCCTATAATTTTTCAATTTTTTATATTTTCTACAATGTCTAGAAAATATCACAAAACTATTGCAAATAAATTATTTTACTTAGTATGAACCATATGATCGGGCTCTAGCACGCGCACGAGCCTGTTCTAGAGCCATTGCCATTGCTTGACTTCTGGCTTGCCCCATTGCTTGACCTCTGGATTGTCCCATTGCTTGACCTCTGTATTGTCCCATTGATTGACCCATTGATTGTCCCATTCCTTGACGCATACCCTGACGCATTGATCGACTCATTGATCGACTCATTGATCGACGCAATGCGCGGGATCGGTTACCCTTTCTTTTTTTCCTTGAACCACCAAAAGCTTTTGCTAATCCTCCAAACAAACTCATAATTATAGAAAAGAAAAAAAAATTACCATAATTTGCTTGTATTTTTCCAAAACATTTTATCGCCTGGTTTAATATTATAAAGGTACTGAAAGAGTTTAACACGAGCTAATGGACAATTTACTCTATATTTATTCAATGGATGAGGATTTGTTATTAATAACATTGGTAAAGCTCCTTTGTATACTCCTTGACTATTTTGAATAGCAAAATAAACAAAAAATAATTTTAATTTTAAAATATCTATTTCTAACATTTCGTTGTTTAAAAAAAGTTTATTTCTTAAATATTCTTCTAAAATAAACAATCCAGAAATATCCGCAATATCTTCACCTACTGAATTTGTCGCATCCCATTTAACACCATCGCGTTTTGAAAACTCTTCGTATTCATTAATAACATCCTTTAAATATTCGTCAAAATGTTTTTTCTCTTTTGATGACCACCAATTTTCTAAATCTCCTTTGTAATTATATCTACTTCCCAAGTTATCTAAACTATGCGACATTTCATGTGTAATTGTATACCCTATACTTGCCAAGTTGTATTCAAGAGATTCCTCAATAATAACAAATGGATTTTGCATTATTCCTAAAGGAATGAAAATAGCATTTTCTGTTGGCGTATAAAATGCATTTACTATATAATTTTGATTTCCTACCATTGCTGGAGGATATTTTTGCCAATCGACATCTCTATTGTCCTTAATATATGGCTTATTTGTATATGTAATTTCCTTTGATAAATAGTGAAGATGTTGCAATGTTAAATTAACCCACACATCATTTGTATACTCTATCTCTGGATCAAGAGTAAGTGGGTCAATTGTTCCTATAGTAAAATCCAAATATCTTATTTTTTTTATTGCCTGTTCCTTACTTATTGGCGTAAGCCACTTGTTTCTTAACAATATATTCAAAAATGCTTCTCGTAATTCGTGAGCCATTTTTTTTACGTATTCTATCACATTTTCATTTCGAAAATTCTTAGAATATTCTTTCGATAAAAGTGTATTATAACACATTGCTAATCCAATAAATCCCCTCAATTCATCAGGAAATGGTTTTACAACACCAGAAATAAATTTCCCGTTAAACTCGTAGTCAATTTTTGACATCTTTTTACTGAATTTTATCATTTGTTTCATGCAAATAAAATACCAATAATTTTGCCATTTGGGTGTATTCCACTCATTCATTAGTTTCATGACATTTGACAAATAATTTGGCGAAGAAACAATATACCAATCTGGAGTACTCTTAAACCCCATTAAATCGGTAAATAATTTCCAGTCAAATCCCAACTTACTCGATTCTGACAAAGATATTTTGTTGTATCCATCATTGTCTTCATACATATTACCATTAAAACATTGTACTAAACTTGACTCACACTCAAAAATATCTGTGTGGTTTATATTTATTTCTAAACATTTAAAAATGTTCTTTATATAAATCTCGTAATTTTTAATGAGTTTTTGTTGATACATATGTCGAGTTGTTTGCTCCTTTGGTATTTGTTCATAATAAGCAAAATCAAAAAACGTCAGGTCAGATGACGATAAAGTATTACAATACACCTTTGTATTTTTTAAATTAATAGACATGTCCCATCTAATTGGGAATGACCAAGAAAACAATGGGTTTTTGTGCATATACACCATTAATTCATAGAAATTATTTTTGTCAAAAATTGACCTTAAACTTTCTTTCATTTCTCGCACATGACCAATCATGTGGGATGATTCAATGTTTTTAAAAGAATCATAAAGCCTTTTTTGGTTTGAATTCAGTTCAAGTACGCTTAACAAAGAGTAAGATGTTTGTTCTTGAACTATACGAATATTATCTTGTTTCACATAAAATGTTTTTTTATCATTTGCAACTTTATTGACATTTTTTATCCACAATTCATTTACATATGTATAAAAATCATTCTGTGGCTGTATTTTACTATCTCGCATTTCAAATAATTTTATCAAATCACTATCAATGGTTTTTTTAGAATGAATTTTTGTTACTTCTCTTTTTTGTTTTTTTGTGAATATAGGAACTTTTACAAAATCTAATAATTTGAATTTTTTTGGCTTTATTCTTAAATCTCTATAAAAGTTTTTTCGAGATTTCATATATTATAATGTTAAAAAATACCTTTGGGTTTATAAGAATCAATTGGTGTAAACTTTTGCTCTGATTTTAATATTATCGGTATCTCTTTCTTTTCAAAAGAAACCATTTCTTTATCAAGGTGATTCCCAAATTCGTCAATTTCCAACCCAGTTTTTTTTTTCAATTCATCTCTAACATACTTAGGAATCCAATTATCCCACGAAATGTGTATTGTATTTGGATGATAATAAAATACATTAAAGCCATTTGATTTTAGTTTATCTATTACATAACTTATACATGTGGCATGATCAAAATGTGTTACTCCCAAAATAATTTCTGGTATAACAAACCAACAATTTTTATCATTTGTCTTCCTAGAAGTCAATTTAATTCTTACATGTACTCGGTTTAATATTTTATTAAATATTTCTAATTTTTGAATATCTGCATTTTTTTTCCTATCGTATAATTCATCTATGTTAAGATTTTCAGTGAATTCTGTAATATGATTATCGATATTAAAAATAGTTGTCATATAAAATATAAATAAAATATAATCAGCATTTAAAAATATTTATTAATTTTAATGTTTAAACATTTAGTAATTTCGGGAGGAGGTTCTCTCACTATAAAAATACTTGGAACTATTCAATACATGTTGGAAAATTCTGTCATCACATATGATGAAATAGAATCCATTTATGCTACTTCTGCTGGAGCATTAATAGGAATTGGGGTTGCATTAAAAATGGATATTCAACTACTAACAAATTATGTAATCAACAGACCTTGGGAAGATATGTGTCAGATTAGTCCATCTCACGTTTATAATTTATATTCTAATAAAGGTATTTTTGATAAAACGTGTATTACAAAATTTATGCAACCACTACTGGATTTCAAAAATATTGATATAAATATAACATTGTTTGAATTTTTTACATTGACAAATATTGATCTCCATATGTTTGCAGTTGAATTAGATAATATTTCTATTGTTGACATATCACATAAGACTTTTCCAGAATTGTCATTAATAGATGCATTATGCATGACATCATGTCTTCCTATTGTTTTTGAACCCATTTTTTATAAAGATGCATTTTACATAGACGCCGGAATTATATTAAATTATCCCTTGGAATACTGTATAAAAAATGTGGAGGATGAAACGACTATATTGGGGTTTGAAATCATAGAAAATAAAAAATATGATAAAATAGAAAAAAATAGTGATTTGGTGAATTATTCTTTTATTTTGTTGTGCAAATTGTTTAAAAAAGCAATAAATATAAATAAATGTGAAATTCCCAATACAATAAAATATTTTACGGACGAAGATATATTTTCAAGTTTAATGGATTCGTTTTCCAGTGAAAAACGCCAATCTTATATCGACGAAGGTTTTGAATATGGGGAAAAATTTGTATTTAAACAGTAATTATAAAGATTGGGCGACCCCAACCTAAATCCATTTGGCGACAATGAATTAAATGTGAAAATTTGGCCTGAATCAACATTTGATCGGTAACAACATCGAACAACCTAAACTTTATTTTTTCAACATCTACTGCATAATGTGCAACGATTTTCCACAATGTAGATGGAAGCTTGGGTGAAAGTGATAATAAAACAAACAAATCCATCCCCTCCTTTTTTATAAATTTGCGTGTTTGATGAATTTTGCATGCTTCATTCATTGTGTTAACTGTTGTTGGAACCATCCATTTTGGTGGTTCCATTTTACCTTTAATGTATGGTAAAAATGGCGGCGTCAAACATGCTTCTACTGTTAAAATTTTTTCGGAAAGAGTATCGGAAAGTTCTAATGTTCGGTATGGGTGAGATAAATAAAAGGATGTTATTTTTTTGTGTGTCTTTTTCAAAAGGCCGACAAATTCTGGCAAATCAGATGACGAGATGTTTTCGCAAATCAACAACATCTCGTCAATATTTTTGTATAACCTACAAAGTGTTTGAGGTTTAATGTTTCTACAATCGCCAATTAAGTTAAAAATAACTTGCATGCTATTGAATCTCGCGGGGATTTCTGGAATATAATCAAAAATATTTGGGCGGTTTATTTTAATCTGCGCAATATGCTGTATTAAAGTCATACGCAGTTCCCAAATGGTTAACCCATTATTCTCTCTGCGTTCTTCTTCTAATTCTTCTTGAGGAATTCCTTGAAGCCCCAAAAATTTGGATTTACAATCCAATTTTCGTTGAATAACAATACTTTTGTCAGCATAAACATTTCGAGAAATTTCTTCAAAAGTTCCAATCATTTTTTTAAAGGTATTGCTTATAATTTTTTTTCAATTTTTTAATGTAAAGTATTATTAACAAATTGTGTCAAATTTTGTTTTGTTGGTTTCGAATCAAAATCATATACTTTTCCATTCACTACTAATTTTATAGTTGGAAACCCCTCTACTTTATATTTTTCCATCATGGATTCGCTTGTCGCTGACTCTTTTGTACAATTTACGTCATTGTAAGTTATCGTATAACCATTTACCGTAGTTGTTTCTTTTTTGAAAGCAGCCCATTCGGGTTTTGCAGAAGTGCAATGAGGGCACCAATCTGTGTAAAAAAATAGAAATTCTGCCTTCTTTTCTCCTTTTGGCACTTGTTTCTTGTAAAGAAAATAAAATCCAACAATAACAAGAACTAGAAGAAATACAAAAAAACCTAATAAATATATATTCATAATAAATTACAACATTTAATTAATTAGTGAAAAAACGCAAAAAAATAATAACATATACTAATGGATACTTTTGTCTTTAATAATAAAGATTACAAAAGTGGTGATGGAATGTTAACTAGTATATGGGGACCAGCCTTGTGGCATTTTTTACATACAATGAGTTTTAATTATCCAATTAATCCAACGAAAAGTGAAAAAATACAATACATGAATTTTATTAAAAGCCTTGAATATGTTTTACCTTGTAAATATTGTCGCACTAATTTGAAAAAAAATTTTATTGAACTTCCGTTAAGAAAGGAAGATATGAAATCGCGGGGTACCTTTTCAAAGTATGTTTACAATTTGCATGAGCATATAAACAAAATGTTGGGCAAAACTTCTAATTTATCATACGAAGATATTCGCGAAACTTATGAACATTTTCGTGCAAGATGTACATCCAATTCTCAAAAAAAGGAATCTGGGTGCGTTAAACCGATGCATGGTGAAAAATCCAAATGTATTTTGCGAATTGTTCCACAAATTAAAAAAACCAAAAGCTTTTCGGTTGATAAGAAATGCTTTAAACGATTAACCAAAAGACGAAAAACTATTTAGTAGTGGCATGGGTTCATTAGTTGTGTCTGACTTACCATTTAAAGCGAGTGTGGGATCATTCACAAAATAGTTCTGGACTGGCAATAACATTGAGTTTTGGTTTAATGGATTTATTGAGTTTTGATTGAATATGTTTTGATTTGAGTTTTGGTTTAATGGATTTTGATTAAATATGTTTTGATTTGAGTTTTGTTTTGATGTGGGCATACTAAATTTAGACTCGATTGTTTTAACAGTATTATTTAATTTATCGACAAATGGATATGATGATTGTGGCTTACTTTTTGAACTATTTGATTTGGGGGATGATGGTTTTACTGGACATTCGTTTACTGTAATAGGATTGGGACAAGCAGGACAAACTGGTGGAACAATTTCAGACTTTAATGTATACAAATCATTTTTTGAACTACAAGAATTGTTATTTTTACTAGTGCCAGAGTAAGTTTTACTATTAGTGTTACTTTTATGAGTATCAGACTTGTGTGTATGACTACTATGAGTATTCTGGCTGTTACTGTTGGTATCAGCTGAATCGTAATATTGTTCGTTAAGATAATTTACTAGACTATCTCTGTTACTTGAAATATTTGGATAAAATATGTAATCATTATCATCGGAGTGAACAGTCAATATCATTGATTTATCCGTTTTTTTTAAAACAGCACTATTCTTAGAATTATTAGAATCAGTAAACATAATTTGATCACCAGTCACTTTTTCATAATCATACGTTTCCTTTTTTCCACTTCCATAGTTGACAAGTACTTTCAAACTTTTGTCATTTATAACTTGTGCAGTACTGTTATCTTTACCATAAAATATTATGACATTATCCTGTTTTTTAGTATGGTCATAAACATAGGATTGAACGTCATTTGTATTTTCCTTTAAGTTAGTTAATGCTGCTGTTAATTTAGATATAATATCAGACGAAGTGTCAGTTTGTGTATTCGTACTTGTATTAGTAAAGTTGGGATTTGTAGTTGTATTAGTAAAATTGGGATTTGTAGTTGTATTATAGTTTTGATTATAGTTTGGGTTGAAGTTATTTGAATTGTTTGCATTAGTATAGTTGGGATTTGTACTTGTATTATAGTTTTGATTATAGTTTGGGTTGAAGTTATTTGAATTGTTTGCATTAGTATAGTTGGGATTTGTACTTGTATTATAGTTTTGATTATAGTTTGGGTTGAAGTTATTTGAATTGTTTGCATTAGTATAGTTGGGATTCATACTTGTATTATAGTTTGGGTTGAAGCTACTTGCATTGTTTGCATAATTATAGTTTGGATTATTCTTATTTTTATTGTTTCCAGAATAGTTTGAATTAAAGCTATTTCCAGTGTTTTTAGAATTGAAATTTGGATCATTTTTACTTCCATTACCATTTCCTAGGTCATTGGTTCCATAGTCACTCGTATTCATATTATCTGCATATAATGTTGCAGCATTCACATAACCTTCTTTTACGCTACCTAAAAAGAGCTCTCCATAATTTGCCATCGACGTGGGATCACTTGAACTAGTTCCATTAGCATTTTCAAGCCCCTCAAATCTTTTGTAATTGTAATAATAATATATTATAATTAAAAGACAAGCAATCATTAGGACAAATTCTATCATATAGTAGATTAATATTTTATACTAGATAATAAAAAAATTATTGTATATACCTTAATGAAAATTCTTTTTTTTGATACTGAAACAACTGGGTTAATTTCAAAAACAAATTTCCCGTATATTGTTCAATTCAGTTACATTATTTATGATACGGAATTAAAAATAATCGTTTTAACATATGATGAAATTATACAATTACCACCAACAATTGAAATACCAGAAGAATCGACAAAAATTCATTGTATTACTACAGAAATGTCAAAAAATTCTACTGTAGAAATACTAGATTGCTTAAAAGAATTTATTAGTAAATGCAAAGAAGTTGACCTTATTGTTGGTCATAATCTTTTATTTGATAAACAAATGGTTATAGGTGAGCTAAAACGTCAAAAAGATACTGATGTGTATATTGATGATTTTTCAAAAATGTCTTTTTATTGTACTATGCAAGAAACAACAGCGTTTTGCAATATTTCAGCAACAACAAAAATGCTATCAAGAAAATACATTAAATATCCTAAATTAATTGAATTACACGATAAACTATTTGGGGAAAATACATTAACATTACCATTACATAACTCATTAAATGACGTAATGGTTTGTTTTAAATGTTACTTTAAATATCGCCACAATATTGAAATTACTATTTAAAAAGTAGAATAATTTTTTCTTTACTCATACTTCCATAAAAATCATCATTTAAATAAGACTGAATATATTTTATATAAACATACAAATAAAAATACTTTTTTAAATTTCCATTTCTCCTTGAATACGTCATACACTTGTTTGTAATTTTTTTTTGAATTCCGTTCAATTCATCATAAGTAAAATCAACCATTTTTTCCTTTTTAAGAGCTTTTATCATCTGACTAATGTTACATTTTAATGTTTTGTTCTTTTCGCGGGTTATATATTCTTTTAAAAACTCTTTTATTCCCTTTACTTTATGTTTTTTTCCCATTGATATTTCGGTAATGTTTACATCGGTTAACAAATTTATTCGGTGTTTTTTTTCATCTTCAGTCATTTCAAACAAATTTTTACAAAAATTTTGTTTATCATTTGTAATCAAAACTATTTTGTTTTTAGGATCAATCTTTAATCGTAGTAAACCAATAAAAATAACAAGACACAAAAAATGCGTTAAAATATCATCAATATTTGATGATATTTGTAATTTGTATTTTATATGAAATATGTAGACATTTGGTAATGGATTTATATCTATATCAATAATGACATCTCCAATAGTAACTGGTTTACTCACAATAAATATGATATTTTTTGAATATTTCTCTAAAAAACGATTGAATTTATGCGAAACGACAACAACGTCTTTATATTTGTTATACAATATGTGAATAATATTAGCATAATCTATTATAAAATACTTTATTTTAGCATTTAAAATGTGCGTTCTTTTATTATGAGTAAATATTTGTTCATAATAAAAATGGATAAATTTGTCTAGCATACTATAAGTAAAGATTTTATGTATTTTTGGTGTCATCCTACTTCTTCAAATTCATAAACAGCTTTCATCATTTCAACCAATTCTTTTATTGTATTTCTCAATTGTTTAACCTCATTTTTTAATTCAGAAACTTCACTTTCTATTGATTTTTTTGATTTTTTACTTTCTTGTATGGCTGCATAATTTTCTTTTTTATCTATTATTTTTTTGATACATATTTCATCTAATTTTGTTTTTTCTATTATTTCTTCAATTGAAATATTTTTCAAATACATTTTATAGGCGATATGTTGAAGTCTACAATAAATTCCTCCCTTGGTTCTATTATGATTTTGAGCTATTAATTCAATATCTTGATTTACGCTAATAGCGTTTAACAATAAAGTTTCTTCTTCATCGCACCATTTTTGACCCAAATTAGAAGGATACTCTTTATTTGGATTTCTAATTTTAACCATTTGTAGCATTGAACCTTCCATTTTAGTTAATATATCAACATTTTTAAGTTTATACGTATAACGAAAAATGACTACGAACTACACATATCACATGCGGGCTCTGCTTTTGGTTCTATCGTAAATTGTTGAGCGCTATGATTTGGTTTTCGTCGTAAATAGTAACAACCCGTTTTCAACCCATTTGACCATGCGTAAAAGTGCATTGATGTTAAAATATTGTAGTTTGGTGATTCAATCCATAAATTCAGACTTTGACTTTGACAAATAAACGCACCTCTATCAACACTCATATCAATCAAATGTTTCATTGGTATTTCCCAAACAATTTTATATTTCTCTTTCAAATGGTCTGAAATATCCAATTGCTGTACACTTCCCTTATTTTCAATAATGTTTTGTTTGGTTGTTTCATTCCACAAATTTAAATCAATAAGTTCCTTCATAAGATATTTATTCACAACGATAAATTCGCCTGCAAGTGTACGTCTACTGTAAATATTACCAGTGATGGGTTCAAAACATTCATTGTATCCCAAAATTTGAGAAGTACTCGCAGTCGGCATTGGTGCTAATAATAAAGAGTTTCGTAATCCTTGATAATGAATATCGCCTTTTAGTCTGCCCCAATCATACCTTTTAGAGGGGACAACATTCCACATATCAAATTGCAGAATTCCTTTTGATGCGGGTGAACCAATAAATGTTTCATAACAACCATGTTCTTTTGATAATTCGGTGCTTTTTTCAAGCGCCGCGTGATACATTGTTTCAAATATTTGTTTGTTTATTAGTTTTGCCTCTTCTGAATGATACGGCACATCCATTAGAAAAAATACGTCAGCCAATCCTTGAACACCTATTCCGATTGGTCGATGGCGCAAATTACTTGTTTTAGCTGTTTTGCACGGATAAAATGTTTCATCTATAATGTTATTCAAATTATTTGTGACAATTTTTACTACTTGATGCAGCTTTTCATAATTAAACACTTTATTTTCTACAAATTTAGGAAGACCAATACTGGCTAAATTGCAAACGGCTGTTTCATTCACGTCGCTATATTCTATGATTTCTGTACACAAATTAGAACTTTTTATTGTACCAACATTTTGTTGGTTTGATTTTTTATTTGCCGCATCTTTATACAATAAATATGGGGTTCCGGTTTCCATTTGTGAATCTAAAATTTTAAACCATAACTCTCGGGCTTTTACTTTTTTATGCAATCCAACACAGTCAGCTTCATATTTTAAATACAGTTCATTAAACTCGTCGCCATAAACATCGGCAAGTCCTTTAAAATTATTTGGACAGAATAGATGCCATTCCTTGTCTTCTTTTACTCTTTCCATAAAGAGATCTGGAATCCAAAGCCCGTAAAAAAGATCACGGGCTTTCATCTCCTCATCTCCATGATTTTTTCGCATTTCTAAAAATTCTTCTATATCATAATGCCAAGGTTCTAAATACATTGCAATCGAACCGTTTCTTTTACCTCCTTGGTCAATGTATCTAGCAGTCGCATTAAAAACTCGAAGCATTGGACATAATCCGTTTGACTTATTTTTTTTGTCAATGACCGACCCCTTTGCACGAATATTATGTAAATGAAGACCAACACCACCTGCATATTTTGATATTTTTGCACATTCTTTCAATGTGTCAAAAATACCATCAACACTATCTTCTTTCATTGCAACTAAAAAACAAGAGCTCAATTGTTGAGAGCGTGTTCCAGCATTGAACAATGTTGGTGTTGCATGTGTAAAAAACTTTTGTGACATTAAATCATATGTTTCTTTCACATCATGCATATTTTTATGTATACACAAAGCCGTTCGTAGCCACATATATTGAACACGTTCTATTATTTTTTCACCACTTTTTAATAAATAAGCTCGTTCCAATGTTTTGAATCCAAAATAGTCAATCAAAAAATCGCGATCATGATTGATCATCTCATCCAATATTATTGCATTTTCTTTGACAAGATTGTAAAAGTCTGATGATAATATATCATTATCATAAAGCAATCTCATTGTTTCGCTAAAAGATGGATTTGTATTTTTTTGATGATTTGAAATAATGATATAACTTGCGAGTGTTCCATAGTCATGATTGTTACAAATCATCGTCGCACAATGTTCTGCTGCAAATTCGTCAATCTTTGTTGTTTCAATTTTATCATATAATCGATCTATTACTTTTATCGCAAGTTGTGTGCAGTTGATATAAATATTTGCAAGTTCGCACATTGCTTTCAACCGATTCAAAATTTTATCAAATGAAATAATTTCTACTGAACCGTTGCGTTTTGTAACATTCATTTCTGACATTTTATTAATAATAATAAAGATTTTATATTATTATTTTATATATATGGTAACAATTTTTATATTATGTTACAATGAAGAAGTTTTGCTTCCTCATACAATACAACATTACAAAAGTTATCTTCCGCTTTGTAATATTGTTATTTACGACAATAAATCTACGGACAATTCTGTCAAAATAGCAAGGTCACAAGGGTGTAAAGTTATTTCTTGGAATTCAAACAACGAAATTGATGATTTTCGATACTTGTTTATTAAAAATAATTGCTGGAAACAATCATCAGATTGGGTTATTGTTTGTGATATGGACGAATGGTTGTGTGTTACGCAAGAAGAGTTATTAAAAGAACAAAGTAAAAATACTGTCATTCTTAGTGTACGTGGTTATAACATGATTGGTGAAAGTAAGTCTATCACTTTGGAAGACATTGATTTGCACAAAATAAAAAAATCGGTTTACTTTCCAGAAGAAAATAAATCATTATGTTTCTATCGACCAGCAATTCGCGAAATAAATTATAATTTAGGTGCTCATATTTGTAATCCTAGTTTAATTACAGACGGGTTGTATAGTAAGAAAATCTACATCAACAAACACATGAATTATTTAGGTTTGCCATTTTTTATGGAAAAAATGTTAGAGAGATATAAACGTTCCGCGAGAATGCGTAGTAAAAAATTCGCATATCATTATATAAATGATATTCAAAAAATAAAAGACTTGTATTTGTATCAACTTTCTATTTCAAGTGATCTGAAAAATTAATTCCAAACTTCAGATTCTTTGAAACTTTCTAAAATATATTGTTTTTCTACTTCCGTATCAGTTAAATTTTTTAAACTTTCGTAACTTGACCTATAATTATTTGTATCAAATGTAGGATATTTATCTGTTATTTTTAAACAACGAGGTTCGTTTATACCATATGTATAAAAATGTTTGAAAACATCATTTTTTTCTACGAACTGATGTAGATCTTTATTCAATACTCTATAAATTTCCCAATTTATAGTCAAAGTATTCATTAGTGCTGTTAGTTTATCTAAATATTTGTTTGGGCAGAAATCATCAATAATTTTATTATTTTTCAAATGGATAGTGTCTAAGTTTAACAAATTTCCAAATGAGCTACTAAGCGCTCGTCCTCTTTTTATTTTATTTATACTATCTTCTTTTGATTTCGAAAAGTAATGATTTATTTGTATTATATCAATTGTATAATTGTTATTAAACGGGCCACTAATAATATTTTTTTTTGGATCACAATATTTTGAAGGATCTTTTAAAACAACACAATGTGGATTATTTCTTATACCAAATGCTCTTAATGGTTTGTATATAGTTTTAATATGGCTATTTTGAACATCGCTACACCATCTATATGCATCTATAACATATTTATTTTGTATATTATCATGAAAGCTCGTCCCAAACATTACCCAATTTATACCTATTGCATCAAATTCATCATAGTTTTTTAAAAAATCTTTTACTGAAAAAACATTTTTGGGGCAAATATATTCATCTCCATCAAAATTCGCCAACCACTTTGTTTCATGACCAAATACTTTTCTACAATGATTAAATGCATTCAATTGTTGTTTTGAACCAGAAATCCTAATTACTGTACACAATTTTCTAAATAAAAAATGATTTAATCTATTTGGTATTGGATTAGAACTATCATTATCATAAATATAAAAATGTTCAAATCCTAATAGGTAGTTGTACATTAAAAATTCTTCGAGATTTGGTTCGTCTTTAATAATAACACACATTGACAAAAAATATTTACTCATAAAATTTGTAATATTAAAAAATAGCAAAAAGACACACATTAAATACTTTTTGTAAAATTGATAAATTATCCATTAAATGAAAGTGAAATTTCTACCATTTCCTTTTTTATACTTTTTGTAGCAGAAATAGACAACTCCTCTCGTTTTTTACGAGTTGATACTGTTTCTTTTACCTCTATTGTTTTCCTTCTTGATGTACTGTTTCTCGTATTCATATCATTTTCAATCTTTATATAATTTTTTTCAATATATTCTATAATATTATTTTCAAGCGCCCATTTGAAAAAATTTAATTGTCCAATTGTTGTTTCTATACCGTCACCTGTTTCTGTTTTATATGGAACAACAATACGATCCCATCTACAAAACGGGTCGAATCTTTGTTTAGAATAAGCCTTTAACATTAATTTGTAGTCATCATACACTTTGAAACGATGTTCGTTATTTTTTATTACTACATAATATTTTTTTGCGTAATTTGTTGTGAACCAGTCAATAATTCTTAATGAAATTTTTGACTCGCCCGCAATAATATCTAACATTTTCTTTAAATTGATTTGGTCATAAAATTGCATCAATTTTGATAATATCAACTTATTTTGTGTAGTTACTGAAATATTCATATATAATGATAAAAATCTTTCTTTAAATAATTTTAATTATGAGAAGACGAATTGCTTAATGTCTTTTACGTTTAAATGTATACGCAAAATAAAAGATGTAACAAAAAAACAAAAAAATCAAAAATAAATTTAAAAAATTTATTGTATCACAATAATTAGAACTATTTGCAGCCTGACAAATGTTCTTAGTGCCAAAAACTCCAAACCCATCCGAAGCCATAAGCCCTGTTTTTTCCATATAATATATTTTTATTTTTTGTTAACTTATAATGAAAACTAGAAAAAATCCTAGAAAAAATCCTAGAAAAAATACAAAAGGAGGTAAAGGAATAACTGAACAAATACAAATAATTTTACAATAATAATGAATGTAATTAACGATTTATATAAGAGGGCAGTGAGTAATTTTAGGAAAGAAAACAAACGGGCACCAAGTGCTACTGAAAATATGGAAATCTGGCACGATGCATATGATAACTTCTTTGAAGAAGTTAAACAGCAGAATCTAAATAAAAATCAGACCTTGACAACGGTTAACGACTTTGTAAATAAGAAATGATCCGCGTTTTTTCTACGACGTTCCAGATTACATTTTAAACATGACAATAACACGTTATCTTTATTGTGCGGCAAATCATTATTAATTCTATCCAGTGTCCATTGCATTGGATGGAGTTTTGTTTCGTAATCTAGGAGTACACTATTTTTACAATAATAACACTCGAGGTTTGCTAACAATTCTGAAATATCAGAAACTTCAAGATTGTTTGTCCATCCTCTTTTTTTATCTTGGCTTTTGTATCCATAAAATTTTTTACAAATATTTTTGTCTGCATCTATGTTAACTCTTAGTTCATTCTTCAATGGTTCTGAACCATTTAATTTTTTTATTTGATAGCGATTGTTTTTACCAGAAAAAAATATTTTTTTTTCCATAAGTATTATAAATAAAGAAGTTAAACTTATAATATGTATATATATAATGGAATCATTTAAAGAAAACGAACCAATAGAAAGTTTATCCAAAATAAAAACATCTGAAATAAACGAAGTAAAAAATATAAAATACAAGATGAATTCAAAATCGTTGGGTGCAAAATCTTTGGGTGAAAATACAGACTTGCTACAAGTAGAACTTTTTTTAGAGAATGAGAAAAAAAACAATCGAAGTGAGCCTTGGACCAAGCTAGATAAAACCACAAAATACAAAAAATTGGAAGATTTTGCCAAATTCTACACCTTGAAACATAATCTTTCTATCACAGAATGCGGCGAACTTACAACTTTTTTAAAAGATGCAATTGACAAAAAAAAAATATACAAAGTAAGGGATATATTGTATGACAAAATGAATTCAAGAATACAAGAAATTCCCGGACTGTTGTTTTCAAAAGTGGATAAAAAATTTACACTGAAAAATGTAGTTCCTAAAACAAATACGGTAAGGTGTACTCCTAAAAAGAATATTTTTTCTATTTAAAATTAAAATGTTAAATTATAGTAATGAACGAATTGAATACAACAGAATGTGAACATTTTGTTGAAGATTTATTGTTAATTATGTATGATTACACGTTACATAATCTACAGCTGTTTTCTAGAGAAGACTATGATATAATGTTCACAAAATATATTGATGAATATGTTGACGAAATTATAAAAATGATTCGTGAAACGGCGCATAGTGATGAAATATCCAAGGAAGAGTTGGGAGTCTTGATTAATTACACAATTAATATTTTTTATGAAATATGTATACCACCTAGATCTTTTCATAATACATATATATTAAAACAACGCACAGAAGATGATATAAAAATTATTTCTAATAGAATTGATTATTTACGCAAATTACCACAACCACAGCAACGAACGACAGAATGGTATATGTTTAGAAATAATTTAATTACTGCGAGTAATGCATACAAAATTTTTGATACGGATGCGTCGCGTAATCAATTGATTTATGAAAAATGTTTTGCATATAATGAAAAAGTAATGATTGTTCCAGAAGAAACTGAAAGTTTCAAACATGTCAATGTTGTAAGCCCTATGCATTGGGGACAAAAATACGAAAGTGTTTCAATAATGATTTATGAAGACTTGTACCAAACAAAAATAGAAGAATTTGGGTGTATTCGACATGAAAAGTATTCATTTCTAGGAGCATCTCCAGACGGAATAAATAGTGATGAAACATCTGATAGATATGGAAGATTAATAGAAATAAAAAATGTGGTTAGTAGAGAAATAACTGGCATTCCTAAATTAGAATATTGGATACAGATGCAATTACAAATGGAAACGTGTGATTTGAATGAATGTGATTTTTTAGAAACAAAATTTGTAGAATACGAAACAGAAAAGGAATATTTAAATGATATATGTCAATATAAAGGTGTTATAATGTATTTTTCATATAAAAACGGAACACCTAAATATATTTACAAACCTCTTCATCTAGAAGATGAATTATGGGAAGAAACAATGATGACAATATATCAAGAACAAGGATTAATATGGATTAAAAATATATATTGGAAATTAGATGTAATAAGCTGTGTTTTAGTATTGAGAAATAATTTGTGGTTTGAATATGTTATTTGCGAAATACGCAATTTTTGGAAAATCATAGAGCATGAAAGAGAACACGGATTCAATCATCGCAAGGCTAAAAAACGAATAAAAAGGGTACAAGAAGAAGAAGTAAAATGCTTAATACAGCTTCAAGATCTACATAACGGGCAGTTATAAATTCCTGCACTTATTCTCCATCTTGAAAGACAATCGTGACAAAACAAATGACAACACGAAAACATTCTTTCGTGGATTACTTGATTTTCATTACACAACACACAATCTGCTGAACTTGTTTCTGTTTGCAAAAGTTCGGATTCCGGAATTACTTGATTTTCATTAGTCAACACTGTTGAAATTGTTTCTCTTGGCAAAAGTTCGGATTCCAGAAATTGTCTTGCTTGATTTAATTCCCCCGAACGAACCATTTCCAATTCTTCTTTTTTCAAATAATATGTATCCGTTTTAATGTATTCTATGTTATTAAACTTTCTTACTATTCTTGCATAAAAGAATGCATCGTTAAAGTTTGATAACACACTATCGCCTGTTAATTCTTCTTCTAGCTCGCAATATTCTTTAGAACTGCTTTCTACAATTTGAATAACAGCATCTTCTTCAACATTGAAACTATTTTTGACAAGCGTCTTCAAGCTATCAATGATTTGCGATGTTGATAAATTTCTTTCAAGAACTACACTTGTGGTAAAAATACCGTAAGCTATTTTGACAGTTGCGCGAAACATTTTTTTTAAAAAGGATTCATTTTTAAAAAAAATCAATTTTTTGTTATTTCAAGTTTTTCAAGTTATTTTAAAAGTAATTGATAACTTAATTGCTATATGCCAAACCACCCATACCACTCATAATACGAAGAATGTTGTAGTTGGTTGCATACACACGAACCTTTGCAGTCTTTGTTCCTTCAACAGTTGCATTTGAAAGAACGAGTTGAAGAGTTGCATTATCAATACGTGAAAAGTTGCAAGTTCCAGAAGGCTGATGTTCCTCTGGGCGGAGAGCAAAAGAATAAACATTGATTCCCTCATCTGGTGTGCGGGTGTGGCACTGGTATGGTTGAACCCAAGAAAAGTATGATCCTTCACGTTCAGAGAATCTATCTTGACCGTTGAGTTGAAGCTTGCCAGTAACAACTGGGTTAAGACCCCAACAATGTAGTGTAAGAGATGTTTCGCAAAGAACAAACGTTCCGGCATCCGAAACACCAGAATTTCGGTTAATATTAGGATCGGCTAGTTTTTCCAATTCAGCGGCTTGCTGAGAACTAAGAAGACTACTGCCATTGAAGAAGTCATAATTAGGCAACTTTACACCACTTGGATCAACACCCAAATTTACTTCATTGTATGGGTTGTCTGGTCCGTGCCAATACCCAGTAGTAGTTATATCAACATCACCGGCTCCGGCGTCGTCAAACATACCTCTTGCATCTATAAATCCGTACTCGCCACCAATTTCGGTTGGACCACCAAAAGCGTGGATTGCGTTAGGCAATGCATCAATTGCATCAGTATAGTTGAATGGTTGTGCTCCCAAAACCTTGTAAAGAAGAGCATCACAAACCAATGACGAACAATAATCAACATTCTGATCTGGCTGAACTACCCAGATTAATTCTTTCACCGGGTGATTGAAATTCAACTTGATTTTGTTTGATGAAGAACCAACTGATTCATCACCAGTAAATTGTAGCTGAGTAATCAAATACTCGTGTGGGTTTTGTGCCATACGTCTTCGTTCATCCGTGTCCAAAAAGACATAATCGACGTAAATCGAAGCAGCAACTAAAGATTGATTGTACGCAATAGCAGCTGGTACTGGTCTTCCAGGAGCATATTGTCCATTTGAAGAATTATTATAATTTGGAGCATTCATACTCTTTCCACTAGTGCTATTTGCATTGCAATTTAGAGTAGTAACAGCCCACAAACATTCATCAATTGGTCGGATGTCCAAAGTGATTTTAATTTCGTGATACTGCAGAGCAATGAGAGGAAGCGCAAGCCCAGGGTTTGTGCAAAACCAAAACTGTAGAGGAATGTACAAAGTATATTCTGGCAGTGCGTTTCTTGGAGCGCACACTTGTCGTGGTGCAAGAGAGTCACAAGGTCCATCTACTTCCGCAAAAGAAGGATCGGTAATAAATGTTAGCTGGGTAATATTTCCAATCATCTTGAAATATCCAGGAGTCTGCTCACTTGTCATGGTTAGCTGATTCCAAATATGCATCCAGTCACCATATTGTTTATCAATTCTTTGACCACCGATATCTACTTCTACTTGAGCAACTATCTGTTCTCCAGGATAATCAAGCCATCTAGCATAAACAGTGGAAAGACCATCTGGGTTGAATCCGACACCCATTAGCTGATTGATTTCTGGAAGTGTCACTTGTAAATAAGTTCTGTAGGCCAAATCTCCATTTCTACTAATAGTACATTGAACACGTCTTCCAAAATCAGCTTGACCATTAAATGTTTGTTCAATAGACTCAATTGCAAAATTTGTATAACGTCTGTAGGTTACTTTCCAAAATGTAATCTGAGGATTACCCGTTAAATAAACATCTTGTGCTCCGTAAGCGACTAATTGCATTAAACCTCCACCCATTTATATTATCCCTAAAGAAAATAATTTTTGTTTTTAATCTAATTAACATTTTATTTCAAAAAACGAAACTGTTTTTTAATGAACTCTTTTAAGTAGTCATCAGTAAAGTATTCCTTTTTCTTCTCATGTGGTTTGATAAAAACAAATGTATTTTTCTCTTTTTCAACCTTCCATCCATCTTCTAATGCATTATAAATGAATAACATCTTTTGTATTTCTAAATTGTCTAAATCTAATTGTTGTGTTTTATCATCTATTTTTATTAAAATCTGTAAATTCATAAAAAATCAAGAGAAATATTATTTGAATATATTACTTATTTTAATATAAATATTCTGATAGGAAAGAATTTATGAATAGTTTTAAACCTAAGACCGATAAAAAAATTAAAATATTCAAAAATGATCAGTTTACTATTGACGGAAAACACATGGAATTTTTAGAAGAGTTTGATAAAAATGAAAAAGAGATAATACCTCGGTTGAAAACAAAAATTTTAAATTTACAAAAAAAAACCCCTAAAACTTCTGACGAAAAATTAGACATTCAAGACGAAATTCTTTTAAATATTCAAAAAATTAAAAATATTAAAAAAAGAAAAAATGATTATTTGCTAAAAAATTCCAAATATATTTTCGAATATTTCGAATCGAAACAAAACATCAACGAAAACGTAATATCAAACAATTCACTCAATACCTTTTTTAAATTAGAACCAGTTGTTCAAGATACAAAAAGTAATATTATTCAAAAATATTTGCAAAATATTGGTGTAGATACAGATAAAAATATTCATCAAAAAGATGCTTGCATATATTGTTTAAAAGGTGAAATAATTCCTATAGAAGATGAGGGATTAATGTTGTGTAATTCTTGTTTTAAAAACATTCCTTATTTAGTTGAAAATGAAAAACCTTCATATAAGGAACCTCCTAAAGAAGTTTCTTTTTATGCTTATAAGAAAATTAATCATTTTAAAGAAATACTTGCACAGTTTCAAGGAAAAGAAACAACGTTTATTTCTGATGAAATCATTAATAATATTCGCAATCAAATTAAACGCGAACGAATTACATTAGAACAAATGACATATAGCAAAACAAAAGAAATATTAAAAAAGTTGAGATACAACAAATATTATGAACATATTGCATTTATAAAAAACAAACTCGGAATACCTCCTTTGAATATTACACCAGATATGGAAGAATTATTATGCAATCTTTTTATGGAATTACAATCTCCTTATGCAAAATTTTGCCCAGACTATCGTGTAAATTTTCTAAATTATTACTACATTTTATTCAAATTGTGTGAGTTGTTAGGAGAAACAAAATATTTAAATGAAATACCAATGTTAAAAGATCGTGAAAAATTGATTGAACAAGATGACATATGGAAAAAAATGTGCAGTGTACTAAACTGGGATTTTAAACCTACTATTTATTAAAGACCTCCAGGAAATCCGACTATATTGGCACCAATTCCAAAGCCAGCCCCACCTCTTGCACTGGCTCCTATACTTGGAACATATGTATCTAAAATACTGAAAGTTGCTGCCGCAACTAATGCGAGTAATGCAATTTCTTCAAGATTCATACTTTTTTTTGGGATTGCATATGCAGCAATAGCAACCATTAATCCTTCTACTAAGTACTTTACAATTCGACGCACTATTTCTTGAACATTAAAATAATTATCCATTAATATAATAAAATAAATTAAAATAACTTAAACCCTTTGCTTAAGTTATTTTATGTCTAAAGAGAATTTTTCGCGAAAAGCAAAATCAAATTATGTCGATTTATTGGAGGAAGATAAACCTATTAGTGGACAAAAATTTGTCTGTATGTCTTTTATTTCCCCAGAAAAAATATTAAAACAAAAGGATGCCTTTTTCTTTCAAGAATTTTTGAAAAGATGGGATTTCAATAAATCAATGGAAAAGTTTGTTCAATTTCTTAACTTTATTTCCTATAAATATAATTTAACTTTTGAAGACGTAACAAAAGATTTTAATGAGTTCATAACTGATGAAAAAGAAAATCTTATCAAAGATAGTAATTTTGAAAACGACTACAAAACATTTGTAGACAAATGTGAAGAAGAATTAGAAGCATCATTCAACAAAATGCATAATTTTCAAACATCTACAAGAGGTGTAAAAATACGTGGTTCCTACTCAACACAAGAAGAAGCAGAGTTACGGTGCAAGTTGCTGCGCGAAGTAGATCCAAATCACGATATTCTTGTTGGGCCAATCGGCGTTTGGATGCCGTGGGATCCAGAAGCTTACAAGACTGGTAAGGTAGAATATTTAGAAGAAGAACTAAACCAACTCATGAATGAAAAAAATAAAAACGAGTCATTTGCCAAATCTTCTTTTGAACAAAGAATAAAGGAAACAAAACAAAAAGCAATGGATGAAAATAAGAAAAAGGCTGAGTTAACTGGAAATAAACTTACTCAAACATTGGATGAAAACGGTAACTTAGTAGGTATTAAAAATATGAATACACAAGAAAAAGATTTGGGTGAAAATGTTACCATAGAAGATATACACGCTACTTTATTTGAAGGTGAAAATATTGTTACAGATAAAAATACGGATCATGGTGCAAAAGCTCTTGTAGGAGATCCTTTTAAATTAAATGAATAATTTTTAAATTTGAAAGTTTAAATTTTTTATTTTCTATTTATAATTATGTCTATTACAAATTTTTTGAATAATAGAGGATTTTATTCTTTTGAAGGATAAGTCAAGAAGTCCCGCAACAAGTAGCCTAAGTATTTAAAAAATAATGATACTAAATTTGATCTTATATTGAGGCCATGAATATACATAGCCAATACAGATGTTCAAAATTGTTTTCATTTAGCACACAGCGATACAATTGTTGTTCTTGATGATACAATGTTCACTAAAGAATGGGAGCAACGTTATACAATTGGACCCACAAGAACATGGACAGAACATTTACAAAAAAATAAAATTATTGAATAGAAAAGATTATTGTTATGGAAGAGGAATGTCTTGGGGTAAATATTACAAATAATCAACGATTACAAATAATCAACGATTGAAATGTGATAACTTTTAAAAAACATTTTATAAATGTCTGGAATATGCAGACATTTATTTTATCACGAGTGCACGGCTCGCACAAGAATCCGTTCAAACTAAATGACTAACAATATAAAGTACAAATAAAAGCTTTTACAAGGTAAAAAATTTTATTTTCTAAAAATCATTTCAATTTTGTTTTGCGTTTTCCACCATAAGAAATGCGTTTACGGCGTGCAAAATCATCTAGCATACGAATAAGCTTTTTATCTTGCTCATTTAAAACCTTCTTTTTGAAAATACCAAAAGAATTGCAGCTTAAATCATGTATTTCAATGGGCACCGTTCGTTCAGCCCCCCTTCCATTTATTTCTGTAATAATCATTTTTGCCAATCTTAATAAATTGAATAATGATATTTTATGTGATGGATAATCATGCGTTCTACCTTGTATTTTATCTGGTTCATAATTACCAGTAATTACATCAAAAAAATCTCTCACATTTCTTGAAAAATCATTATAAATATTTTCTTTTTCTTCTTCAATTTCATAAGAGGAAGATAATAATATATATTTTTTACTTTGACAACCAGTTGCAGTATATCTCGTAACTATCATAACAAGTTTATGTGCATCACATTGAGTCGCCGATGTTGAAACATCTCCTTCTGGTGGTACGGGAGTATCTAATACAGCCACGTCGCAAGTTTTTACACTATATGTTTTATCCATCAACCAAACTACTTTTTCTCTTTCGTGTTTCATTAAACGCGTCTTTTCTGATTTTCCAAAAGTGGGCGATTTACGTTTTTTTTTGGTAAATAGGCGCGTAATCTTGCGCGCGGCACTTTGTTGCCGTTTTGATTCATATTCACTACGGGACTCAAGAAATGTTTCTCCGTACTTTCCAATACTTTCAGTAAGTGTATTTGTTGGACAAGTAGAAGACATATTTTCCATAATGTCATTTATGAATTTTTGTTTGAGAATAGCTCCATTTGATGGTCTGGATACAGTAGCACCTAAACAAGTATTTGTTGTAGAAAGAGTTACATTCATATCTCTCACGCATATGGTAAGGTAATCAAACTCAAAAATAGGTTTTGTTGTTTTATATATTGCTCTATTTTTATATACAGTCAAAGTATTATCTCCTAATAGAGTTAAATAATCCTCATAAGGCCCTTGGCGCATTTCTTCGTATATACCATTTCTTGGTATGTTTTCTTCCTTTACACGTAGGCTAGCGGTTAATGATCCATGACAACCACAAATGAATGAAATTTTTGTGATGGTTCCTTCCATCCCTTCTGGAATTGATGGAAAGTTGTATATCCTCCCACTCCGATTTATTTCTCTAAGAAAATCTTCATAATCGGCTGGATCATGTGGGGGCAATCTTAACATAATATATAATATTATTTTAATACAGGAAATTATAGTCTAGATTTAAAAAAAACTCTTAAACTCCAACTGTTTATCACGAGTGTATGGCATGGTTGGATAATTTAATGGAGTAATAAGTGTACTCGAATCTTTCAAATAGGTCAAATATCCTTTTGCCTCTTCATATACTTGTTGGCTACAGTAAACAATGACTTTATTGTTCAATAATTTAATTTGTTCGGTTATATTTTCTGGTAAATTTTTTGAATATTCTATAAACATTCCTCGCATGATTGTAACTAATTGATCGTTATCTTGGTTATCAATCAGATATTTTTCTTTAGACATTTTATAAACATTTGCGCGAATTCCATTTTGAATAATGGTAACATTATTTGCTGAAAAAAACAATGTAGAAAGTTGTGTATTTGACCAAACGCCGTTTAACGGATCTCTTATAGTAGTGATTTGGTGTACAGGTATTTTGTCATACATTTTAAACAATTCTTGGGTATTGGGTTGTATCATTATTATCATTATAGAAAAAATTTAAATTAATATATTATATGTTAGGAAACGTACAAAAATTAATTGTATTAATTACTATACTACTTATGATTGGGTTTATCATTATGCTTGTATGGGTCTTTAAGGAAGCCCGTAAAAAAAACTGGCCACCAGATTCTCAACCTTGTCCAGATTATTGGACAATGAATAATGGAAAATGTAAATACGGTGGAAATAATGGAACTTGTCCTAGTACAACTTCCATTGACTTTTCGAGTTTTTCAGACTGTGATAAAAGCCAATGGGCAACAAATTATTCAGATGGAAAATTGTATGGAGGAGATAACGGAACTGTAAATGGTCATACTTTTTGCAGTGGAGGATGGGGAAATTATGATTATAATGTTAATAAAAACATGAGTTGTCTTTATGGAATTGACAATTTAAACAATGGTGCTAGGATATCGTGTGATGCAACCGGAACATTAGACTCTTCTGGAAATATAAAAGCAGACAAAAATTATTCGTTTTTTTGTACAAATAGTAGTCCAATAAATCCATCATGTGGTTCGGTCGAATGGGATGGTATATCTTATGGAAATAACCCGTGTGAAAAATAAATGTTTATTTATTGTATGAAGATTAGAGAAAAATTCTTAATTGTTCTTGTCATATTGTATATCATAATAATGCTATTTGTCTTATACTCATTTTCATCAAACAAGGAATGGCGACTTCCTACATATTCATGCCCAGACTTTTGGATAAAAGATGGTGATAACTGTTGTAATTATCGCAATAAAGATGTCAACAACCAGTGTGTTAAATTTGATCTAAGTGATGAAAATTTTTGTGACACGGTGAAAATGATTTATAAGAATAATTACACTTGGGATGGTATAACGTATGGATTTGGAAAAACTGCACCTTGTACCCCATTAAAATAATTAAATTTAAAATATAAATATTAGTTGACGTTTTAGTTATGGATTTATATTATGAAGAAATAAGTAATATATTACAACAAACATCTATGATAACCGAAATAAAACAAAAGATTATTTCATTTAGTTCACGTGCCAATGTGAAACAAAATCTGTTTATTTATGGAGAAAGTGGAGTTGGTAAGACATTTTTAATCAAAAAAATAATAAAAGATTTGGGGCACGATATTCTGTATTATAATAACATAGATGTGCGCAATAAAACCGCGATGGATAATATCTCGTCAGAATTCAAAGGGAATCAAAACGTTATCCAATTATTTCATAAAATCAAAAAGAAAATTGTCATTGTTATGGACGATGTCGAACATATGAGCAATGGCGACAAGACTGGAATTGCCTCTTTGACTAAGATTGTAAGATGCAAAAAAACAAAAAAACAACAAACAGAAGAATCTTCTGTAAATCAAATAATCTGTATAACAAATTCCATTTTAGATAAAAAAATAAAAGAGCTGGCAAATGGGTGTATTCAATTTAAACTTACTCGACCAACAAAAGCTCAAATGACAAAAATTATTAATTTAATCATGCCGGACAAGATTACATTTTTGGCTCATATTTTGAATTATACAAATACAAATATTCAAAAATTAAATAGTTTGTACACTATTTATATCAAAAACAAAGAACTTATATGCGATAGTTTTTTTAATAATGTAAGAAATAATTATTCTTCTACGGAAAACAAATTGTTCACAAAAAACATTATAAATATGAATAACGATAATTACTCTTTAAATGAGTTAGATAAAAATGTTATTGGTTTAATATGGCACGAAAATATTGTTGATGTATTTTCAAAACTACCTCAGTCTAAATGGCTTCCTCTGTATATCTATTTTTTACAAAATATTTGTTTTGCCGATTATATTGATAAATTTATTTTTCAGAAACAAATATGGCAACTAACTGATTTGACTTTTTTGATAAAGGTTGTGAAAAATATGAATTTTTATAAAGAGTTTCTTACCAAAAATCAACAGTGTACTCTCACCGATGTAAGGTTCACAAAAATATTAACAAAATATTCAACAGAATATAACAATTATATTTTTTTAAAAGAATTTTGTCAAAATATGTTGATAGATAAAAATGATCTATTTTCTTATTTTTTAAAAAATAAGAATGTTAAAATAGAAACACTAATTACAACTTTAGAAAAGTACGATGTTTGTTCTTTAAATATTAATCGTATTTTCAAATTTTTAGATAAATTGTTAATTGAATAATTTTATACATAAATATATATGTATAAAATAACGCAGTATACTTATAATAAAGCAAAAAAAATAGGAGTCACTGTAAAACCAAGTACTCTTAAGAATAAGAAGATTGATGTATATCGCAATAAGAAAAAAATTGCTTCAGTAGGGGCGTACGGAATGAACGATTATCCCACTTATAAAAAATATGGGTTAGCTTATGCTAACAAGCGAAGAAGTTTATATAAAATACGTCATCAAAAAGATCGTATGAAAAGATGGAGTAATGGATGGTTAGCTGACCAACTTTTATGGTAACGTTTGGATACGGTGTTTTGTTGTTTTTTTGTGCCACAACTGTTTTGTTTTTGGCGACAGTCTAACGAAAAAATGACGTTCATATTGCTCGGGTGAATCATAAAATAAAATAAGAGGGGTTTGACCAGTTTCCCCAGTGGCAATAATGACGCTGAAAAGAGAATCTTCGCCCTTTGATCCAAACTTTATCTTGTAAGGCCTATTTGTTACGGCATTCATTGCATAAGTATTACTGAAGTTTGTTTCGAAAACCGTAATGAATGTCTTTTGTCTGTCAATTATTCGCTTCAGCACATGTTTTCGAGGATTCAGATTTTTTACGATATTTTCCTCTTCATTCTCCTCGTTTTCTGGAATTGGTAAAAATCTGTCGTCCTTTTTTGAATAATCCATTTCCGTTTTTATTATTATATAGGTAACGTCTTTATATTATTTTTTCGTTGATATTACGGTAAAAGGATATTATTTCAGGATCTTCAATAAAATCTTCTAGTGTATAATTTGTTTCTTCTACACAAGAGGTTAACAGTATTTTATTTTTATCTACTGTGTTTGAATTATGAGCGATAACTAATATTGTTTTTTTAGGATCCATTTGAGTTAATGGTATACTCCATTTTTTCAAAAAAAATTTCTCTTCTCCAGTTTTGTCGTTATTATTATAGGATGTTTTATTCAACAAGTTACGTCTAAACCCAAATGTTGCAGCAGTTGCGTGATTTTCACCATATGGACCAAACTTGTATATTTTTTCCAAATTAGTAAAATACATGTACATTATACTCGAACCACAAATCAAAGTAGACTTTAACGATTCTATTGTATGTTCTATTCTTTGTGGAGGATAATAATCATCATCATCGATATATATAATTATTTCTCCCTTTGTGTATTTATGCATCAAGTTTCTTTTTTCACCTATTGACATTTTATCAACGGGATAATATTTTACAAATGATATATCTTTTACTAAATCGTATATTTTATCATCTCCATCGTCAACAATAATCCATTCTAATGGCCCTTTATAGCTTTGATTCATAATACATTTTATCATTGTTTTTATAAATAATCGCCTATTATGTGTAGGAGTACAAATTGAAATCATACCTTATTTTATTACTTTCTTTAAATTGTTTTATAAATTTATTTTGGAGTCAAATGTTGGGTTTATAATTTTTTCAACTTGATCAATTCTTCTAGTCGCTTCTTTGAAGTTTCCCTCATTCACATTCTCAACTGCTTTTTCTATAAGTTCTACATTTGTTAGGTTTGAACAAGTTGAGTCTTCTTGATAGTTTTTTAAATATACGTATTTTAATTGATCCATAAGTTTTCTATAATCTTTATAATAACAGGCCCATATTATAACAAGAATTGTTGTCACAATCCCACCAATTGAGGGATCAACTTTGCTATATATAATGCCAAACGCAATAATTAAAAAAAACACAATAAAATCATTCAGTTGGCAGTAAAAAAAGAATAGTTTGATCACATTTTTGAATGAAAACTTTCTCTTTTCATTACAAACCAAATAGTAGCTTTCTGAATCAGAACAGATATTTCCAAAAATGACTATAGTAAAAAAAAACGTTACTGATAAAAATGGTATACTTGATGTAATCCCTGTAAAAATACCGATGATACTTAAATATACAGCAAAGATGCAAATATAGATGATAGCTTTGACAAAATAATTTACAATCCAAAGTCTTTCGAAAAAAATTTTATCCCATAACCAAATTTTTTTTTCACCATTATTCCATACATAAAGCATATTCAAGGACCAATAGTAAACTGAAAAAGAAAGAATACATATTGGTACTACGAAGAAAAAGTACAAACTCCAAAAAATGGTTGTGAAAATTGCAGATATAGGATTTGCAATTTGCGTTGTATCAATCAAAGATAAAAAAAGATATAGTGAAGTTATTAAATATACAACTACTAAAGTTATGGAATAACAAATACTATATAGGTAGTTTAAATATGTAGAAATTGTAGTATATGTTGGATAAAATATATTTTTGGGAAAACAGTTATCCAGTTCCTTTATCTTTTTGTCTGGTGTTTCTTCTTCTCGCAATGAAATCTCTATTCCCGGAGTCAAAAAATTTAAAGTAGGTATGTTTCTGTATAACCACGGATCATAATAATCAGCGTATGAAAAAAAGATAGGTAAATTTATTTCTTTTTCCTTGCCGTTCTCGTCTTTTACTTCATAATGATAATAATTACAAACATATGTTTCGTTTTTTAGGTCTTTACTGACTATACTTTTACGATCTTCTAGATTTGAAGGCAAACACGTCATGTATTCGGCCAACGCCTTGTTTTTGGGTCGGGTTAATAATATATATTTGAATAGAATTGAACCACCTATAGTAAAAGCAAGTAAAAATGAAATGTAAAGAATGATACTGTATAACAATTTGTACCAAATATTAAGCTCCGGCTTTTTATTTTCACTTACATCATTCGCAACATTGGTATCAACATTGGTATCAACATTGGTATCACCTTCTTTGACAACATCGGGGTTATCATTTACAAATGATTCTTGGACTTTTTCATAATGCAAATACTGTAACATATAATTATACGGATAAAAAATAACCTCGATTAGTTCGCATACATCATACCACAATTACCACTCATAAAAGTTAATACATTTATTCTTTCTTCCATAAGAATTAAATTATAGTTGTATTCGTAAATTCTCCACGTTGGTTTATTAATTCCAATTAATTCGCCATTTTCTGGATCACAAATAGTTAATAATTGGGCTAGTGGATCAAGTGGTGGTATTATTGTAGTGAACTCTAGTTCTACTTTGCTAAATGCGCTCATATTGATAGCACCGGACATTTGTGATGTATAAGGATTTGTATTCAGACAGAAATTATAGCAAAATAGTCCGGATGGAGCATTTCCTTTTGACGCATTGTATTTTTCTATATAATTATAAACGCCAGCTGGAAGTGTACTTTCTCTATATGTACCGTCAAACAAAATTGCCATATTGATCATAATGTCCTTAATGTTTTGTGGCCGGTAAACATTTGTTATCATAAACCCAGTTTGTTTTCCATTTTGATCAACTCCTGGTCCAATAAAATACTTTGCATCTTCAGTTGAACCGGTGGAACCTACGATGGGTCTAGAAACTGGTATTAATCCTTCTACTGGCGCGCTTATAACATCATAAGGAAGATAATTATACGGCCAATTTGTATAATTACTCCATTCATTTCTTAAATTTGTATCACTTCTTTGAAAATAAAACATCCAGCTTGTAATTAAGCCGAGTGAATATAATTCAACACGGTTGGGACCAGTAACATTATAAAAGGGCGTTTCAATAACTTGTTTTAAAATATATGTCTGTTCTTTTAATGAAAAAACGCGTTGTTCCTTTTCTGACAAAAAACAATAAGTGGAAATTAAATTAACATCGGCATTCCATATTCCTCTTTTATCTGTATAAGAGTCTAACCCTAACATTGGATCTGGTGGTGGTTGTAAAAATCGATACATTTGTGCATAAAATAAGTTAAAATTTGGAGCAACATATGGAAAATTATTATACGCATCATAAACATCTCTAATTTGAAACATTTTGCTTATCGGTTGAAATGTTACTGTAATTGTCAAAATGTTATATTGTAATGATATAAGTGGAAAAGCTGATTGAGGAGTTAAACAAAACCAGGCATTTAATGGTATATATAATATTCTACCAAGAATAGATGGATACGAACCTGCCGGATCTATTGTGTGATAAGTATTTGGATATGAATTCACACGTGCTCCAGCATTTGCTGGATCTGTCAACTCTGTAACATTGCCAATCATTTCACTAAACAGTTTATATTTTGCAGAAGAAAAATCTCTCTGTGCCATTGACAAAAGATAATTTCCAGAATACTCTTGTAACAATTGGCCACCGCATGTAATACTTATTTTTGAAATCATTTTTGCACCTATATTGTCTATCCAGCGAAATTCATATGGCGCCCATCTTTGTGTATTTACAAAAGTATCGTCAGTAGATTGTGAATCTCGTGGAGGCATTATTGGGCTCCAAACATTTGGCAAAGTTACTGAAAGATATGTGTCCATCAACAGATCTCCATATCTTGGGACATTAAATGTAAATACGGATTCTTCTTGTAATTTCAATGTAGTAGATCCTTCATAATCTAATCTAAATTTTTGTAGACCAAAATTGGTGTACTTGTTATAAGTTGTTTTAAAAAAAGTTTTTGATGGATTTCCATTTAATATTATATTATTATTTCCTTCAGAAACTAAATTTAAAAGACCTCCGGCCATATTATTGTAATTAATATAATATTTAAATAATTTTAATACAAATTAAATGTGTTAACTAAATTATGGAAGGAGTTAACAAATTAACATCAAATATTGCTAGTTATTTTACACAAGATACGATAGGCAATAGTATGACTGTTTTTATTTTATTACTATCTGCTATTGGTATTATAGTATTTATTATAGGATACAGAGCGCTGAAAAACAAATTGTTTGTTCAGTGTGATAAAATAAACAATGTTCCTCCAAAAAATCTTCTTCCTATAACCAACAGCGACATCTATAATTATCCAGTAAATTTTTATTATATTAAATCAAGTTATAATTCTTGTAGCGTAGGAAGTTATGTTGCAGATTATGTGAGTTTGTGTATTCTTGAGAAGATTATTAGTCAAGGAGTGCGATGTTTTGATTTTGAAATTTTTAATATTAATGATGTTGCAGTAATCTCTACATCACTTGTAAGTGATACGCGAATCAAAGAAACATTGAACTATGTTTTGTTTTCAGACGCAATGATGACAATTACAAATCAAGCATTCAATAGTTTGAATTGTTCAAATTATACAGATCCCGTATTTATTAGTCTTCGAATGAAAACAAACAGTGAAATTGTTTATAATAATATTGCAAATATTCTTGCAGAATATCAAAATAAATATCTTTTGGATCCCAATCAATCTTATACTCAGAACAATAATAACTTTTGTTCAAAAACTATTTTGAAAACTTTGATGAATAAAATAGTTATTATGGTGAGTTCACCAGCTACAATTCTTGAAAGCTCAAATTTGAAGCAGTATGTCAATGTTCTCACTGGACCATCAACAGTATCATTCAAATACGAAACATTTTTATCTGTTAACACAGATAGTAAAACAGATACAATAACGTACGCCAAGGAAAAAACCATTTTTGTTACACCCAATATTCAAAATGGTGATCCAGAAAATCCGGATCCTATCGTTTGTTTGGGATTAGGTATCCAATTTATAGGAATGTCTTATCAAAAAATTGGCGACGGCAACCTAGATGCATATCAAGGGTTTTTTGATAAATATAAAAATGCATTTATTATGAAAAATAGTGATTTGTTGCCACATAAAACAATAGTTTCTGTTACAGTGCCAGACGAAAGTGCGGATCCACATCAATGTAATAAAATAATGATGGGAGATAAAGTAGTTGGTGAATTTGGCAGTGGTTGTGCGGAATAAATATAATCTTATATTATGAATCAAATCGAATTATTAAAAACGGCAATAAAGGAGGCTGAAAAAAAAAATAACATACAGCTTATGCAAAGATCTGGAGCGAAAAAAATATTTCAAATTGTAAAAACGTTTATTCAAAAACACAAATGTATTTGTTATGGAGGGACAGCTATCAATAATATTTTACCAAAAAAAGATCAGTTTTATAATTTGTATGATATCCCAGATTATGATTTTTTTTCAAAAACCCCAATGGAAGACGCTATAACTTTATCAAACATATATTACAACTACGGATATCAAAATGTAGAATCGAAATCTGGTTTACATAGCGGAACATACAAAGTTTTTGTAGACTACATTCCAGTAGCAGATATAACTTATGCAGAAGGAAAATTTTTTGATAATTTAACAAAAGATTGTATCAAGGTGGACGGAATTTTATATGCTCCTCCAAATTTTTTAAGAATGGCAATGTATGTCGAATTATCCAGACCAGCGGGAGATACAAGTAGATGGGAAAAGGTGTTCACCCGTCTTGAGTTACTAAATAAACATTTTCCAATCAATAAAAATTGTAGTCTAAAGGGAGAACCTAACCATAGTAGCTATAATATTTTATTGGATTTGTTTTTAAAAGATAACGTGGTTTTTTTTGGAGGCTATGCACTTTCATTCTATTCTAAATATTTACCTATAAATGTAACACAACCATTTGATGTTATAAGTACAGATGCAAAAAAATTGAGCATAAAATGTGCAAGTAAATTAGGTGTAAAAATTATAGAGCATGACGAAATTGAAGGATATATTGGAAAAAGATATGAGATAAATATCGACAATGTTCTTGTTGCGAATATTTATGAACCAGTTGCTTGTTATAATTATAACACCATAACAAAAAATGGACAAAAAATAAATATCGCAACAACTGATACAATGTTGAGTTTTTATTTGATGTTTTTATATACAAAACATTTAGATACATCAAGGATTATTTGTTTGTGCCAGTATCTTTTGAACCTGCAAAAGTTACAACCAAAAGGAGTTTTAAAACGATTTTCATTAAATTGTATTGGTAAACAAAAAACACAAAGAGATATATTTATGGAAAAAGATGTCATTTACAAAAAATTTAAAAATAGAAAAAACGAAGAAATATACAAAGAAACCTTTTTCAAATACAATCCAAAAGAAAAGAAAACTCGAAAACGTCCAAAGAAAGGGGTTTTTGATTTTTTTAAAAATTTGCTATAACAATCAGTTTACTAACAAGATAGTAAAATATTCCAAACATTATACTAAACCCAAAGTATCCTTGAATATTAGCATTACCGTCTTTTGAAAACATGAATGGTAATGTATTAAACATGAAGTTTCTAAAAATTGGCAATTGAAATAAAAAATAAATGATAGCCAAAAGAATAGGTACCTGTAATTCATCGTAAATTTTATCCATATTCTCTGCTTTTAACTTATAAGTTGGTTTTTCATCACTTATATATTTTTCTCCTTCATTTGGAATATAGTTTGGTGTACTTTCTTTGTCAATTTCCGTTTGCATTGGAATATCTCTTGGAAGAAGCTGTGTATCTCCTTTCATAGATGCCTCGTTGATATCATTCATGAGTTGATTAATAACATCGGGGGTCATTTGTGTTTGATTTGTTTGCGGCAACGCTTCGATTGAAGTACTCATATACACATTTATAAAACTTAGTTTTTTCTTTTATTACGCAAATTCAACAATTCTTTTACTTTTATCAAAAGTGGTTGGAATTGCCTCAAAAATATAACATTTGTCGTTATACTCGAATATATTTCCTATAATCTCGCCATGAGGAGGAGCTTTGTAAATAATACAGTTATCCTTGCACACTTTTTTAAACAAACTTGATAACCCCAACCCTAGTAAAAGAGAAGAAATAAATCTCCCTGAATTTGTATGTAGAAATTTAGAAAGATTCATATATTATCATTTTACAAAAATTACTGAATTGGTATTTGTTTTATAGTAGACAAATCATCTGGACATTCTACCTCTTTAGATTTGAATCGAAAATATTGACCAGCTTTATCTTTAAATAAAATATTGGTTGAGTTTGTCAAGGTTGGGTACACATACACTATTTTATTCTGTGTTCCTAAAATATATAAAAAAAATAATCCTAAAAGAAATGAAATAAAAAATACTCGAAAGGAAATATATTCAAACATATATATAGTGAGTTATAATTCAGTTATCATAAAATAACTGTACTGTTTCAATTGTTTTGTCTGGTATATTTACCGACCAATACATTATCTGTTCCTTTAATGCATTTAATCTTTCTGCCCACTCTTGTTTTTTTGTTTTTTTGATGACACATATCCCTTTTTTATTATTACCCCAACACGAAGTTATCGTTTTCCCATTTTGTTTATATTTGTCTGGATTAAATCTTATAAACACGATAGGTCTATGTCCTAAATCTTGCGATATTTCCATTATGCGTTTATTTTCACAACTACAATCATAATCATCGTGCATATTTTCATCTATCTCTATGATTAAAATATGAGAATAGAAATCCACTAGAAGATCTGGACGTCTTTTTGAACAACCGTTTACTGTTTTATCTCTTATCCATATGTAATCGGGAAAATTTTGTATTACATCATCTCCAACTGCAAACTCCTTGGTCTTGTAATTTCGTGATACTGGGTTTTCTGGATATGTGTAAATATAACATCTCAGACAATATCCATCAAATTTTTCTTGAACACGTGTTGCGCATAAATGAGTCTTACACATTTTGTCCACTACATTTATCATTCCTTCTTTTTTGTGGTCTTTACAATATGATGCTTTTTCGCCTTCATAGTTAAAGGTTGGTCGTGTGTTACATTCAAGAACAAGACAAGTTTTACTTACTACATTTATCATTCCTTCTTTTTTATGATGTGTGCAATATGCGCTTGGTTGACCTTCATAGTTAAAGTTTGGTTGTGTGTTACATTCGCGACAAGTTTTACTTACTACATTTATCATTCCTTCTTTTTTATGATCTGCACAATATGCTTTTGATTGTCCTTCATAGTTAAAGTTTGGTCGTGTGTTACATTCGCGACAAGTTTTGTCCACTACATTTATCATTCCTTCTTTTTTATGATGTGTGCAATATGCGCTTGGTTGACCTTCATAGTTAAAGTTTGGTTGTGTGTTACAATTACATTCAATACAAGTTTTACTTACTACATTTATCATTCCTTCTTTTTTGTGGTCTTTACAATATGATGCTTTTTCGCCTTCATAGTTAAAGTTTGGTCGTGTGTTACATTCAAGAACAAGACAAAGTTTATGTGCAACATCTATCATTCCTTCTTTTTTGTGGTCTTTACAATATGATGCTTTTTCGCCTTCATAGTTAAAGCTTGGTCGTTTATTACAACCGGTTTCTTTACACATTTTTACTATTGACTTGTAAAAAATGTCTAAATCAATTTTAACAAATTTAAATATATTTCTAATATAATGAATTTTATAAAAGGTGGAGGTGTAAAAAGTGACAATATATTTAACTATATTAAAAGTATTGGGTTTGAGATTGAAACAACAGATATTGTAAAATTTAATATAAAAGAAGAAGATGGTAGAGAAATATTGGTAAATTCTGCATTGACAAATGAAACATCTGGTTATGATAACGATGAACCAGATGAATATGTAAATATCATTGATACAGGTTCTTTACAATTTAAAATAACAAACGATTCTGCAGAAGACACATATTTTAACGAAGAAATAGAAAAAATATCCGAAGCAGCAGACTGTGATGAAACCGTTTTTAAACTCTCTATTCCTAAAAATAGATATTTGACACAAGGTGAATATGATATTAAAATGTTGCGTCACGATGAGCTTATCAATTGTGGGTTTTTTTCAGACGTTGAATGGATCATTACTCATTATCGACCAAATAAATCACCCAATGTCATTTTAGAATCATTTTTAAAAAGTATGTCAATGTTGAAAGATCATTTAAGTCAGTTAGTAACCATCCCTAATAGTCGTCTTTTGTACTTAGATGAAGATGAATTTGTAAATTATGAAAATGCAAGTGTCAATCAAACATATGTTTTGCCAGACACTTCACTCCTTTATTTTAACAATATTTATACTAATACTGATCATGGAGAAATACGTGCCAAGAATTATGACATAACACAAAATTTAGAAGTAGTTGTTCAAATGACATTTGGTTGTGACATTTTACATATTTATCGCATAATGAGAAAATTATTATCAGTAGATTTTACATCGGCTAACTTGCAGAAAATAAAAGACATTTTACATAGAAACCCAGAAAATGAAAAAATCAAAGAAATTGATAATTTAATACGCAATATTGAAACTGGTGAAAGTTTCGATGTACAAATAATTACTGCAACACTTAACATAGTAAAAAGTATCTTTGAAAATTATAATAAAACATCAAAATATCCATTACCATCAAACGATACTACTAAAAAAATACAAATGTATTTTTTTCTTATATTTTATAAAATATATATTTATTTAAATTTATTTTTATCAGATAAAGAATCTAGACCATTATTCAAAATGATGTCATCATTTATGGTAAGACATACTAATTATATGTTATATACGGAAATAAAAAAATTAATGAGGGAGCTTTTCCCAGATAAAACTGATTCTGAAATATTAAAAATCATTGAAAAATTAATTGTTCCACTTGATAAAAATAAAAATTTACGTCCATTATTTGTCCACGAATTTATGAATGAATCAATAAAGGAAAAATACATGAAACCATCATACTTCTCAAAGGGTTCTAAAAATATTGGAAACCCGTTGTACTCTATAACAGACTATTTTGCTCATTTTGAAAGAGAACTTGCGGACGAGGAAATGCGGGATTGGTTAGTAGCAAATAGTATAGATGAAAAATCTGCAAAATATCCGTTGGATTATGATACAGTCATTGTCGAATTTCGTGATTTTCCGACATTTTGTTATATGCAAATCTTAATAGAAGGAAGTGATAAACTATGTGACGAGCTATTAGATATAAATGTAGGCGTATTCAGTATGAAAATTATCAATGAATTTATGAACTCTTCATCCAAAACACAGAGTCGTTTAACAAAACGTGCGTCAAATCTATCAAAACGTGCGTCAAACCCAACAAGACGCTCAACTCATACTCGTTTAAAAAGACATGCAACAATTTAATTTTACATTGAATCTGGTATAATATCTATTTTTCCAACAGACAATGATTCCATTTGGTCTACCTCGTCTAGATCTTCGTCGAAAAAATCATCAAATTTAGGTTCAACCTTGGGTTCTTGTAATCGTGTTTTATCATTTAAAATATATTTTTTCATTTCTGTTTCTTTCACAAGTGTTGTATCGATTATTTCCATAAATTCAATTGGTATTTGTTGAACCAACCTGTTTTCTTCCTCCTCTTTTTCAACACTATTATGCATATAAGTCATTTTCATAATGGTTGTACCTAATTTTGAAATATCTTTACAAAGAATCATTGCATTTTCAAGAATCGTTACAGACCTGCTTGTTTTATAATCATTTAATAATACTTTATACGCTACAATAAGTTCATCTCGTTCTACCTTAAGTTTATCAACTTCTTCCATATTTGGTTTTATTTCAATCAAGAGTTGAAACAATTTTTGAGATTTAGTAATGCTCTTATTTAGCTGATCTTTTAATTTTTTGAATATTTGAACTGTTTCTTCTTCTGTCGCATATCCAAAAATATAATCATTTTTGATCTCAATAATTTTATTTTTAAGAAAATCTATATTTTTATTTTCAATGCGCATAACTTTTGTCAACACAGAAATAGGCGGCATTTCTACTTGAATATTTAAATTACAAGGATTTTTTGCATCACCGCAAATTGCTTTAAGTATACGTTCATTATTTGAAAATATTGATCCCACATACCGTCCACAATTTACACATTTCGAGATCACTCCTCTTTCTTTTTCTTCGTTATATTGTTTTTTTAACGAATTATATTGTTGTACAATTTTCCAAAAGTCTTCTGTATCCATAAGTATAAACTTTATTTTTTATTGCCGTTAATACTTTAAATTAATTCATTGGGTAATTTATGGAAAATGTAAAAGTAATAAAAATAAATTCGTTGGAACTCGAAAAGAATGAACCTTTAGACAATGAATTTTTGGAAGACAAACATATTAATGAGTTAACATTACAAATATTGATGAATCGCGAGATGTATGAGAACTATATTTTATCACAACATGAGCAATGTATTGACGATTTAAAAGGAGAACAAAAATTTTACAGAAGTCGTATTTTTCAATTGGCAAAAGTATTGCTTTTAAATGAAAAAGAACGTGAAAAATATTTTACATTGAATCCCGCTTTTCATCTTTCACAAATATCCTTTGATGTTTTTGCCACGTTTGATCATTTCATAAAAACAGCAATTCAAAATTTCAAATTAATTGACACAAATGATATTTTGCAAGGTGAAACAATTCTAGAAGAACCAAGAGAAACAATTCTAGAACCAAGAGAAACAATTGTTTCGGAATTTAAAGAATATATCACTCCAAAACAAAAAACACTTGATAATTTTATTATAAAGTGTGAACCCATTGAACCAATCTACCCCGAACAAAGAATCATTAATATAAATGATTCAAAATATAAAAAAAAAGGGCTACGTAAAAAATTGGTGGTAAATTAAATGTTCACTTAATTTATGAAATCACGAAAATCACGAAGATTGTCAAAATTATTAAAAAAAAAGTTTTATGGAGGGGCAATTTGTAGTCCTACTCGTAAAGCAAGTGGTGGAACATGTTATAAAGATTCAGAATTAATGCATATTCGAAATGTTTGGAATAATTATTCTTCTGATAAAATCACTGCAACTACAACTCGTGAAATTTGGAAACAACTGCACGATAAAATGAAAAATGTTTGCAAGGATGAAAATTGTTGGGCTGAACAACCTTTTCTTCACAATACTGATTTAAAATCATCTTTTGCACCCAAACATCCAAAATCATGGAATTCAAATCCCAACGAATGGCTTTCAAGTGTTGATATATTAAGTGTAATGAAACAATATGAAAAAGCCTACAAGTGTTTTAAATTTTTGGGCCCGTATCCAATTGATTTTGATGGAGAAAAGGGGAAATGCGTAGAAAGGGAAATGTGTGATTTCCAATTGAAAAAATATATTGACAAGGGGTACAAAAAAATTGGATTTGTATTTAACACCGATCCGCATTACAAAAGCGGAGAACATTGGATATCACTATTTATAAATTTAAAGACCCAAGAGATATTCTTTTTTGATAGTGCTGGAGATAAAGTACCAAGTGAAATCAAGGCTTTTGTAGATAGGATTATTCAACAAGGTTCACAATTATCACTAAACATTCATTTTGATCAAAATGAAAAAACACATCAACATACTAGCACTGAATGTGGAATGTATGCTTTATATTTTATAATTAATATGTTAAAAGACACAACAAATAGTAAAAAGATTAAAACAACACGAATACCAGATAAAGATGTTTTTAGGATGAGAAAAAGATATTTCAACCAAGCTTGAAAAATTTATCTATTTTTAATGTAAATGGAATTTGAATTGAAGAAAAATACATTAAATAATATTAAAATAATGCGCGATTTTTCATATAAAGAAGAAAACAATAAAAAACAGAGTAAACAAGTTCATTATTCGCCAGAAACGGAATTTAACATAGAAAAGAAAAAATCAACAACAACATTTGATAAATATGGAGATATAGTAAGACCAATTATAATCAATAATAAATATTTTATTCGCCATGACCAAATCCGCAATAAAATGGCAATCTATGGTATATTTTAATTTAAACGGTTTTGTTTGATTTTATATAATGTTTTTTTCAGAAAAAAATAAACAAATCTTGATACAGCTTGTAAACGACTTTCCAAACTTGCAAACGAAAAATATAACCTCTTCAATGAAAGAATTTTATTCAGACGCAGACAAATCGCTTTCATTATTAGATCTGAATAAAGCTTTTTTATTGTATTTGCAAAAGGATTTAAAGCCGGTTCAACCAAAAGTTGAAGTAAACTATGAAACAATCACAGATGAAGTTTCAAAAAATATGGCAATGGATATTCTGTTAGAAATTTCATTAATGAAACAAGAAATGTCTGAAATTAAAAAAATGTTACTCATTATAACACAATTAATTAATAATTTTACCGTCGCGAAAAACGCCGACTTGTGTTAAAATTCCTATTCCATAATCGTCGTAATCATAAACGACACCTGTTTCTTCATTAAGTGCGTAAAATTTTCCTTTGTTGTCGCGCAATTCCATGGCTTGCCACGTTTTTGTTTCGACATTTAGATTTCTTGTTTTGTCATGTGTATCTTTTTTATAGGAAGGTGGTGTAATAAATCCCGATGGATTTGAAGAAGATGTCATGCATTTTAAATCCTCGTTTGTGTGAATTGCACAATCTATTGCTGATTCTTTAATAACTTGCGTGATTTGTTTAATCATTTCGGATTTTATTAAATTTATTTCGTAAAGAGCACCATCACTTGTCAAATAAATGCGCGGGTTGCGTTTACTTGTATCATTTTTTCTTAATTCTACTGCAGTATCCTTTTGGGTTTGTTCTTTTGTAAAAATCATTATGTATATAAATACTTCAACAGTTCTCAACTCTTCTGGAAGTTGTTGATGACTGCATATTCTTCGCGCACGTCCAATAACTTGTTCCGAACGTGCTGGATGCCAATAAGGCTCCATTATATGAACATACCGCGTATTTTTAAGATTGATTCCTTCTGAACCAGACGCAGTTATCATCAACACTTTAATTACTTCTCCATACATGTTTGATTCATAATCTCTTAGTTTTTCGAAGATCAATGGAGGAAACCCAGCAGTCATCCACTCACCATTAAAAATTTTGCGTACAAGTTCTTTTTCTTCTCGCGATTCTGTTCCAGAATAAAAGGCAAATGATGGTATTCCAAGAGGAGATACAATATCCCAACCCTCTTTTTTTTTTTCTATTTTAAATTGCACAAACCCATTTGCTTTAAGAACCTCTCCAAAAATACCGACTCCTTCTAATGGTCTAAATTGACTGTACACTAAATGTAAACCAATATGCTCTGGGTTTTTTATATTATGCAACATGTCTAAATATTTAGGGCTGAGTACACTTAACGATTCTTCTGTAAGAAACACGGACGACTTTTTTACTAAATTGTTAAATGCTTTAATTAGACTTCTTTCATAAGGTAAAGAACCTTTAATATTCATTTCATCTTCACCTTCTCTAACTTCTATAGAAGCATACTCTTCATCTTCTTGTACTTCTGCTTCTTCTGCATCCTTTTCATCCTTTTCATCCTTTTCGGCCCTTTCATCCTTTTCATCAGCCTTTTCATCCTTTTCATCCTTTTCATCTTCAGCTTCTTCCTCGACCCGTTTAGGTGACTGTTTTTCTTCAGCAACACCCTCCACCAAAATAACTTCATCACTATTTTTTTCGTCATCTTCTTCATCATCATCATAGTCCAAAGGAGCCCCTTTAGGAAGAGAAACAAGATAATCCCATTTTTTTTTAGACCAAACAAATTGGCCTTTTGGCATTCCACCAACAAAATCTTTCGGCATTGGTCTTCCAATTTCTTCTGGCATTACAAAATTGCAAAATAAACGTGAAAATACGCGATATGAAGAAGCAGCTTCGTCTTCTGTTTGGCGTGCACGCGATTTTTTCGCATTTCTTTCTGTTTGCCTTTCGTTTATACGAGCCTTTTCATAAACTTCAAACTGATAATCACTCATGTAAATTTCGCGTATATGCAAATCTTTATCGACATTGTAACTAGGCATTAATTCTTCTTGAGCACTTTTAAAATACGAAGTTAATCCGACAATTCTTTTTTTAAGAAGATTTGTATTCTTCAGATGAAGACCATTGATAAACATTTGTGTAAACTCCTCTAATGTATCTGGAAGACATTTGAAATACTCTACATTTGACCGAACAATTCTTATTCCATTCATAGAAAAAATCTTCGTTATATTATCCAAAAAATTTTGATGATTATTGTCAAAAGTAACACCCGCATATTTGCGTCCTTGAAAAACATTTTCAAAGCCAAGTGGATTTTCAGTAATAGTTAGTGTTTTGGTACTTGGTGAGTAATCATGATAATCAATATCGTTCAAAATCATTCTATAAATTTCTTCTTTGTCTAGTTTGTCTTTGAAATCTAATACAAGCTCGTATGTTTTGATGTATCCTCGTAAAATATTAAAAAGAATACCAATCTCATTCGCATAATTAACAACAGGAGTTCCAGTTAACAATACTATTTTTGAATTATTACACGACATTAGTGATTCGTACATAAGAACTGGAAGTGGTTTCTTTGTATCAGCCTTTCTCGTTTTTGATTTAATGCTGTTTAATTTATTCACTATTAAACTGATAAAATTGTGCGCCTCATCAACAACAATCACTTTATTATCAAAAAAATTGCGTCCATTGTTATATTCCAACCATTTTTCAAGACGCAATCCATTATAATGAATAAAAAAATATTTCAAATTAATCATTTCATCAATTTGTTTATTTAACGATTCTTTATTTTCTTGTGTCAAAGAGGAATAGTTGGAAGGTTTTGTTAAGTCTACTAACCATGCCCCTTTGTTTTTACGAATTATGCTTTTTGAAATAGAAAGTATCTCATGCAATTCTGAAATAGAACCATCATTTGTTGCTTCATTCCATTCCCAATGTTGATTTAGCTTGTACATAACATCTCCACATTCCTTCAACTGAGTCAAATAATTGGCATGAAGCGAAGCTGGTGATAAAATGATTACCTGTTTTTGACTTTTCATTCCTTCTGCAATACTAATTGATGAACATGTTTTTCCAGAACCTAAACCGTGATAAAGTAAAAGGCCTCGATATGGCGTAAAAAGATTTATATAATCCTTTACAATTTGCTGATGAATCATTAGTTCTCTGTTTACATTATCTTTCAAGTTATCACAAGTAATTTCACCACTATCGCGAAGTAGTTTTTTATATGGTAAAAATAATTTATTTATGAATTTAGTGAATTCTTCGCGATTGTTCATAATGTATGCAGGTGCTCTTATATTAATATTTTCCTTTGCCTCTTTTTTTGGCATTGGAAGTTTGATTATAGGTATAGTTGGTTTTTTATCTGGATAAACTGATTTTGATGGCAAATTGTCAGAAACAATTTTTATCCCCTTTTTCGGTTTTTTTTTAATTTTGATTGTTAACCCTTCTGATTCATCCATTTCTTTTACATTTTTTGCTTTTTCAGCATTTTCATCCTTTTCAGCATTGTCTTCAGCCTTTTCAGCATTGTCTTGAGCATTGTCTTCAGCTTTTTTTCCTTTTTCTTCATCTTCCTTCTTTAAATTTTTATCATCTTTATATCTTGCAATTTCAACAACAACTTCTTTTTTTTTTTTAATATTAGGTTTTTCTCGTATCTTGCCTAAAATATTTAACATATAATATAACTAAAAATAAATTGTTCAAAATCACGAATACATTTTATAATTAATTTTAACACTATCTTTATTATATAGATTAACCCATCTCATAAGAGTTCTTGGATAACATTTGAAAATTTTAAAAACTTCTTCTTGAGATTTATCTTCAGCTAAATAATCAACCGCGTTTAATTTATAATCGTTGCTTTTATGATCCATATATTAAAAATAATATTATTTGTAATAAAAATTATATTAACTATTTCTATGAGTAAAAGTGAATATAAAATATTTAATAATAATAAAAAATTAATAATTTGTTTTGGTGGATTAGCATTACAAATAGGTGGAATACTTCCATTTGAATTTTTAAATTATTTATCGTGTACATATACAGGTTGTGATTTGTTATTTTATATAGATAAAAATCAATGTTGGTATCATAAAGGAATACAGGGTATTACAAATAATATTGATGATACTGTTTTACATTTGAATAATATTATTAAAGATGGAAATTACGAAAAAGTAATATTTATGGGAGTATCTGCTGGCGGTTATGCGTCTATCTTATTTGGTTCATTATGTGATAATGTAAATAATGTAAATAATGTTATCAGTTTTATTCCACAAACAATACTTAATAATCCAATAAATTCGACATACTCAAACTTAAAAAATATAATAAATAAAAATACAAATTATATTATATATGGTGATACAAGTATTCAAGATAAAAATGACTATCATCATATTCTACATTGTAAAAATATAGAATGTTTTTCAAATGTAAAAATAAATAAGAACAATTGTTTCAATATGAAAAAATTAAGAGATAATGGTTCTATAAAAAAAATAATTGACGATTTGTTAGATGTCTAAAATATTATAAGTTGCATATGGGGGACAAACTTACCAACCTTTTTCAATAATTTGCTGACAAGCAATTTGTTCTGCCTTTCTTTTTATCTTGTGTTGACCCTTCCCTAAACAAATAAAGACCTTTTTGTTTTCCTTTAAATAATCATGTATTTCACTATAGTTCTTGAAATTATCAATTTCTATTGCATTTAATGGATTTTGATAATGGATTGAATCTCCAATGCACAAAAAAACACCCATTTCAAATCCAAAATCATCATACGATAATTCAATATAATGAGGCGTAACCTTGAACTCTTTTTGCAATTTTACTTGCAAAATATTTTTATAGTTATCATCATTGATTAATAACGCAGTCCAATCGATATGTTTTTCAAAAATCTTTTCAATAAATACTTGAACGATCTGAAATCCCGGCCCAGTCACAAACTGTGACCACTCAGACTCAACATTTATTTGATTACAATCCAAAAATAATGCTCCAATAAATGCCTCAAACAAACAACCCAGTTTTTTAAGATTGGTTCTCATTTTTTTTTCTTCTGCGTATTGAGAAATAATAAACCATTTGTGTAATCCCATTTCATATGCAATATTGCCTATTGTTTCATTCTTGACTATAGAAATTTTTTTTTCTGTCATAAAACCTTCATTTTCATTTGGAAATCGTCTATATAAATAAAATTTTGTTACTAATTCTAATACACCATCCCCTAAAAATTCTAAGCGTTCATTTGATTTACTGCTTAAAGGAATGCACCCATTATTTGTTGCTAATACTTGATCATCAGAGATCACAGATCTTGTGTATGATTTGTGTATAAATGCTCGCTTGAATAACACCATGCTATTAATTTTAGGAGAAATGCCGTATTTTTTAAGAATAGATTGAACCTCATTCAATGTAATCTCAGTATTCAAAGGATTGTAGGGATTGTGTTCCTCCATTTTAATTAATATAGTAATTTATATTTAAATTAAAATATTATAGTATATTATAATGGTTCTTTACACTGCTGGAAAAATGGCAAGAGCCTCCGCAAAAATTGTAACTAGACCAACATGTGGTGGAGATAAAAAAGGTGGCCTGGCACCAACCGTGGGATGGTATAATGGTATGTCAACAAAACCGGCAAATAATGCTACCAATACAATGTTTGGTCTTATTTGCGTAGGTAATTTTTCTAATTCGTCACAACAGGCTGCTCGAAGAGCAAGAATAGGAATGGTGGGACTTTAATGACCATATCTCAAAACGGTATTGTCGTTATAAAATCCATTATCTATTAAAGATTGAGTGTAGTCATCTCCACCCCAATTCGGATCTTCCGGATTGGGGCTTTTATCTTTTGTCCATTGAATTTCATCCATTAAATCCAATGGTGTTTTTTCACCTACATCTTGATTCATTGGATCAAAGGCTGGATATGAGTTAACATTATAGGGCATATTACTTTGATTTGCATCTATTAATAATTCCATATCTTTCAACATGTCTAAATAAGTATTTCTATCTGCCGTTTTATTTGTACTTGGCATAATAGTAGGAGCACCTCCTTGCAAATCATTTGGTGATGGTCGAATCTTATATTCCCTTTCCCCTTGTGGATTATAAGATTGTTGTAAAAATAATATAGGACAATTATTCCCACGCATGCGTTCGCGCTGAACAAACCCAGAATATTCTTCTAAATTATTAAAAATAATAGGATTTACTCCGGCTTCATATGGTTTGTCTTTATTGAAAAGATAGTATGAACTATCTCGTTCTAATAACATGTTGGGACAATCTTGAGTGTAAGGTAATTCTACCTTTATTGATTTAGGTATTGTGTCAGTTGTTAACGATTCTTTAAAAGCTGGTTTTATGTAATAAAGAATTCCTACTACAAAACTGAAAAATAAAAACACCCAAATAATATCCATATTATACAGAAATATTTTCATGCCTTATAATATTTCTGTATAATATGATAAATATAGAAAGGCCAAATGTTTCAAAAGTTATGGAAATTGACGATAAAAATATATCTCAACTGAAAAAAATGTTACAAGAAGGAAAAACATGTTATTTGTTACTTTATGCAGATGGATGTGTACACTGTGATAATTTTAAACCAATATGGGGGGAATTATCAGATGAAATGGCCAACGAGTTAACGATGATAAATGCAGTAATTGCACAGATTGAAAATTCAAATATGAAAAAAATGAAAGGTAATAAATATTTTGAAAATGTAAGAGCGTTTCCTACTATTCGTAAAATTACCAAAAATAGAATTTCTGATTACACTGATGTTCGAGAAAAGAAAAATTTAAAACACTGGATGAGAAATAAACAAGGAGGAAGTCGTAAACATAGAAAAAAACGTGGACGTAAAACAAAGCGCGTTTATCGAAAAACTCCCTATCCTTTTTAAAATGCAACTTTTTTTTCACATAATAATTAATGGAAACTCGACAACCTGAAATTTATATAATTAAGAAAATTATTTGTAGTATTAGAAAATACCTTACAGAACTTACTAAATACCAAGATCTGCCTTTTAAAAATTATTGTAAACCTCTAATCAAAATTCAATCAGCAAATCAATCAGCAAGTCAATCAGCAAGCAAAACTCGAAAAACTAAAGGATCATATGCCAAAAGTCGAACTACACAATCAACCAGAAATAAACAAAATGACTAGTCGATAGACCATCTTCACATAATGACTCAAGGAAAAATAGTTGGATAAAATTGAATTAAAAATATATTAATTGATAAGTAAACAATGATTAAACTTTTCGACTTTCATGTTTACAATGAAGCAGAAGAAACTGAAGAAAAGATTGACAATTCTTTCTTTCGTATGCAAATGTTTGGGATCAATGAACAACGCGAAACATGTTCGATCTTTGTAGAAGATTTCAAGCCATTCTTTTATATAAAAGTCGATGACTCGTGGACCCAAAATACCAAAAAACTTTTTGTGGACCACATCAAAACATTGATTGGTGCTTACTATAAAGACTCTTTTTGTGATTGCGAATTTGTAGAGCATAAAAAATTATATGGATTTGATGGAGGGCGCACTCATCCTTTTATAAAATTTTCTTTCACAAACACAATTGTCTTTAACAAAGTAAAGAATTTGTGGTACTCAAAAGAAAAGAGAGGTATGGATGGTGAAATCATAAAAGATGATCGTGGGTTCTCTCTTCGCAATCTTTTACCAAATGGTTTTCAGTTTCAAGGAAAACAAACATATTTATACGAAGCTAATATACCTTCACTTTTACGATATTTTCATATTCAGGAGATTAGTCCATCTGGTTGGATTAAAATTCCAACAAAATATCATCGTTATCCGCACAGTTATTCTAAAAAAACAACTTGTATGCATGAATACTATATTCCATATAGTAAAATTATTCCCTTGCCTGAAAAAGATACAATGGTTGCCTATAAAATATGCAGTTTTGATATTGAGGCAAGTTCATCGCACGGGGATTTTCCATTACCTATAAAAACTTACAAAAAATTAGCTATTAATATAGTAACCTATTTTACAAAACATGTCGTGACTAAGCCAGATATTCCAAGTGTGTTGCGAGAACTTGTTCTTACTGCATTTCGTCGCGAAACACGATTAATAGATGAAATAGATGAAGTTTTTCCTTGTGAAGAAGTGGGAGATTTAGAAGTCGTCATTGACCAATGGTTAAAAACACCATTGAATTGTTATCATAAAACAACTGCACTTGTCAATCTTTCACTTATGGAAAAAATTTACGAAGAACCAGAAGAAGAATCGTGGTTTAAACCAAAACAAACAAGTAATACTATCATAGAATTGTTACTAGACAATGATTACAATAGTGATGCAAAAATTAATACACTTGTATTGACGTTTGATGGAAATGTCAAAAAAGAAGGTAAGATGCAACGCAGTTTATTTCCTAGATTGGAAGGCGACAAAGTTACCTTTATTGGAAGCACTTTCACTTATTTTGGCGAAGAAGAACCATATTTAAATCATTGCATTGCCTTAAATGATTGTGACGAAACGCGTGGAACGCAAATAGAATCATATTCCACTGAAAAAGAGGTTCTTTTGGCTTGGAAAGAGGTTATTAAACGAGAAGATCCAGATATCATTATAGGGTATAATATTTTTGGGTTTGATTACATGTTTATGTTTGAACGTGCAAAGCAATGTGAATGTGAGGAAGAGTTCTTGGACATGTCGAGAAATATTGGAGAATGTTGCGGAAATCGTCAGTCTGGTGAATTGCAGATTGAAGAATCGAATATTAAAATTGCTAGCGGAACACACGAATTGCGTTACATAAAGATGACTGGACGTATTCAAATCGATCTATATAATTATTTTCGGCGTGAAGAAAATCTCGGATCCTATAAATTAGATTACGTGGCTGGTTATTTTATTGGTGATTATATTACAAGTTATGAAATTATAGAATACGAAGAAGATGAAGTAATAAGAGATGTTACGCGTTTGTACACAAACAACATGACCGGAATTACAGTAGATAGTTTTATTCATTTTGAAGAAATTACTTATACAACTGAATATTATGCAGATGGTGCAAAATTCAGGATTCTTGATTTAGACAAGAGAGAAAAATGGTTAGATGTTGAAGGTTCGTTATCATTTGATAAGTGTAAGAAGATTCGTTGGTGTTTAGCAAAAGATGACGTAACACCACAAGATATTTTTAGAATGACAAATGGTCCAAACTCGAATAGTTCTACTCGCGCCACAATCGCAAAATATTGTATTCAGGATTGCAATTTGGTACAACAACTGTTTAACAAAGTAGACTTGCTGACCGGATTTATTGAAATGGCAAAAATTTGCAGTATCCCCATCAACTTTATTGTTATGCGCGGACAAGGAATAAAGTTGTTGAGTTATGTTGCCAAAAAATGCAGAGAGAAAAACACATTGATGCCAGTCATTGAAAAAGGTAATATGAATGATGGATATGAGGGAGCGATTGTATTAGACCCCAAGTGCTCTCTTTATTTGGATAATCCAGTGGCGTGCGTTGATTACGCATCTTTATATCCATCCTCTATGATTAGCGAAGAACTGTCGCACGATAGCAAAGTCTGGGCAAAAGTGTATAATTTGAAGGGTGAACTAATAGGCGAAGAAGGCGAAAAAGAAAATGGTGCTTTTAAATACGACAATTTATCTGGTTATAACTACGTAGATATTACTTATGATACTTATGTTTATGTTCGCAAAACGCCAAAATCTGCAGCCGAAAAGATAAAATCGGGCTACAAAACTTGTAGATTTGCACAATTTCCAATTGGTAAAGCAATCATGCCTTCTATTTTGGAAGAACTTTTACTTGCTCGCAAAACAACACGCAAATTAATACCACAACAAACGGATGATTTTATGAAAAATATATTAGATAAACGACAACTCGCCTACAAGGTAACAGCAAATTCTTTATATGGTCAATGTGGTGCAAAAACAAGTGCATTTTACGAGCAAGATATTGCTGCCGCTACAACCGCTACGGGAAGACTTCTTCTTACTTATGCCAAGACCTTGATTGAAGGTGTTTATGCTAATAAGGTTTGTGAAACAACCGAGGGAGTTGTACGAACAAACGCCGAGTATATTTATGGGGATACTGATTCAGTGTTTTTCACCTTTAATTTGTCAACTCTTGATGGTGAAAAAATACGAGGCAAACGGGCACTTGCGATAACCATTGAATTGGCACAAGAAGCCGGCGCACTTGCAACAAAGTTTTTAAAGGCGCCACACGAGCTGGAATATGAAAAAACATTCATGCCATTTTGTTTACTCTCAAAAAAGAGATATGTAGGTATTTTGTATGAACATGATGTGAACAAAGGAAAGCGCAAAGAGATGGGTATTGTCTTGAAACGTCGCGACAATGCACCGATTGTGAAAGATATTTATGGCGGTGTCATTGATATTCTCATGAAAGAACAAAATATAAGAGCCGCAATTCAATTTCTACGAACATCTTTGAAAAATATTGTAGACAAGAACTGTTCAATCGAAAAATTAATCATATCAAAATCCTTGAACTCTTATTATAAAAATCCACAACAAATTGCCCACAAAGTGTTGGCGGATAGGATTGCCTCGCGTGATCCCGGGAACAAACCAAATGTTGGTGACAGAATACCGTTTGTCTATGTTCATCATCCAAATAAAAAGGCATTGCAGGGCGAAAAAATTGAAACGCCAACATTTATTCGAAGCAATAATTTACAGATTGATTATTCGTTTTACATTACAAATCAAATTATGAAACCAATCCAACAATTATTTGCCCTTGTTTTGGAGGATATTTGGCGTGAAGAAAACAAGACGTTAAAAATACGCCAATTTAAAAAAGAATGTTCTGTCTTGCGAAAAGGTAACGACGATGAAACTTATCATAAAAAATTAGAAACGTTAAAAAACAAAGAGGTGAAAACCTTGTTATTTGACGATTATCTGCGTGTAACAAACAACGAGAAAGAAGGAATGAAATCGTTAAAAGGATATTTTAAATAGTTTTTATGTATTGCAAGAATACTGAGATATTAAAAGGAAATTCTTAATAAATAATATAAATATTTATTATATGGGAAAATCAATTTTTTCTACTCGCAGACGTAATAAATCTCGTGCGGGAAATACACATAATACTCATAAATCTAGTACGGGAAATACACGTCATTCACAAACAAATGTTAGTAGTTTTCAATGGTTTTTTAATTTTATTGAATGGATAAAAAAAAGCTTTGGTATCACTCTCGGTAGAACAACAGAAAAAAAATTATCACAAACATTAGCTACCTCCACTCCACAAATGAAGGAAAATTTTATTAATGAATTGTCCGAAACTCGTACTCCACCAGAAGTAAAAAAAATAATAACTAACTTTGTTGGAGATAATGTTGGAGATAATGTTGGAGATAATGTTGGAGATAATGTTGGAGATAATGTTGGAGATAATGTTGGAGATAAATGGTGGCGTGAGATTCAAAACAAATTCAATGCTGATAAAAGCCAAGAATATTGGTTTCACTTTATTGTAAATGAAGAATATCTTTGTGTATACCTTGGAGTAATAAGAAAAATTAGTATAGAATTAAAACATGATGTTATCATAATGAGAGATGAAGATATTATTATTGTCTTTTCTCTTGTTGAGGATGGTAAGAAGTACCGGCAACGTTTTTCAGATATAAAATTTGGAGAGATTTTCACAAATGAAGAACATGATGAGATAGAAGATCATAAGACATATGAAATTTGACAAAAATCTTGATTTCAAATATTTTTATTTTATTATAGTTAACTATGCTTAAAACAAAAGATACAAAGCATAATAAAAAACACACTAAAAAAATACAACGTGGTGGTATAAAATGGAATGATGTAAGAAGTATAACGGATTTTATTAAATTCTTATTAAGTTGTATCGGTATAAATTTAACTGAAACCGAAGAAAATAAAATTAGAGTAAAGTTAGAAGAATCAACTATACAACAAAGAAAAGAATTAGTAAACAATGTATCAAACGTTGAATTCAATAATTGGTTGAATGATTTCCAAAAAGGATGGATACATGACATCAAAAAAAAAATAAAACAGAAAAAAAATTTAGATGTTGAGTACATTTTTTGTTACAAAAGACATTCTACGACTAAATATAGTAAAGTTGGAAAAATAGACTGGGTTATAGAGAATCACCCATCTAAATCATATTTAGATAAATCATATTCGGATGACGGTGTAGAAGTTGTCTTCGGAAAAGTTGGTAACGATAAAGATGATTGGTTTCAATTTAACAATGTAGAAAAGGGAATTCTTTACACTATGGACGAATATGAAGAAATGAATCATTTAACCAACCCTAAAAAACACATTGAATTTTATAATGCAAATATTTACATTTTTTAACAATTTACTTTGTCACAACCCAATTTTCCGCTCTTCCATTACACAAGATGTATACATCTCTTGTTACCATCTTGTTACCGTTTCAAACATTTTTTGAAATTATTTTACAAGTTTAATATATGAGTAAAAGAAGATCTGTTTTGAAACGTCCTAAACAAACACGAAAACAGAATGGTGGTATGAAATGGAACGATTTTATCACATGGTTATTAAGTATATTTGGGATTAGTAAGAAATACAAAAATGTTGTTTCTAATAAATTGAGTAAAATATCTAAAAATCGTCTAGATAAAATGACTATACAAGAACTTGAAAATGTTGTTGTAGATGTTACGCAAGAAGAAAATCAAGAGGTCTTAAAGGTCTTAAATACGGAGTGGTTTGATAATATGAAACACACTTGGGAGAGTAATAAGAACGCAAACTATTATTTATTGAGTATTTCGAATGGTAGCAATAAAAACGATGATGGAGAAATCTTATTGTTCTACTTAAAGTTAATAGATGATATTTCAGAAGATACGCTAACTTATACAATAAATAATCAGGGTTTTTATTTAAAAAAAGACGACTTTAGGTATGGTGTGATTTTAACAGAAACTGAATTTAAAAAAAAATTTGATAATATGAGTAATTTAGGAATAGATATTAAAAATTATTTTATTGAAATAATTAATAGCGAATATATTTCAAAATCAAATCAAAGTAATTCCAATGAAATCGACCCCTACGATAAAAATTTTGTACGTACATGAAATTATTTTTTAAGATGATGAATTTTGATTTCTTAATCCTAAGAATGGAGATACAAAAGAATGAACTTTCTGGTCTTCAAATTGTCTTCGGAAAAGTTGGTAATGACAAAGATGAATGGATGTTTAACAAATTGTAAAACGATTCATTACATCAAACCTAAAAAAATGAATTTATAATGCATATATTTTATTTTTTGGACATTCTTACCGATACCCAGTCACGAGTTCCGTTTAATTTTTGATTATCATTACTACCGCTCCAATTTCCTTTGTATATTGTCCCTTTATAGTTATAAGTTCCTTTTCCATGAAAATTGTCATTTTTACAAGAACCTTTATATAATATCCCATTGCGCCATTTTTTTACACATTTCCCATTTAGTTTGCCATTTTTACAAGAACCTTTATAAATCGCATTGCGCCATTTTTTTACACATTTCCCATTTAGTTTGCCATTTTTAAAACTTCCTATATCTATTTGTTTTTGCATTTTTTTTGTTGTTTTACTGTAATAAGGTAAAACCATTTTACCTTTTACAAGTTTATCGTTTTTCCACACACCTTCATGTAACGAGTTACGCCATTTTTTTAGACCTTTCCCATTTAATTTGCTATTTTTAAAACTTCCTATATGTATTTGTTTTTGCATTTTTTTTGTTGCTTTACTGTAATATGGAAAAATGACTTTACCTTTTACTAGCTCGTCATTTTTCCATATTCCATCACGAATGGCCGAAGTTTTGTGTTTTTTTGAAAATGTACACTTTCCACGACCCTCTAATTTGTTATTTCTCCACATACCATTACAATTCCACATTTTACCTTTGTCATATTTATATGTTCCCTTTGCACGTCCATTTAACCTTCCGTTTTTAAAAGTTCCTGAACCATTAAACTTTTTAGAACGCACTCTATGAAATCCATTTAATAAAACTCCGTCTTTTGTAAATTTCTCTTTCAAACTTATTTATATAAAGAAAGAAAATATATATTTCATCCCTTTTTTCACATTTGAAAAAAGGTATTCGCATAGTTCGTAATGATTATTTAAATCATACGGGTCATAATTATCTTCAATATAGATAAAATGATCATAATCTTGATCATAATCTTGATCATAATCTTCTTCAAACCGTATGTGTCTTAGCGATATATTTTCCAGACTATCCCGTTTCATAACACCTTGACTTATTAATTCTTCGCAAACATTGTTTGCATGCCGTTTTGTTTTTTGTGCAATCATTTCTACAGGTTTTCCGTCCAAATAATCTCTTTTTATGAGAGATTTGTCACATAATGTCCAAGGTTTAAAATCGTTCACACACGATGAAATCATATTTTTATAAAGTATAAATTTATTTTTATATTATTTTAGATGTGTAGATCATTCAAAATATCATTCATACTTGACGTGAAAGCGTTACCTAAGATTCTAGTAGCTGCATTCGCAAATCTATTTACAGTGGGTGTATTTGCAAGATTTGTTGGAAGTATATTCGTAGGTGATCCATGAATAAGATCGTGTCTACAAACAGGACATGTTGTTTTTGACTCGAACCATGTGGCTAAATGTACACTATTAAAAAGATGACAACATTCATTAATCATTGTAACATATTGTTCTTGACGAAATGATTCTAAACTAATAGGACACGCTAAATTATTGGGATTTTCAATTTCGCTAAATAAAATGGTAGTAGTTTCTCGAAATATTATTTCTGGTGTTAATACTCTTGATTCTTCTCTAGGTAAATAGAAATAAAAAACAAGATCCGAGTTGTCCGGGTCATTTCTTTCTCTTGGCTCAGAACTCCGTTCTCTGGGGTTTCTTGATTCAGGTGTTCTTGGTTCAGGAATCCTTTCTGTTAAATTACTCAAAATATTTTCACTAGTACTGTATCTTCTTCGATTTGATTGTATCAAATTAATTCGTCTTGTAATTTGTGTACTTTCGCCTTGTAATTTATCCACTAGACTTATCAATGTAGTTATATGCGTATTTGTAACTAGCCTTTGTTCGTACAATCTTTCTAATTCTCCGTCTAACATTTATAAATATAAATATAAATGTTTAAATACATATTTAAACAATGAATTTGGAAAAATATCAAAATGTTGGTCGTTCAGGGTTAACTAATTTAGGGAATACATGCTTTATAAATTCGTGTATTCAAATATTATTTCACACTTATGAATTATGTGAATATTATGAAAAACATACATTACCTAACACAGAAGAATCTTTATTAATAAAAGAATTGTTTGATTTGAAACAATTATTGTGGAGTAAACGTTGTGTTGTTTCACCAAATCGGTTCATAAGCGTTTTACACGATATTTCTTCTAAAAAAGGAGCAATGTCATTTTCGGGATTTTTCCAGAATGATGTCACCGAATTTTTATTATTCATTTTTGAAAACATGCATTCTTGCTTTTCAAAATTTCAGTCTAATAAAGATATTGTAGATTCAAAGGATATTACGAGTATTTGCAGAAACTATATTATAACACTAATGAAACGAGGTGAGTATTCTAAAATAACAAGTATATTTTATGGAATAAAATGTACAATTCTTGTAAAGAAAGAAATCCAAATAAATCCAGAACTTTTTTTCATATTTCATCTTCCAATTCCAGACGTTCCTGAAACAACCCTAGAGAATTGTATTGAATTATATTTAAAAGACGAGATGCTAGAAGGAGAAAATGGACTTATTGATCCAGTAACAGAAAAACGCGAAGATATTCTTAAAAAGACAATTCTTTGTAAACTTCCAAATATCCTTATTATTGACTTTCAGCGGTTTAAAATGACATCCGGGTTGAAAAAAAATCAATGTATGATTCATTATGATTTATTTTTAGATTTAACAAAGTATGTTTCGGGAGAAAAACATAATTATGAATTATACGGAGTTATTAATCATACTGGAGGAATATATGGAGGTCATTATACAAGTTATATCAAAAATGCAAATAAAAAATGGTATCATTATAATGATAACATTGTAAAAGAAGCTTCGACTCAAGAAATATGTTCAACAAAATCATACTGTCTTTTTTATAGAAGAATATGATGGATATAAATATTTACATAAAATATATGACAGATACTTCACATTTTAAATCAAATGACCAAGAAAGTAAAACAGAACGTAATTATAAAGGTCATACAAGTAATGATTCTAAACGTCATACAAGTAATGATACAAGTAATGATTCTAAAGGTCATACAAGTAATGATTCTGGAAAAGACACTAAAACGCATAGTGATTTAGATACTACTTCTATAACAAAAGATGACTACAAAACACAAAATTATAAAAATCCAACAAAAATTATTATTATTGGAGTGATTTTTGTTTTTTGTATTATTGGAGTAATTATAAGCAAATACTTTGCAATATTTTTATTTTTACTCGTATTGGTAGTAATAATCCTAAAATACTTTTTTCAGATTGATATATTTGTAAATTTTAATGAATTGTTAAACGAATTAGATATTGATATTGTTGAACCAACAAAAGATATTCCTAAAGCTTTAGATATGAACCAAGCTTTAGATATGAACCAAGTTTTCAATATTCCGGGAAATAAGTACACATATGACGACGCACAAAGTTTATGTAAAGCATATAGTTCTGAATTGGCAAACTACACCCAAATTGAAGATGCATATAAAAGTGGAGGAGAGTGGTGTAATTATGGATGGAGTAAAAACCAATTGGCTTTATTTCCTACCCAGAATGAAACATACGAAAAGCTACAACAAGTAAAAGGACACGAAAATGATTGTGGCAGACCTGGAATTAACGGAGGGTTTATGGCAAACCCTAATAATAAGTATGGTGTAAATTGTTATGGTAAAAAACCTCCTATAACAGAAACCGAAAAAAAATTAATGGAGATCAATAAAAATTATCCACCTGAAACCAATTTAGACGGTGATGTCGATAAATGGAAAAATGAAATTGATGATATATTAATATCGCCTTTTAATTCAAACTCTTGGTACAAAGTTTAAGTTTTTTTGTAATTGCTTTAGTCGTTTTTTTAAATTTGCGACTCTTTTGTTTAGGTTTTTCCTTGATTTTTTCCATTGGTTCTTCTACTTCATCTTCTACTTCATCTTCTACTTCTTCTACTTCTTCTACTTCATCTTCTACTTCTACTTCATCTACTTCATCTTCTACTTCATCTAAGTCAAGTTCTTTTGATGGTTCATCCAATTCAAATACTTTTACTGGTTCATCTACTTCCTTTATTTCAATTACATTAAAACGATCTACAATTCTGTCGTATATAGAATTTTTAATGAGAGATGCGCTTTTTACACAAGGTCGATCATCATCTTCTATATTTATTACAGATAACCCGCGAGGAACATCCAACAAATCTTTTAAAAACAATGAATTTATATTATATTCATTGCTTGTAATTCCATTATTTTGTAAAAAAACCATCTCCGTTTCATTCATGGGGTATAGACATTTTAATTATTTGTTTATTTAACGTAATTTTCGAGATCGTTTAAACCGTTTTCTCCGACGACTTGATCTATTACGCGATTTTTTTCCATATAAATATCGCATTGCTAAAATGGACAAAGGTGGTATTGCTGCTGCAAAATTTCCACCACGAGTCTTACCTCCAGATAACGGTTGTATTAGATTTCCAGTAAAGATATTTTGCTTACTCGGAATTAAAGCATTGTCAACTTGTTGAGGAACATTTCCATAAAGATTTTGAACGTAGCTCATAATATAAGAAATTATATTTATTTTAGTTTTTTACAAAGTTTGTGTTATTTTTTAATACTAATAATAATAGTATAAGAGTGATTGAAATAAGAATAAATATTAAAAAAACAAAAAATATAATACTATATATGTATGGGTAAAGCTCATAAATAATCAATTCTGTTAATGGAGCCAAAATTTCTTTTATTTCATTTTTTATGTCATTTGTTTTCAAGAAATCAATACAACTATAAACAAATTTTTTGTTAAACATAAAATTTGTTGTGCAAATAATATTAAACGTTTATCTCAAAAGAATAATATGGAACAAATAGACCCGAATACATTTGATAAAACACAGTTAAAGATTAATATTCCCGCATATAATGGTGAAATGCATTATAGCAAAATATCATACAAAGGAATGCCTATAATTATACAAACCCCACAAACATTGACAAAGCAAAAAATTGTCAAACAAGGAAAAAGGCTCTTCTGTGATATAATGTTTAATTCAATTGAAACAGAATTTTTACATTGGATAGAAGAATTAGAAACACAACTACATAAAATATTATTTGAAAACTCAAGCAATTGGTTTGATCAAACATTTCAGTTGGATGATATTGAAACCTTGTTTGTTTCACCAGTGAAAATGTTTAAATCGGGCAAGTATTATATATTAAGAGCCTATTTAAAGGAGTCCTTAAGGGTATTCAAGGACAATTCAGGAGTTGGATTAACTTATCTAGACATAGTTCCAGAAAATAATATTATATCTATTTTAGAATTTAAAGGAATAAAATACACATCTAGAGATTTTCAACTTGATATAGAAATAAAACAAATAATGATTATACAATCTGACCCGTATGAAAATAATTGTTTTATAAAAATTAACAAACCGATAGAAATAAAAGAAACAAATTTAAAACCAGATACAGAAACAAATTTAAAACCGGATGATTTAAATGAAGTTATATTGAAAGAGATTGAATATATAGAAGATTCAAATATAAAATTAACTAACAATTTTATTGAAATTTATAATGAGGCTAAAAAAGAGGCTTCGGAAACAAAACAAATTGCTATAAATGCTCATTTAAAGTTAGAAGAAATTCGAAAAAAATATAATATAGAACCTGATTCGGAATAATCAGTTAATAAAAAATTATTTTATTATTAAGATATTATAATGAAATCATTTGGGTTCAAATCGGATGTTGTTAGAAATACCATAGTTATTGCTTTAGTTATTGTCATTTCATTTATATTATGGAACAAATTTGGAACATCTAGTCCAAAATATTATGAAACAATAGAACAAATGCAAAAAAAAAAACCGGTTCCAGCAAATATAAATGATCCAACAGCAGAATTTCAAACTATTAATTCGAACCAATTACTTCCAAAAGATACAAATAGTGAATGGAACAATTTAAATCCGAGTGGTACAGGAGAATTGTCTAATATAAATTTATTAAAATCTGGGTGGCAAATTGGCATTGATACAGTCGGCCAAACATTGAGAAATGCTAATCTGCAATTACGTTCTGAACCACCGAACCCACAAATTTCTGTTGGACCATGGAATAATTCAACAATTACACCAGACTTCATGAGAGTGCCATTAGAAATAGGTGCCGGACCGCAATAAATGACAATTAATAAACCGCTTATAATATAATGAATAAATTATATTATATAGTAATTATCATTTTAATTATTTTTGCTACCAAATTATTTTACGAATCCGAAGTATTTAATTTAAAATGTATCATATCCGATGTAGACGGATTAACGTATTGTGTAAGAGATAGAAAAAACAAACAAGACTCTGCAAATCTTTTAGCAGAAGTAAACCAAAGATGCAAATCGATTGTTGAATATCTACAAATTAAATACCCAACAGATGAAAGAATTGTACGATTAACTAATGGGTTCAATCCTAGAAAAATAAATGAAATATTGCCTACTAGTAAATTAACTGCGTATAGTGAAAATAAAGGGGAAAAAATTGCATTTTGTTTAAATAAGAAAGCCCCGCCAAATAATACAGAATACGAACTTATTGATATAGAAACACTTACATTTGTCGCCTATCATGAATTAACGCACGTCATGTGTAAAAGTTATGGTCATAATGACGAGTTTTGGAATAATTTTAAATTTGTCCTCGAAAATGCAAAATCTGCTGGGTTATACCAATCGAAAGATTATAAAAAAAAACCAGTTGAATACTGTGGTATGAAAATAACGGACAATCCATATTATGATTTTTAACGTCTTTAGACTTGCCGCATTAAGAATCATTGAAAAACATACTCGTAAAAAAATGTATTTGTTAACCTTTCTTTGCTTTTAGTACAAAAATCTTCTACGTTCAATTGTATTTCTCCATTGTCAATAATATATTTATAAGTAGAACTTTTTGTAGGAACAACAATAAAAACGTAGTTTACTCCTTTGGTTTCATTTGAAAAAATGACATCATTTGAAAGTAAAAAAGCAACTGGGATTTTGTAATGAGTAAATAAAATCCACAAGTCACTCATGGACAATTGATAATTATTGTAAATCATGTGATAGATCACTTTATCGTCTTCACCTTCGATCAGCTTTCCTTCCATTTTTAATATGTTTATTAATTTCGAATAATAAACACTCGAATCGCTTTTATAGGCATTTACAAATTTTGTCATTTCGGCAAGATATCCTTGACTTAAAATACGAAGAATGTCCTCTTTATTTATAGGTCGAGGTATAAGTTTATTTATAATACTTAATGCAAACTCGAATAAACAGTTTTCATTGGACTCATAGTATACTTCACGAGCACTTTTTGGAAAAAAAGCGCTCCATTTTTCACTGCGTATTTGTGATGTTTTTTCAATGCATTGTTTCATAGTAATTTTTTCAAAATCAACATTTATAAATTTTGTAACCGTAATGGGTTCTACTGTGTCATAAGTTTCTTTTGTATTTAAATTTCGATACGCGACTTTTTTAAAAAAGTCCAAGTCAATCGTAATTAAATTTTGCATAATATAAATTTCATCTTTATTAATCGCAAGATGGACTGGATTGAAAATAAAATATATATTGACATTTTGAAGTTGTTGTTGTACACTTTGGTATTTGAAAATGTAATTGGCTAATTTTGTGTAATATTTTTCTTTGTTATTATGCCCAGTTATTAAATTAAATAATGGAAAAAAAACCGGAGTTTTTTGTGTAAAACAGTTTTGGGTGTTTTCAAACATTAGAATTGTGAAATTTTCTTCAAAAAGAATGTTTGGAATCATTTTCAGCAATTCGATTATTTTTGGAATTCCAACTTCTTCCAAAATAATTGGACTCGTAAAATTAATAATTTCTTTTAGTATATATTGGTTTTCTTCAAAATTTAATAAATAAATTAAATACGAACAAAAAATATTTTCCAGAATATTTTCTTTTTTCAAGTTATCAATATATCTAATTCTTTCATCGTCTTCTTTATCGGCCATAAGCGCATCATCAACTTGATAATGATTATACGAGAGAGATGTTTTTATTTCTATCGATTCAGAGATATCAATTGGTTCAATGGGAACAAACTGATTTGCAATAGTTAAAAACCCAATAATTTTTCCATCCTCTACAATTTGTAGATATATTTTACAAGGAACTTCATCTTCCATAGATGTCAAAAAATCTATGGTTTCGGTATACGATTTCCATGCAACTAAATCTAATAAAGTGTATTCAATATTGTTATTGATTGAACTTGGGAAACATGGAATAAAACCTTGCATTTCTTCTTTATACAATAATAACCCAATAACCTTTCCTCGCATACTTACCACTTGGATTGGCTTCATATTCAAAGCCTTACACTTTTCTATTAAATCTGTTAATAAAATAGGATGTTCAAAATCATATTTATCATTTTTTATTGGAACGCAAAATTTTAGTTTTGTGGAAATAATATCAAATGAAGCTTTGATGTTTATTGGCAATTGATCTCCAAGTGTATCAAAAAAAGGAGTCGCAAAAATTTCTGGTCGTTTAATAAATGTAAACAACGGTTCAAAAAATGCTCCCTTTTTAAGTATTATGATGCTTTTTTTTTCAGGATTGTAAAAAGACCCAGAGTAATGATTTGATGGACAAATTAATTTTATATGCGTATCATCTTCTAAATCAAAAATTATAAGATTTACCCCGTTATTAAAAATAAATGGTTGAGTTACCAAGTCCCAAGTATATGTATAGTCAACAAAATTATCATTTTTTATAAATTGTATGTAATTTTTAAAAGAAGAACATATCAGTTCAAACTTTTCCATATTGTCGTGAAATAACCTATACATTTGTGTTTCTTTAAACTCATCCAAATTGATTTCTTGTCTAGGATCAGAAAATGCTTCAATTAACGAGCCATTCTGCAAAGTAACAAAAATATCTACTGTCAACTTTGATACAATTAATTCAATAATTTGATCAACCGACCCAGCTGTTTTTTCAATTTGAACACCCTTGCTAAAATATTTAATGTCAGATAAACAAGATAGGAATGATTTCTTTGCACTATACTCTATTCCATGCCTCATAATGCATAATTCATAATTCTTTAATGTATGATCAATATCACTTATTTCATGATCTTCATTGAAATCATTGAAAAAGGTCTGAATACTTTTTGGTGGATAACTCCACAAATATTGTTCCAATGGAAATTTTTCGACATCTCTTGCAACAACAAATTTATCACGTTTTTTAGGGGCTTCCTTTTTACGAATAATTATTTTTTTTTCTTCTTCGCCATAGAACCGATATTTTTGTTTACACTCTCCTTTAAGAACTTCTTGGCGTTTTGATTTCCAATTAGCAAAACAACAAGGAAGGCACGTGTTTTTCCCATTCTTTGTCATAATTCCCGGTCCCGTCTGTTTGTAATCCTCTCTTGACCCATGCACTTCTTTATGAAAAAATTCAACAACATATTTTCCTTTTTCTATGCCCTTTTTGTCAATAATATTTCCACATTGCCCACTGTCTACTTCTTCTTGGCTCATTGGTGAATTATCCAATAAGCACCAATAACGCGGGCAAATGTAGTACAAATCTTGACCTTCTTGGCTTGTGTACTCTAATATATCGGTTGGTTTCAAAAAATCCTCGCCTTTTTCTTCTATTATAGTTTCCAACTCATTTTTTGTTAAAACAACAGGTTGTCTTTTTCTACTTGATTGACAATCGCTTGTATAACCACGTTCGGAAGATTCATCGTTGAAAACATTTTGGTCGTATTTTTTTATTCGACTGGCAAAAAAATTATGAAGGGATGGATTTGCAATTAATGTATTGATATATTCTTTATCTTCCAATAACCTTCTTCGTCTTTCTTCAATATTTTCGCCTCCATGTTGTATATTTGAAACATCGTCTTCTGCAACATGCATTTCTTCTTCTTCTTCTTCCTCTTCATCATAAAAATCTCCAAACATTTGTTTTATAATTTCCTTTTTTTCCATTTCCGTTTTCTCTTCAATTCTTGGAGATTCTGACACTTCGACTGCCTCTGGTACAACCTCTGAAACTGCCTCTGGAACTGCTGGTACAACCTCTTGTATTGCCTCTACATTTGAAACGTTCAATTCATCAAGTATTTCATCAATCTCATCCACTCTTTCTGAACAATTTTTTTTAATTAATTTTTCTGGATAAACCGTATGTTCTGGTAATTTGATTCTTATCATTGAATCAATAAAAATAAATAAACTGGTAATAATTGACATTTGAGGAATCTGTGATATTTCAAAAACAATTATATTTCGCAAAGGGTCAAGTGTTATCGTAATTGGTAATCCAGGGTTAATAAGATGTAATTTTCTACCAATCCTCTCTTTCACATCTAATTGTCTATAAAAACTCTGCACGATATCAGAAGCACGAGTACGATCAATATTATAATTTTCCATTACATTTACAATAATATCTTCCAATGGGACATCTCGTTTAATGTTACGATCAATGAATGATTCTATACTGCTTTGTAAATTAAAATTTGGGATTCTTTTGAATAATAAAGAAATAGTGTTAGCAGTAGTATTTTCAATAACAAAAATAGGCTTAATACAATCAAATGGAATTTTCAATTCTCTAGTATTTAACGAAATAGCACAAATCAAGTTTGTGAAATTTATACTATCCAACATTTCTAAAGACATTACGGGTTTTTCAATTTTCATTTGAGAAAAAAATGTGATTAATGGATGAAATATTTCGGTTATTCCATCATTAATACATTGTACACATTCTTCTTTTGATACCCCCGTTTTAAAATCAATGGTGATTCGTATATCGCCATTTTCAAATAATTGACATATAAAAAAATAATTACCTTGAATGAAATAGCATATAGATGTTTTTTTATCAATTGCATTGTTAAATAAATTATAAAGAGCTATACTTATATTTGGAATTTTTTCATTTGTTTTCGTAACATCTTCTGCATAAAATCTAAAAATGTTAAGACTTGTTTTTGTTGTGTTATATTTTATAATTGGTATCTTCTCACTACAATGTGTTATATTAAAAAGAGAAACCAATGGAATTTTATTGGAACCTTTGATTATAAAATCGAGTTTTTTGAATCCTATAATAGGTGAAATATAATTTATGTAACCAGTTTTATTTTGATAAATATTATAAAACATGTCTATTTTATCATAAAGAGGTGCTAATTTAAGAATACTTTCTGATTTATTTTCTTCTTTAAGTTGTGGGTAATAATAATTTAATGATCCTTCTTTTTCTGGTGAAATAAATTTTTTTACATCCTGAAAATAACAAACATAAATATTTTCTATTGGAGTGATCCATTGATTGTTTACACGAAGTTCAAACTTTTCATCAGTTAATAAATATGGGTTTGCTTCAAAAGATTGTACACTTAACCCAAGAGTTTCATACTTTTCTTTTTTGGTCATAAAATACATTTCATTTGTAGGAAAAGGAATAGTTTCATGTTTTACAATAAATAATTTGTTTTTTATTGTTTCAATTGTATCGTCAATGTTTATTAAAAAATGACAAAATGTCACTTGAATGAGGTTTGTTTGAATAAAGTCAAGTTCTTCATCAGAAAAAATAAAAGGTGAGTCATATAGTATATCAGAATTTGAATAAGTTATTCTAAAAACGTCATCATGTGGATTTTCATTAAATGTAACAGTTAATTCTTCCATACTTTTTTGATAATAACCATAAAAAACAATTATCTCATCGATGACATTTTCCTTCAATATATTTATTTTGAATTTTGGTACATTAAAAACTACAGACATATACTATACAAATACAAATTTTTTAAATATCTATAGTATAATTAGTGATAACAGTTTGTACTTGTTTAATATGATCAATATTATTTTCAATGTTAATATTTGCAAAAGAACATACATCCTTTTCTTGAAACATTTCTTGAGTAGAATCTTCAAACTCAAGCTCAACTTCAAATTGCCTCATCATTTCCATATCTATTAAAAGCTGAAATGCGTTTGTTCCAAATAATCCTTCTTGGCCACACATTACATTAGCAGAAACGCCCCGCATCGTGTCAAGTTCGCCATGCTTTGCCGCCCTTAAAAATATTTCTGGAGTTTCTTCAAAAGACGCTTTAGCAATTGGTCCAATATTGTCATTATTTATACCGTGTCTGAATATAGATACTAATTTATAATTATGCGTCATTCTATCAATAAGAATACTTAAATGATGATAATTGATATAAGCTCCATCGAATTCAATCACTTCTGAAAGTTCATTATATATAGCTTGGCGAGCTGCTTCAATTCCAAACAATTCAAAAATGGTAATAATATTGTTTGTGGTTGTACGTGTTTTGTCTATAAATTCAAGACCTAGAACATCCAAGAGATTATTCCCAACACCATCAATAACCCAAATCTCTTTTTGAGAATACTTTGTATCAATCAAAACCATATTGTCTTTTATTTTTCTTAATAATACCTGTTTGATTCCCTTGACGCCTCTAAGTATAACGTTCTTAAGTAGATTTTGTTGAAAATTTTTCAACAAGAAAATGTCATCTGTTTGATCTAATGAAGCCTTTTTCTTTTTTGGGTTTTCTAATCGAATACGGAATATCAAATTATCCGAATTATAATCCGAAAAAATACAACTTATTCCGTCAATATTTGCAAGTGTAAAGTTTATGTCGTCCATTGTAATATTTTTTTCGAGCATAATTTCAGAATCCATTACCATCCTAATAACCCATTTAGAGGTATCTTCTTCTTGGCATACCGCACCACACGACTCTAGCAATGCGGAAAATGTTTTGAATTGCTCCAATAATACTACATCGTCAACAATAACCGTATCAGCATTGTCATATGGATCAAAGCAGATAGAGGACGATTTTACAACATCACTTAATATGGTATATTCAATCATGTGCATAATTTTGGTTGCAGTGTCTTTATTTGTTTCATCCTCTGGGTTTAAAAATACAGTCAACAATGGATTTTTGGGTTCAGCAGACAATGTCAAAATTTCTTCTAATCGTGGAACACCTCTGGTAACATTTGATTTGGATGACACTCCAGCAAAATGAAATGTGTTTAATGTCATTTGCGTAATAGGTTCTCCAATACTTTGTGCAGAAACCAAACCAACCATTTCACCTGGGGCTACAATTGCACGCTTATATTGCATAATAATCATTTCCATCAAAAGAACAATACTTTTGCGATTAAATCGACGATTGAACAAAAGCTCCTTTGGTGATAAAAAGAAATGAAATAATACAATAAATAATTCAGTAGGCGAGTTATAATGCATTTTTCCGAGTGTTGAAAGTGTTTTCTCACATATTTCAAACACTTCTTTGGGTGTTATGTCTACAACTGAACTTCTATTTAATCCTTGTTGTCCAGAAATATTGTTAATAATATGGACAAATGCTACTGGAGAACGAACTATTTTTTCTGATTTGTATTCTATGATGTTCTTCATTATCATGTTTCGCCATTGAATCATTTTTGTTGCAATATCCCTCTCCAAATCCTTTGTATTTTCTTCACGATATTTCTTGTAAGTAGAAGGTGTAAATAAATCTTTCAAGAATGGTTCATCATTTGGAAATGAAAAATGTGAATATATACTTTCTACATTCATTTCAAGTAACTCCAATGTTTGATTCTCTACACGCATTGGATCAATCCCATCATCACCATATAAAAATTGAACAATCTTATGTTTATTTGATCGAACAGACATGTCGTAATTCACGACCAAATCCTCCAACCCTTTTATTAGTCTTCGTTGTATATAACCAGTCGTAGAAGTTTTTACGGCGGTATCTATTAAACCAACGCGACCACCCATAGCATGAAAGAACAACTCAGAAGGTGATAAACCATTGATATATGAACTTTCTACAAACCCTCGCGCTTTTGCCGTATCATCAAATTTTGTGAATTGTGGCAACGTTCTTTCTTCAAAACCGTATGGAATCCTTTTTCCGTTTACGTTTTGTTGACCAACACAAGCAATCATTTGTGAAATATTTAGTTCCGTCCCTTTTGAACCAGCTTTAAACATGATAACAAACCTATTATCTTTCGAAAGACTGTCAATAGCTATCTTAGATGTTTCTGCAGTAGATTGATTTAAAATATTGTTCACCTTTGTTTCAAACACCTCTAAATTTGGTTTACCAGTTGTATTTTTGAAAATGCTCAGTTGCAGTTCTTCAATCAATAAATTAACACTTGTATTTTTTTCTATTATAACATCACTGATCTTAGTTCTTGTTTCTAAATTTGTAACTAGATCATTTATTCCAACACTAAACCCATTTATTTTGAGAAAACTAGTAACCACGTTTTGTAAATCGTCTATGAAGTTCGATGCGGCCATGTTACCAAAATCATTGCAGATTCTGTTAATAAATCCTTTGCTTCCATTAAGCGCCCCTTTATCTAATTGGCCATGTAAATAAGAACCATTTAATACACTTATTTCACTCGCACCCTTTAATTTTAAAGATATAGGTGGCAATATCTGTGACAAAATTTCATTGCTCGTAATGACATCTTTCTCCAAAAACTCAATATTCACTTTATTGAAATTCATCAAGAGATTCATTGCCGTACTACGTGAAAATTCCATGTTAGGAGATGTGAACAAATATGAACCAACCATTGAATCTTGATAAATGCCAATGATAGGAGAATTGCTACTTGGACTGATAATTTGTTGGGCAACCGCTGCCAACATTTTCAATTCAGCATCACATACAACGTTTTGTGGAGCATGTAAATTCATTTCATCTCCATCAAAATCAGCATTATATGGCTTTGTATCTGCCACATTTAAACGAAACGTATCACCCTTTTTCATTATTTTCGCAATATGAGCCATCATACTCATCCTATGCAATGATGGCTGTCTATTAAACAGGACTGGATCACCATCAAGCATATGTCTATGAATAATGTCCCCATCTTCGAGATCAATAGAAGTTCTATCAATATAACGCAACGTAATAGACTCTCCATTCTTTTTTTCCCAAATTTTTGCTCCAGGATACACATCAGGTCCATTCAATACTAGTTTTTTGAGAAATTGTCTATTCAATTTGTTCACTACAATTGGTTTTGTAATATTTTTTGCTATTTTCAATGGAATACCCAACTCTCGGATAGAAATATTTGGATCAGCCGTAATGACAGACCGTGCACTAAAATCGACACGTTTTGCCATCAAATTTGATCGCATACGACCAGATTTACCATTAAGCCTATCTTTGATAGATTTCAAAGGCCTACCACTACGCTGAGCCGCGTGAAAGTACCCCGGTATTTTATTGTCAATTTGTGTAGATACGTAATACTGCAATACAGAGCACCAATCCTCGATAATGTTTGGCTGCGAATTACTTGCAATCTTTTCTTGTAAAATTTTGTTAGTCTTAATGATCATGATTAAAATATGACTGAGATCATCTTCGCTGCGTTGTTGATGGTCCATTTTGACAGATGGACGAATGGTTGGTGGAGGAACTGCCATAACTTGACAGATCATCCATTCTGGTCTAGACCAAACTGGACTGAAACCCATGAAATAGACGTCTTCGTCTGAAATTCGTTTGAATATTTTAATAACCATTTCTGGTGTTAAACGAAGTGTAATGGGCTCCTTATTTTCCTTGTTTGTGTCAACCCATTCCATGGTTACTTTTGCAACATCGTCTTTTTTAATCTTTCCTTGCAAACACCCACACCCGTCATGTGTATCTTCGCCACATCGTTTTACCTTGCTCGCAATCGCAAACACATATTTCCATCTGTGTTCATTTGTCATCTCAAGCGCTTGTTTGTATTTTTCTTTGTTTATTAATATTTTGCTACATTTGAAACAGACACATCGCATAATTTTCAACACAGTATTCAAAAATTGAATATAAAATACGGGTCGTGCCAGTTCCAAATGACCAAAATATCCAGGCGTTTGCATGTAGTCTAAACCGTCTGTAGGACAAATCGCCCCAGGTTCTCCCACACCCATTCGCGGATCAAAAATGCCACGAGGAACAGGTTTGTTATTCATATATGTTTCTTTTGTCGTAATTTCAACTACAGATCCATTTCGAATTTCTTCGGGCGACATTATACTAAACTGAATTCCAATAATTCTTGAAGAATTCACATATTGAGAACCGATTGCTGATCGAGGCATCTTTTAATATATAGTATATAATTTATTTTTATATTCAAATCAATTTATTTTAATATGATAAAATCTCTGGTTTTACGATTGGTTAAATGAGATCACTTGTGTTTGATCCAAATAATTTCATTTCAGAACCCAAAAATGATTGACAAAATAAGACTTTGCAAATTCAAAAGGGAAATATTTTGAATTGTGATTTAACAATGTAAAAGAAAATAATATGATATATTATGTTTTGGGGCGACAATATTTCAGTATTAACAAAAAATATTTTTCAGGTAATTCCTACAAAAGAAATGAGTTATGATGAGAAACTAAATGCAATAAGTAGACTTGTTATATATTTATCCTTATTAGGGTTTTTGTTCACATCATCTGTGACATATATTATTGTTGGTATTATTACGTTAGCTGGTATATATTTTTACAATAAGAAGAAAGAAGGATTCAAGGAAAAAGGATCGAAAAAGGTTTCTTTTAATAATTTTGTTACAGAAGAATATTATCCGGTGACATCAGATAACCCACTTGGTAATGTAATGTTGACAGATTATTTAGAAAATCCAATGCGTAAAGAAGCACCACCTTCGTTTAATCCAGAAATTACAGAAGCAATTGACAAAAAAACACAAGATATTTCTCAGGATATACACAACGGTCTTGATGTAAACCAATTGTTTGATGGATTAGGTAATGGCATAGAATTTGAAAATTTAATGCATCAATTTTATAGTATGCCATCAACCACTATACCAAATGATCAAAAAGCATATAGTGAGTATTTGTATGGGAAGATGTCTTCTTGTAAAAATGGCGACCCAATCGACTGTTTGAAAAATAATTTGAGGTATATTCCATAATTTTTTTATATTCTAATATAAAATGGATTATATGTTTAACAATATATCTAGAGGATGTAATGATGATGAATATTTAGATCAGCGCTCTATTCAGAATACGAATGGATCAAATTATTTATTAAAAAATTATTTTGTTGAAGACACAACAATGCAAAAACCAATTAATTTTGCGTTGATGCAACCATTTGTATTTTACAATGGCACAAATGGGTTGGGTTTGAATGGCTACAATATTGACACAAATTCAAAATTAACAATTGGTTCTTTGCAAACACACCCACGGTGTAGAATTGATTTAATACAACGCCCATTTGTTACAGTCCCGTATTTAGGAAGAGGATCAGTGGACCCGGTTGCTGAATCTCAAATTATGCAAGGCGAGGTATACACAAATAAAAAAAGTTACAATCAATTATCAGAATTTTCCTATTTACCTTTAACAAATACCCCATTAATTCAAAGTATAAAGAATACAATTACAAATCCAGTCTTTTTAGTTGAAGACAATAATGGTGATCGTGTCCGAGGAGGTCTTCCATCGAGAGAAATAATGCGTGATACTGAAAAAAGAAATTAAAAGGATAGTTAAAGTAAAATTATGAATTTTTCATTCCCATCTCTCTATAAAGAAATAGAAAATTGCTACATTAATGACGAAGAATTCACAGAAGAAATTGTACACGTTCTTACAGAAAATGTATACAGAGAAGAAATATTAACATTATTTAGGAGAGATGTTTTTGTAGACAGCATCAATGATGATATTATTTCTCTATACAGCAAAATAAAAGACAATAAAAATATCATTATACTTGTAAATATTTTAAAAGAAAAGTATAACGATGATTTAATTGCATTTACTGTTTTGTTTTCATATGACTATTTTTACTTGTTTCTTCCATGTTTAAAAAATATTATGAATGAAGAAATTGTGGATATTTCGTCTTTGGTAAAGATTTTAAAATAAAAAAGTAATATATGTTTTCTCGAAATAATAACACAAAGGAAAATTATTCATTAGAACAAAAACAAAATTCTTGTGCATATAATTATATTTTTTATCATTCAAAAGTAAGTCCAAAATTACAAGGAAATGGTTTAGGAATTGCCAAAATACATCCTTCTATGATAAATGAAAATTATATAGATATTGATTCAGAGTTAAAAGGAATTGGTTCGTGCAATTTTATTGAACCTCAATATAAAGTACAATATAATCCTAATCATATTAAAGTATTAGACTTGTATGAAAAAAACAAAGCACAACCATTAAATACATCTATATATTATCAAAACGAAAGACCATTTTATACTTAAATGTGTAATATGAATAAATTTCCAAAAATTAACAAAAATTGCTGCATTGTTATAATAAATTTAGCAATGCTTGTTTTAGGAACTATATATGGACTACCAACTGATGTTTGCATAGTGATTGATAAATTTAATACATCCAAAATGGATGCCGGATCATTACTATCTTTTGTAAAATGATCACGTATCAGTAGGTAAATAATAAAAAACATTGAAATTGCAATTAAATTGTAAATTATAGCCCTAGGAATACTTTTCATACTAAATAAAAATATTTTTATTTAATATGGCCACTACGCGAAATCGACCAGAGATAAAAACACAGCAATTGTGCGATATTGGAAATTATCATTTGCTAGTTCCTGGAAATGGGGTTCAACCATTTTTTATAGAAGATCCAAATATAAGAATTCAAAAGTGGGGAGGTGTTTCTTATACAAACATGATTGACATAGATAGTTCCTTAAAAGGTATTGACAAACAATTAAAGTGTGACGTTTTGCAAAAATCCAACTTGCATACAAATCCCATTTCTTACCCCTCTACAAATCTATTGTACACAGAAAATTCTCGATTAATTTCTCCAGCATGGAATTTAAAAGGAATCGAAGTTGTTAAGAGCGATTATTTACATTATGATCCTAGAATAAAATCTTCTATACCATTTAGACATAATGTAAGTTCAAGAGATTTGCAAAAAGATAACTATAGTCCAATTTATGCAAATAACTTTCAAAATCTATCGTTTTAGATTTCGTTTTTTTAATATAATATTGTATATATGGAACTTGCTATACCAATTATTGCTTTGGTTGGATTGATTGCCATTAAAACACGCAAGGAAAAGTTTAAAAGCATGGGAAGAAAAATAGACTATTTACCAAATGTAGATGTACCTCCAAATAATTATCCATTTGTCACTCAAAAAGAAGATTCAGTAAACAGTTATCCAGATTCGAATGCAGCAACTGATAAATATTTTAAACAAACAATGTATCAAAATCAAACAGCTTTACCAAACAATAAAAATGTTAGTCAAATAAAATCATTGACTGGTAATTATCTTGATACAAAAGATTTTACACATGAAAATATGACACCATACTATACTACAAAAATGGGTTCGGGGATTGGTGTTACCCAAAACGAATATTTTCTTGATAATATGGCTGGTTCCACAAAATCAATTAAAAAGGTAGAGCAAGCACCATTATTTAAACCTCAAACTAATATTAATTGGGTAAATGGTATGCCAAACATGGACGAATTTTATCTTTCTCGTGTTAATAAAAGCGTAATGAAAAACGACGAGCGTCTTGATAGTGTCATGGTTGCACCAGGATTAAATAAAGGGTTTGAAGGCAATGGAAGTGGTGGTTATAATAGTGGAATGGAAGCTAGAGAAAAATGGATGGACAAAACCGTCGATGAATTGCGAGTTGAAACAAATCCTAAAGTATCCTATAAATTAGATAATTTGGAAGGACCTTCTAAAAGTTTAGTGACAAACCTTGGTTTACAAGCTCCAGTAAATAAAAATTTACCAGATTCTTATTATGATATAACACCAGATCGATATTTTACGACACCAACAACAAAAGGTCAAATGATGCATTCGGAAGAAATGATGAAAAATCAACATCGTGTAGAAACGACACAACCTTATATGGGTGCTCCAACTGCCCCAATAAAACAAAATGGTTATGTTACCAAAAATTATGAGGAATCTACCAGAGTACCTCTCCCTACGAGTACACCGATCCCCAGTGCGGTTGGAAAAGGAAACATGGACGGATTAAATAATGTTCATAAAAGTCATGTAAATTATCTTAATAATCGTGCAAACAATGAGCAACAACCAATGTTTATGAATTTATCTCAGACAGTTGGATCAATACTTTCACCTATTATGGATATTATCAAACCAAATAGACGTGATGAAATGTCACATAATCCGCGTATTTATGGAAATGCAAAGTCCGGAATAAATACATATGTTGCAAATCAAACAGTTGCACCAACAATTAAAGAAACAACTATTTATACACCAAATTCATTTCAAGGACAATTAAATGGTGTTGGTGGTTATGTTACCCAAAATACACCACTAATGAAAGAACGCGAAGAATTAACATATTCAACATTTGGAAATGTAGGAGGAGTTGCAAACAATTTAGGTTTCAAAGATTACTCAGCAGATTACAGACAGACAAATAATGAGTTGAAAGAACCAACTACTTATTCTAGAACAAATCATGGAAGCACTCAAACATTTAACCCACAAATGAATATGAATACTGCAAAGTTGGACGACGACAGAGTGAATAATAGACAATGGGTTCCAAGTGCAATGCCTCAGATGTACGCTCATAAAGAAATGTTGGGCGAAACATATAAACCACCAGATATGGCTACAAATATTGACGATCGATTAAATTCTAATTTGCTTGATGCATTTAAAGCAAATCCTTACACTCAAAGTTTACAAAGTTATTAAATTTTTATAGTATATGAAAATTGCATTGGCATTTTTTGGAATTACAAGAAGTTTAAAATACACAATTAAATCCATTAAAAGAAATATTTTACAACATTTGAAAGAAAGCGGAATTGATTGTGATATATTTATGCATACTTATAAAATTAATAATTATGCTAATATACGCACCAAGGAGAAACCAACATCTTATAACAATAATGAGTATAAATTATTAAATCCAAAATATATTCAAATCGATGTTCAAGAAGAAATAAAAAAAAAAATAAATATGAGTAGATACAGAACACATAAAGATCCATGGAATACTGGTTATAATTCGGTTGACAATTTTATTTTAGCGCAGTATTCTAAAGGTCAAGTAGTAAAAATGATTGATAATACAAATATAAATTATGATTATATAATGTACGTTAGACCAGATTGTTTGTACACTCACAAATTAAATGTACAATATTTGAGAGATGTTGATGATACAACTATTTGCATTCCTAATTTTCACCTTTTTGGACCACATAAATTTAATGATAGATTTTGTATCACAAATATGAAAACATATAAATTTTATGGGAACACATTTGATAAGTTATTAAATATTAGTAAACAAAAAAGTTTGCATTCCGAAAGAGTTTTAGGAGAACTAATGAATAATTATGATTTAAAAATTATAAGGGTTCCATTTATTTTTTTAAGAGTACGATGCAATGGAAGTTGTGAAGACAAAGACAAAGAATTACTTACTAAAAGTCAGTACTCTTCATTGTTTGCTAAAAATAGAGCCATAATTTAAATATTTATTTAAATAAATGGACAACCAACACCAACCCAATGACTTAAACGTAGTGCCAGCCAGAACATCTGTTAACGTGAATAAACTCGAAAACCAACTCGAAAACCAACTCGAAAACCAACCCACAATCCAACCAACAATCCAACCCATAAACCAACTCACAAGCCAACCCACAAAAGTAAATTTGCCACAGGCGACTCTAGTCAACCAAATTCAACCGCAATTCAACCAATTCAAAGAGAAAGTCAACCAAATTCAACCGCAATTCAACCAATTCAAAGAGAAAGTCAACCAAATTCAATCGCCATTCAAAGAGAAATTCCAAGATCCGACCAATAGTTATATTACTGCTACTCCAATTTATCCTGAAAATCAAGCTGATGAAACAGCTGTTGTGTTATCAAAATTAGATGAGGCAAAAAAGATCTTAAACGGAATGAATTCGCATGTCATTGCACAACCTGTCATTGCACAACTTGTCAATGCACAACCTGACAATGCACAACCTATAATTGCACAACCTGTCAATGCAGAAGAAAAAATCTCAAAGCCGATGGGGGGGATGGGCAAAAGAGGTATCTTCTCAAAAGTTTCAAAAAAATCAAAACGTAAAGGTTGTAAAACTTGTAAGGGACACAAAACTTATAAAAGTTGCAAAACCTGCAAGGGGTGCAAATATAAAAAGCAAAATGTAAAGAGTAAACGTATTAAAAAAATACGACCATATAAATAAAATGGCGAAACTTGTCAGTTATTCTCAAATGGAAAATAAATCTCTAGAAGATATAGTGTGTTATTGTGCAAGAGTGTCCAATCCGACAAATCAAAATAATACAGAAACAAATGAACGTTTGTTACAGTATTTGATTAAGAATCAACATTGGTCCCCCTTTGAAATGGTATCTATTTGTTTAGAGATTGAAACAACTCGTGATATAGCGCGTCAAATATTGCGTCATCGTTCTTTTTCCTTTCAAGAATTTTCACAAAGATATGCAGTTGCAAACTTGAATTTTGAACTCCGAGAAGCAAGGCTTCAAGATAGTAAAAATCGTCAAAATAGTATTGAAGTTCAAGATGAAGAGTTGGAAGAGTCGTGGGAAACAAAACAATTAGAGGTTTCTAAAATGATAACAGAAACATATAATTGGGCCATTGAAAATGGAATTGCAAAAGAACAAGCTCGAGCAGTATTACCAGAAGGAATGACTCCCAGTAAAATGTATATGAATGGCACTCTGCGATCATGGATTCATTATATTCAACTTAGGTCAGGGGCCGAAACACAAAAGGAGCATAGAATAATTGCCCTGGAATGTGCTGAAGCAATTGGTGCTATTTTTCCAATGATTCGCCATTTATAATGTTCTCAAGGTTTTACCATTCATTGATCTAATAACGTGTATAAATTCTCTCTCTTCCTCGTTTAATCTTTCAAAATCATCACCAAAATATTCTTTTTTATGATCAGTAAAGCCAATATCACGGATTTTTATTGATTCAATTTTTAAAAAGTTTGTCACGATTTTTATAGTGAACCATGTGTAGTCTTCTAATAAAATTTTTATATCTATGTTTTTATCTATAGATGACTCTATACTTGGGTTATCTAAAAATATATCTTTTGCATCAGTTACATATTGAATAATTTTTTCATAAAATTCTTGTTTTTTTTCATCCATAAGTGTATCTTTCAATTTTTTACGACTGGGGAGAGATATCCCTTGTAGCTTTTTTCGCGTTATCGGGTCAGCGCTTTTCATTTTTTGAGAGTATTTTTTCAAAGAGAGTTTTCGTTCTTTTTCTGCTATATTTTTAAACAATTTTTTAGTTTCGGGTGTAGGTGAATTCTTTGCTCTTACCAATGGGTTTGAACGACACGAATTATCAAAAATATAACTATACTCAAACCCTAATTTGTATAATAAAGTAATAATTTGTTCAAATGTGATTACAGATAAACATGTCTTCTCTGTTAACTCTCTTCTTAATTTCATGTTTTCTTTGTTATGGATCAATTCTTGCAAATACTCTAATGCCAATGGAAAATTTGTATTTAAAAAATCGGGAGATACAATGTTTACATCTCGCAATTGTTCCATTTTTTCATCCGGATGCATTGGATAACTTATATCTGTAATATAAATGCCAAAATCAAAAAGAGATGGATCATCATCTTTTTCATAAGTGAAAAAATATTTTTTTTTAAACATTTGTTTCATTGGTTTCAGAACATATTTTTTATTGAGTCGCCCCCATTTATCAATATGATCTTCATCTTCAGCCGATTCAAATCTACGAATGACAATTGGATGTAAACTTGATGCAATTGCCATTGTTTTTTCTTTTATATTCTCTGTAGTTGCAGGTGGATGTTGTTTCATAATTTCCATAAATTGCATTGAATTGGAACGTTCATTATCTCCATAAACATATGCACCTGCACCTAAAATTCCCGCCAGCGAATAAACAACAGATGTATCGTATTCGCAATTTTTACTCAATTCTTCAGAACCATGCGCATCAATAAATATCGTACATGTAGGACCTCTTTTTTTACGCTCTACATCAAAATAACGCAAGACTTTTTCATTCAGTTCCATATATTTTGCAAATATTTATATTTCATTCACCATAAAAGCATAAAAATACATTGAAGCTATTAGATTTATAATGTTTAAATTGCTACTAATTAAACAGTAGTAAATACTCAATAAGGTTGCCACAGTAATGATGAAAATATTAAATGCAAAATAATAAAAAATACCTACATCATCTATATAGTTTTTATGAAATAAAAATATTTTATTTTCTATCCAATAATTGTTTATTAAAACATAATACAAAAAACTATATACAAATTGAAGAAACATTGCGGTAAAAACAAAATATAAAATATCGAATTCCGAAAAAATTGAATGATACAAGTATTTTGCAGCTATTAAAATAAGTAATAATGTTGAAACATCAAAAATAAAGGCGGATAACTGAAACGCTGTGTACCATTCCTTCAAGTGTTTAGAAACAAAATTGTAGACGCATAAAAAAATAATCAATAATGATGCATTAACACAAGCATTAATTATTGGCAAAAAATTGCTTTCGTCTGTAAATTTTGAAACCTTCTTTGTATAAAACTCCATATATTATATTTCCCAATTTAAAATAAACTCGTTTCGTTCTTGAATTGTAAGTAAACCCCATATAACATTATTTGTCTTATCGGAATATCTAAATATATGACGATGCATAAGAAGTTCGTCGCGCGATTTATTTTTTAACAAAAATGCTCTTGAAAATACCTCAAAATAGAAAGCTTTATAGCCAAACATCAATGCAGAGTTTTCGTTACAAAATCCTAACAAATCATTATACAACCAATCACTTTCGGCATTTGGATATTCCCACGCAAAATGATTCGTGTACCAATCTTTTATTTCTTGTCGTGTTCTTATATAATGACGAATATCATTTAATAAAATAAAGGGCTGAGGTTCATATGTAAAAGTCAAAATGTAATTACGGATGTCTTTGGGTAACTTTTTTATAATATCCATAATGTTTATTATTTTATAAATTGTCAAATTTAAGCATTTTCAAAGTTTGAAACAAAAATTCACGGTTTCAATAATATTTAAGTAATAAATAGCCTATATAGAGAATTGTTAAAATAAAAATTGTAGCAAAACTACAGTAAAATACTGAAATATTCCATAATGTTTGTTCGCTATACAAACAATTTTGTTTGCAATTTTTATATTCTGGAATGACCGTATAAAATTCATATGTTGAACATATACTTACGGCTACTGATAATACTAGTAAAATCATAGTCAGAGTTACTATGGACGCCTTTGGAATTTTTGATAGTTTTCGATTCGAAATTTCATAAAATAATATTGCACTTGCTAACAATAATAAACTTAAACTTAATTTTGATATTAACGAATCGATTGTTTCTGTTGGATCGGCAAAACTTGACATTACTATATTATTAGATAATTTATCCAACAGAATTTATAAATTCTTCAAAGAATTTACCTCTTTCTTCTATTGTCATTATCCCCCATGTAATATTGCTTCCTCTAGTGGAAGAGATATTATTGCAAATATGGATAATTTGTTCTCGAGATTTATTTTTCAATGTGTACATTCTGGAAAAAATATTGAAAAAATGATCGCGATAACCAAGCATTGTTGGGCGAAATTCATTGCAAAAACTGATTAAATCGTTATGAAACCAATCTATTTCTGCATTCAGATACTGCCATCCGCTTTCTTTATAGTACCAATCTTGAACGAATTTTCGAGAGTTTACATAATTCCGAATATCATTTGTTAAACTAGTTGGTTGGGGCTTGTATGTAAATGTTAAAATATATCTTCGCAATTCCTCTGGTAACCTTTTTATAATATCCATTATGTTGTTTACTTAATTGATTTTAACTTAAAATATTTGTGATTTTACATTCATGAATATACATGAAAAAATTATCGAAAAATTAAAAATATTTCATACAAATAACAAAATACCAAATATTATTTTTCATGGTCCATACGGTTCTGGAAAAAAAACAATTCTTAATACATTTATAAATCTTTTATTTGATTCTGATAAAGAACACATTAAAAATTATGTAATGTATGTCAATTGTTCCCACGGTAAAGGAATAAAATTTGTAAGAGAAGAATTAAAATTTTTTGCAAAAACAAATGTAAATACGTTTCAAGGTAAAATTTACAAAATAGTTGTATTATTGAATGCTGATAAATTGTCGGTTGATGCACAAAGTGCTTTCAGACGATGCATCGAACTTTTTAGTGGGAATACGCGATTTTTCATAGTAGTAGAAGATAAAACTAAAATTTTAAAACCAATTCTTTCACGATTTTGTGAAATTTATGTAAACGATACTTTTGGAAATTTATATCAACACGAAAAATCATTTTCCTTTGAAAAGTATAAAAATACACACAAAGACGCATTAAAACGCGAATTGCAAAAAATAGATGACAACCTTGTAGAATTTTCTGAGAAATTATATGATAAGGGATTTTCTTGTTTAGATATTTTGAATTATATTGATAAAAAAAAAATAGACGATAAAGATAATATTTTTATGGTTTTTAATAAAATTAAGAGAGATATTCGAAGTGAAAAATTTCTAATGTTATTTTTGTTGCAAATTTTAAGTTCAAAAATTGACTTAAAAATGTATCCGTTGTATAATGGACGATTTTAACACTGCTAGTTTACAAGAATCAAAGAATGAATGGTGTATAAGACTAATAGGAATTTTGTCACCGTGTATTATTGAAGGACTGAAATCTATTTTTGAGGAATCCAAGAATCTTTGTGCGACTACCGGCGAAGAAGAAAAATATCTCATGACATTTCAGAATTTTTTATCAAGAGTTCCTAAATGGAACGCATCTATCATTGAAGATGAACGCCGCCGTATTGTAGAAAAAAGTAATTGTCATTACATTGAAGATCTTATTACTTGTGTTCATGTAATTCAACTTAAATTGTTAACAGCAATAAGAGTTGGACAAAAACAAAAGAAAATAAACATAAATATTCCCAAATTGGATGATTTTATACACAAGGTTTACATAAACACATGTCGCAAGATTTATTCAAATGTTTATCTTTTTGAAGTAAACATACAAACATTGCAAGTACAGAAAAATAATCGCGAATTAGAATTGATTGTTCAAGAATGTATTTTGGTGACAATTAGAGAGAGTATTCCAATTGACACTATATTAAAAGCCTATTTGGATGAAACCATTGAAGAATATGTAGAAGAACAAATTGTTGAAAAAGAAGTGAAACAAGTAAAAAAACAAACAAAACGAAGACGAGATGACTTGGATGATATAAAGATTTCCAAGATTGACGAACCATCTGACAATGAAGTAAAAATGCTTGAAAAATTAAATGTACCCGAAATTAAAAATATTACTTTTGATGATATAAAATTAGAACAAAAAGTAGAACCGAAAGTAGAGATTCCACAAATGGAATTTCCTCAAATGGAATTTCCAAAACTAGAGTTTGAATTGAAACCATCTGGGTTGGAAGAAGTGAGTTTAGGTGAATTGCCAAGTATAGACGACGATATTATGGTTTTGAATCTTTAACCTAAACGCCCAACATCAGACAGTCCAATGTCTAATCCATCCTCAATTGACATCTTTATTGATTTATTATTTTTAACGCTATCCATTACACTTTTTTCTATTTTCTTCTCTGTTTCCTTAGAAAAAACTATATCTTTGTAATATACTAAAAGTGCCAAAATCTTATATATTGTCATAAGAATAAAATTATATTTTTGGTTTTCTATTTCGAAAATTTTGTTTTTATACTCTTCATCTATCTGCAATTTGCTTTTTTTTTCTGTCCCACCTTTGTATTTTTTCCTATTACGAGTTTTTTTTACCATATATAAACAAATTATTTTAAAAAAATTTGCAATCATTCTAAAATCCAGCATTATCTGTAAAAACCTGTGTCGATTTTACGAAATTTTTTACTTCAATTGTTCCAAACTTGTTTGTTAAAAATAATCCTAAAAGAGCGGAAACAAAAACAATGACTCCTTCCTTTACAACATTTTTCACTTCTTCCCTTTTTGGATAATTAATTAAAAATTTTAACAACATAAAAATCAAAGCAATTGAAATAGAGTAAACCAAATTAATATGCATTAAAATATGTTTTTCTTATAAAAGACATATTTTAACGTATTTCCTTAAATTCCTAACATACGGGTTAACGATTTACTTAATGATCTACTCTTTGGACGACGTCTAACACTTAACGCACGATGCCTGGCAAGTGTATTGAAATGTCTTCCTTTTACCTTGTGAGTTTTAGGATAACATGTGCCATTTGGTCTTTTACGCGCACAAGTATGTCCATTTGCTCTTTTTCCTTTTGCATAACCTCCTCTCATAATTAGATAAAAGAAAATAAATTACCATTTAGGTGCTTTTCTCACATTTATTCGTTGTCCTTGACCTCGTTTTTTTACAGTACTTGGGTCATATTTTTCTTCATCATCCGATTTAATATTTTTTGAAATGTCCCAAAATTCTTTTGAACCTAACTTGAAATCATTGTGATTTTCTGCCTTGTACCAAAAGACTTGATCGGTCAATTTGTTTGATTTTACATTATTATTTATGACAAGACACTCATAATTTTCAGTACACTGATCCATGATTTGACAAAAACTTTCAAATGTAGGAAACATTCCTGCATAATTTTCATAAATTCTTTTACGATTTGCAATGTAAGGCTCTCTCAAAATAAATACATAATCTATATTTGTACGCAATGTGGGTGGAACTCCTAAAGGATATTGCATGGTAATGATTAGCATGATTTTATAGTGTCGTCCATTCATGAAAAGAAGACGCATCATTACATCTTTTGTCCAAGTTGCATCATAAAGACAATCGTCGAGAATAACAAATGTTCTTGGATCAATATTTGATTTTTTGTATGCTTCTATCTCCTTTTTGATTTGTTTCAAGACACACTTTTGTCTTTTTAATATATTCTCAATAATAGCTTTGTTGTATTCATTATGGATAAATAGTTTAGGTACCATTTTTCCATAAAACCCATTTCCTTCTTCTGTACCAGCAACAACTGAACCAATTGGAATATCTTGATGATAAAATAATAAATCTTTTACCAAAAAGGATTTTCCAGTGTCACGACGTCCTATTAAAACAACAACTGGGCCCTTGCTTTCGTTTGGTTTAAAACTGATATGTTTCATATCAAATTTTTTCAATTCCAAAGTCATATATTTTACATATATTTAGATTACTTTAATTAAAACGTATTAGTTTAAAACGAAAAATTAAAAATATTTTGTTTCAATAATGAAAGTTCTTGATTACGAAAAAAGAAAAAACAAGGAATTATTCAATGATTTTAAATTTTTGAAAAACATGGACGTAGAAAAAATACAAAATTATATTCCTATATATAGCAAATTTTTTAATTTTAAAGAGAATACAAATATCAATTTAAATCATTCAAATTATTTAACAGGTATAAAAGATAACACCGATCTAAACACAAGGAATGACAAATTGTTTTCTGAAAAAATATTTACAGTAGAAGTAATGAATAAGGAAAAAAAAGAAATCCGAAAATCGTTTTTGAAGAACTCTTCTGTATTTGACATAAGTAGATTTTTAATAGGAAAATATGATTTAAAGGACGAAATTTTTTACAAATTACCAGATACATCAAACAATGGTCATTCTTCCTTATATGATACTAATAACATTTCTTATGTTGATACACTCTTTTCTTTTTTAAGTAGTCAATTGTTAAATAATTATGGAGTCATAAATGCTCTCGATTATTATGGCTCATTTTTAGCAATTGTTCGTAATTTTTCGGTTGACATTTCTGAAGACATTGAGTATTTTGTAGACTCTGATTATTTTATGAAAAATAGAAACAAATTGTTCAAAATAGATAATATGGAATTTAAAAAACCATTATTGATATTAGACGATAGTGTAGAATTAGAATTTGATTGTCTTGAAAGTTTGGATATTGAAACTCCAATTGATTCAAAAATTGAAAATTGTGTAGAGGATTGTGTAGAGGATTGTGTAGAGGATTGTGTAGAGGATTGTGTAGAAGATTTAGAGTCAAATGACTCTGAAAAGATAGATAACAAAAACTCACAAGATGAAAGCTCAGATGAAGGTTCCGATGAAAACTCTGATGAAAGCTCTAAAGGTTCCGAAGAGTCTGAGTATTCAACTGAAAGCGAATACAGCTCAACACAACTGAATGTTGTTTTTGATAAATGTTTAGTACAAATTACATCTTTGGAATATTGTGTAAATACATTAGACGATTTAATCCTTACTAAGAAATTAGTAGATGAAACAGAATGGTTATCTTGTCTTTTTCAGATCATAATGACATTAATTATTTTTCAAGATACATTTTCTTTCACACACAATGATTTGCATACAAATAATATAATGTTTACATCTACTGATGATGAATTTTTATTTTATTGTTACAAAGGTCAAAATTACAAAGTGCCTACCTTTGGTAAAATATTCAAAATTATTGACTTTGGTCGAAGTATTTACAAGATAAACAACAATTTAATTTGTAGTAATAGTTTTCAACCAAAAGGAGATGCACACACTCAGTATAATACAGAACCTTATTTTAATAATAAAAAGAAGCGCATCGACCCTAATTTTAGCTTTGATCTTTGTAGACTCGCATGTTCCATGTGGGATAACTTTTTGAGTGTAAACAATATCGAAAAGACAATAAAACAGAACAAGATTGCAAACATTGTGAACGAATGGTGTTCTGACGACAATGGAATAAGTGTATTGTATAAATCAAATGGTTGCGAGAGATATCCCAACTTTAAATTGTATAAAATGATTGCACGAACTGTTCATAATCACACGCCACACAATCAACTATTACGTGACGAATTTAAACAATTTCGTGTTGATAGTGCGGATAATGTGATAAATATTGATTTAATTCCTAAAATGTTTACTTAATATAATGAAAACCATACGGAACATTCGGAAATTAAAAAGAACAGTGAAGCAACGCGGAGGATTTAAAGGTGGGGGATTTAAGGAGATAATTGATTTTATTATGGGAATAGTTGACACTATATCAATGTTGCTTGGTTTAAGCAATAAAGAAAAAAACAAATTAGCTAAAGAATCTTTAGCTAATATAAACATTATTTCTTCCGCGAAGGAAGGAAATATGGAACAAACTTTTGTTGAGATTGCTTCTCTTCTGAATCGTGAGGTTGTTTCTCTTTCTACTCGTGAAAAATGGCGTATTTTTAGAAATATACGTGATTTTTTGAAAAAGCCAAAAGGTTTATTTGAGAGAAATAAAAATTATTATGTCAATATAAATGGTGTATGGTTTGAATTGGGAGAAATTGAATCTGTTGATATAATTGATGTTATTGATGAACAACCACTTCTTGTAACGTACGATCATGATGGTTTTATAAATAATATTATAGATATTACTGCATTCGGTATTAAACAAACTGATGAAGCAATTGTCTATGAAGGCCGAGATTTTGTGAATATTCTCAATAAAGAAGTCAAAAAAAAACAAAAGGCTGCTGAAGATAAAATGAAGTATGAAGACAAAAAGGTTGCTGCATATAAAATCAATGATGGAGTCAAAACATTTATTCCAGAAGAGTATAAATAAATAACGCGATAATCTAAAATCCTAAAATGTTTTATTTAAAATATTTTAGGATAATATGAGTGGTTCTGATGATGATTGGGTTCCTCCGACTTATTCTGGTCCTAGAATGACAATTGCAGAAGCAAGAGCACATCAAGCTGCAGAATTGCGAGAACGTACTATAAATGCTACTAGACAATATACAGGTAGTAGAGAAGCTGCTATACGTGGTGTCGATGAAGCAAATCAATTATATCGTGAAATGCAACAAATGCGAGTACTTTTGGAAGGAATACAACTAAGATTAAGGAAGTTTCCACAAAAAAAGAAATGTAGTTTTCCAAAAACAAAAACAAGACATGGAGGAAAACATTCAAACCGAGTTAAAAGTAAAAAGATAAAAAGGCAATTCTAAGACAAATTTAACTAATCTTCTTTGTTGGTATACTCGCGCACACCAAATAGATTGAATTCTCAGTAACAATAATATATTCATTTTCGCTTTTGTAAAACTTTGCAATTGGACTTGTGTACTCATCAGCACTTTTCACTAACAATTTTTCACCGGTGGTTCGAACACCAACTAATGCTTTTTTCTCCAAAGATGCTGTCCAATAATCAAACAAAACGGGCTTATCATCAGAAATAGATAATTTTGCAATATGTTGCAGTGTTACTATAGAAGGCAATCTTTTCAAATCCGTCATATTAGTTTACAAGTAAATCTTTCTACTATTTTAACGTATTAATTTACATATATAGTCTTTTTTCGCAACTTTTTAGATTTTTCTTTTACAATTTCAATATTTGAATGAGCAATATTGAAATATTCTGTTTTGAATATTCCTAATAAAAATAGATAAATATGATTTAATATTTTTTCACTACATTTGCCAACAATTAAAACACTTCCCGTACGAAAAATCATAAAGGAAACGCTAACTAAATTTTCTCCTAAATGCACGCCAGTCATTTGTTTTATAATCTCTATATCTTCGCAATCTGTATGACACTTTGAAAAGTAATATTTACATTGAATTCCCGGATAAGAACACGGATCATATACACATTCAATATTATACTTTTCTCTTAAAATACTATACAATCTTTCTCTATCAACATAAAATCCAATCGAAAAATTTGAGTTGATTAATATAGTTTCGCTTGTAGTTCCATGAGCTATGTCAGGTAAATTGCAATATTCACGAAACAACTCCAGTAATTTTTTCAAAACATAATCATACATTTCATCACTTTGGATACCTGGAATTTCTATCTTGCCTGTATTAAATATTTTCACATGAACCTCGCGAAATACTCCGCCCCATTTTATTCTTATATTTAAAACAAAACAGTTGTAGAATGCTCCCTTTTTTTTAGAATGACAACTCAAAATATCCTTTTTAGATACTCCAATACTTAATTTTCGAATATCTTTGAATTGTATTCTACCCGTTGGATTATTTATATGTGTAATAATTTGCTGATCACTGCACTCATATGTCGCTAATTTATTCTGTATTTCGGTTAATTCTTCTAAATTACACGAAACAAACTTTATCTGTTTTTTAACAATACCTTCAGATGGCCTCCAATATGGTAAAATAGGTATTTTCCAAAATGTTTCTTTTATGTTAAACTCTGTATTTAAATAACCCAACTTTGATTTTGTAGAAATATAAATATTTGAAGGCATCGGCATGCTCTCAGAAATAGTTGTGAAACGTTGTTCGGTGTCATTTGTTTTACCACCTACAAAACTTTCCCATTCGCTGTCAATGCAATCCATCGTTAATACTATTTACTACTTTCTTTATATTATAATCAATTTATTATATATTTGCTTATATTTTCAATAAAATAGTTGATTATATATACTGTTTTTACATTAGAATGTATAATCATTTCGACAAATGTCAAAAAATCCGTTGTTATGCATTGCGGTTCTTGAACTATCATATAATTTAAAAAAGTTTTTATGACACTCTTTTTGTCTATATTGTAAGTTGATGAAATATTATTTATTTTTTCAATGATATTATCATGATGAGTTCTAAAAAAATCCTTCCATATTTCATTTGTGATAATTTGTACGTCTAAATCATTTTGTTTTGTCTGTATAAAATTTATCATACTTCTGACATCAGAATTATAGTTTTTTTGTATTTGCTCTAGTTTTTCAATTGATATTGTTAATTTTTCAGACAATACAATATTCTGCAAAAAATCTATAATTTTCGACTCTGGCAAATTATTCATTTTTATTTTTAAAAATTCAGTTTGTAGATTTGAATCTATTTTACTAATATAGTTGCAAATTAAAAAAAAACGAACATTTGTATTATATTCTTGTATAAGATGACGTAATGCTTGTTGTGCATTTTTTGTCATATAATCGACTTCGTCTAATATAACAAATTTGGTACCTTTTAAAAATAATGGTTTGGATTTGACAAATTGCTGGATTTGATTACGTATAACATCTATTCCTCTATCATCTGATGCATTAAGATGAATAACCAATTCTTTAGAACAACAATTGTTTTTTTTTTGATATTCATTAATCAAATTAATGATTGTTGTTGTTTTTCCGGTTCCCGGAGGACCATATACAAGAATATTTGGAACATAATTGAAATTTATAATATTGTGAAATAATCTATAATTTGTTTCAGATAATATCACATCTTGCATTGTCGTCGGGCGATATTTTTCTATCCACGGCAATGATTCTATCCATGGCAATGACATTAAGTTAATTAATACTCAATCGTTTAAATGAATATTTAGAAATAATATAAACTCTTTTAATATAGTTTTTTATGAATGAAAAAAGACAACCGCAAGAATTGAAAAGAGATCCTAAAAAACGTGGTAGAAAGCCAAAAGGTGGCAAAATCATCACACATATTAATAATTCTGATAATTCAGAAAATAAATTTCCAAATATTATTGTACACTTGAAATGTTCATTGAACGATTTAGTGAATTCCAAGAACATTATAGAATCATTTCATTTTACAAAAGATTTGAGTTATGAAGAAATTGTGGAACCAACCGAAATTGGAACGAAAGAGTCTGAAGAAGAAATTACAAACAAAATTATATGGAAAAAAATAAAACAAATAAAACATACAATGCACAATAATGATATTTATGAAAAAAAATCAGCTTGTTTTTGGTGCACTTGTTCTTTTACAAATCCAATTATACATATTCCAAAGTTTTTTTATAAAGGTGCATACGAATCATATGGTTGTTTTTGTTCTCCGGAGTGCAGCGTTGGATTTTTAATGAATGAAAAAATGGATACAAGTACAAAATTTGAAAGATATTATTTGATTAATAACGTTTATGGTAAAATATATAATTATGGTAAAAATATAAAACCAGCACCTTCTCCGTTTTATTTACTAGATAAATATTTTGGTAATTTGACTATTGAAGAATATCGAAGTTTATACAAATTAGACAAATTAATTGTCGTGACAGACAAACCACTTTCACGATCCTTACCAGAATTACACGAAGACAACGATGAATTTATTTTAAATACTAAAATAATACCTTCTAACATAAAACAAAGATATGGTGCAGTTTTAGGAAAAGCTTAAACAGCGTTTTTATTATATTCTGAAATATCTATTTGTTTTCTTAACATTCTATAAATTTCTTGATTTACTGATTTGATAGGCTGTTGTTTTACAGTAATCCCCAAGTAATTCTTTATTACTGCGATATGATCGCCATTGTATTTTTCTAATAGTTCAGATGCTTCTTCTGGTGTATAATTTGTTTGTGAAATAATAATATCCATTAATGACTATAAATATTATTATTTTTTAGTTTGTACTAAAAAATAATAATATTTTCTCTAAATATGATTCGACTACATATGCCAGCAATTCCTCACACAATTACAAGAGATGAGTACAGTCATTGTGCATTCACTGGTAAAGTACTTCGTTTTGCACCAATGATGATAAGTCGTGGTTTTGAAGTATATCATTATGGAGTAGAAACATCAACGCCAAATGCAACCAAAAATATTGATTTATTAAGCAAAACCGAATGGGAAGAACTTAGAATAGAATCTTATCAAAAATTACATCCAGAATTATCTGTTGAATCTATAAAAGAAAAATTATCCGATGAAAAAAATTTTGTTGGAGATCTAGGAAACTATTCAACACCGTTGTATGAAGAATTTAATAAGCGTTTCAACAAAGCTCTTTTTGAAAATTATAGATCTTGTGGTACAGATATTGTTTGTTTTCCATTTGGAAAAGCACACGAAGCTGCTCTAAAAAATCTAAATGTTGTTTCTGTAGAATCGGGGATTGGTTATCCAGACTCTTATAAAAACTTTAGAATTTTTGAAAGTCATTGTAAATTACATACTGCAATTGCTTTGGAAAAAAAACAATGTCAACATTACTGGTTTGTTGTTCCAAATTATTATAATGTGTTGGAATGGCCATTAAGTTTAAATCCAGACAAAAAAACAATTGGATTTTTTGGAAGGATATGTTACATAAAAGGTTGTAATATCGTTGTTGAAATAGCAAAAAAATTTCCACATATTCAAGTTATTATATGTGGTCAAGGTGATCCATCAAGTTATACTTCTAAATCACCTAATATTGTTTATAAACCTCCCATTCATGGCGATGAACGAGGCGAGTTCCTAAGCAGTTTATCAGCATTACTTGCTCCGACCATGTATGCCGAACCCTTTTGCGGCGTAAATGTTGAAGCACAATTATGCGGCACACCTGTCATTACAAATGATTATGGTGCATTTGTAGAAACCGTAGAACAAATGAAAACAGGTGTTTTTTGTCATACATTGGCCGATTACTGTTTTGCTGTTCAGATGGCATTGGATGGAAAATTTGATAGAAAATATATAAGTGAAAGAGCCGTCAAATTATATGACATGTATAATGTTGCTAAAAAGTACGAATATGTCTTTAAAACAATTATGGATGTTTCAAACGGTAAAAATGGATGGTATTCACCAGATTCTCATATTGAAATATTGGGATAATTTCAGTCCAATCAAAAAAATTGAATTTTTTTAAAACTATCCATACTTGTAATAAAAAATGTTCTGCGCAAAAGAAACACTCAGAGAAACGATCGCGAGAAACGGAGTTGCTGTAATCCCCGAAGTATTGGACGAAGCAGAATGCGAAGCAATGGTGAATGGCATATGGGACTACTTGGAGCATATTACGCAGAATTGGGTATTACCAATTGACAGAAGAAATCAAAAAACGTGGCGCGAATTTTACAATCTATTTCCAAAGCATGGAATGTTACTTCAACATTTTGAAGTAGGTCACGCACAATCTTCTTGGGACGTGCGTCAAAATCCAAAGGTGTTGGAAATTTTTGAAGAATTTTGGAGATGTGATAAAAGCGATCTGCTGTCTTCGTTTGACGGGCTTAGTTTTAGTTTTCCTCCGGAAGTGACAAATAGAGGATGGCATAGAAAAACGTGGTATCACACAGATCAAACTTTTACAAAGCCAGAATTTTACTGCTTACAAAGTTATGTTACTGGGCTAGATATTGAAGAAGGTGATGCAACTTTGTCGGTATATGAAGGTAGTCATCTATTTCACGCAGAATTTGCAGAAAAATTTGGTATTACAAGCAAGGATAATTGGCACATGCTTTCAAAAGAACAAGAAGCTTTTTACGCAGAGAGATGCAATGTGATAAATGTGTTGTCGCCCAAGGGAAGTCTAGTACTATGGGATAGTCGAACAATTCACTGTGGCATGGAACCGCGAAAAGGAAGAGCAAATCCAAAATTCAGGGCTATAACATATTTGTGCTATATGGAAAGACGATTAGCTAGCGCGGCAGATTTGAAGAAAAAACGAACGGCATTTGAAGAGAAAAGAACAACATCACATTATCCGTGCAAAATAAAATTATTTGCAAAAACGCCTAGAACATACGGGAAAGGCGTAGAAGGTTGTGAGAGTTTACCAGATGTGGTTTTAGATAGTATTGGGAGAAGACTGGCGGGTTTTGATTAAATGAAATTAATTTAAATACTTGTTATGTAAAAAATTAATGGATTTTGTCTTGAAAACAGTATATTCATTTGTTTACTATTATTCTTGTCTAGAAATATGGATAAGTGAAAAATTAAACGAAAATAGTATTGTGAAAAAAATTTATGATTATATCGATAGTTTTTACGTTTCTTCTACGCAATATTTGTTTGTGGAAAATGGCTATAAAATTGTTATTTCGAAGGATTTAACTTCTGTACCCCAAAAATATGATTTTATTTTGCGCAATGAATATGTAAAAAAGAAAAAAAATTACAAAATTATTTATGATTCTGTTAAAGATATTAAAGAAAAATACGAGATTTCAACAAAATCTTTTTTGTCCTTTGTAGTAACACACAAAAACATTGACATTGATATTCATCTAAATACAAGAGAGTACACTTATATGGTTGTTGGTAATTGCATCAATAAAAAATTCATTTATTATTTATTAAAAAATATGGAATTTGCAAAAGAACCGTTTACGGAATTTGATTATTCTCTGCAAATTCTTACAAATGATGTAACTTTTTTAAATTTAACTTCAAGTGATAAATTGGTAATTATGAAATATGGTTTTATCAAACTATAATTTATTAAGTATAATTTCATATTTTAAATCCAATTGAAACTATTTTCTCTGTGAGAAAGTAAGTATATTTTATTTTTGTTTGTGATTTGTTATATTAATAATATAAAAATATGTGGGTAATAAAGATTGGAAAACATATTAAATTTTATTATAAAGGTTAGTTTATTTTATAATAAAATGGAAAATCCATTGAAAAACAAATGGTGTTTGTGGGCTCATTATCCACAAGATAATGATTGGTCGCTCGATAGTTATCATAAAATTTGCGACTTTGAAAATGTGAATGGAACGATCGCAATAACAGAAACAATACCAGAAGGAATTATTAAAAATTGTATGCTTTTTTTAATGAAAGATGGAATTCTTCCGATTTGGGAAGATACTAAAAATCGCAACGGCGGTTGTTTTTCATATAAAATAAATAATAAGTTTGTGGTTGATGTGTGGAAAGATCTGTCATATGTATTGGTTGGAAATACAATTAGCAATGATAAGAACTTTGTAGATGCAATTTCTGGTTTAACAATCTCACCTAAAAAAAATTTCTGTATTATAAAAATTTGGATGGAAAATTGTGATAATCAAAATCCGCGGGTTGTGACTAAAGAAATGAAACATTTACCTCACGACGGTTGTATTTTTAAAAAACATACTCCTACTTACTGAATGCAGGGAATTTAGCACTTGCTGCATTAACAGTAATCTTATGATATTTTTTTCTTACATTCACTGTTGGGTCACTATTTACACAGAGATATAAAGTATTATCCTCCTTCAAAACCACAAACTGTCCAGCTTTGTGATTTCTGTCGAGTTTATTATCTATATTAACCAAGCCTTGTGGTCCCTGTGGTCCTTGTGGACCTTGAGGTCCTACAGGTCCCGTAAAACCTATATCTCCTTTAAGACCTATTGGACCAGTTGCACCAGTAGGACCTTGAATACCAGTAGGACCAGTAATACCTATTGGACCAGTAGAACCTTGAATACCAGTAGCACCAGTAGGACCTTGAATACCAGTAGCACCAGTAATACCTATTGGACCAGTAGAACCTTGAATACCAGTAGCACCAAACGGACCAGTAGGACCTTGAATACCAGTAGGACCAGTAATACCTATTGGGCCAGTAGAACCTTGAATACCAGTAGCACCAGTAGGACCTTGAATACCAGTAGCACCAGTAATACCTATTGGACCAGTAGAACCTTGAATACCAGTAGCACCAAACGGACCAGTAGGACCTTGAATAC